GTCGATGCAGTCGGCGCCGGTGTGGTGGATGTACAGGTGGGAGAGGTCCACGCGCTTCTTGTCGCCGCCCTGCAGCCCCAGGCCGTAGCCGTAGCAGTTCTTGATCTCGACGCGGTGGATGCGCAGGCCGTCGCAACCGCCCGTCCCCGTCCGCAGCCCGTGGACCGACGAAGTGTTGCCGGAGCCCGGGTTCACGAGCTGGCTGTTGCCGTCGAGGGTGAGGTCGCTGATCTCGATCTCGGTCGCGCCGTCGATGTTGAATAGGTTGGCGTTCGCGCCGTTCGCCGCGCGGATGATGGTCTTTCCCCGACCTGCGCCGCGGAGCGTGACGTTGGCCAGCCCGGTCAGGGAGAGGCACACGTCATCGATCGCTGACTCGTTCACTAGGTACGCGGCGCCGAGCCCGTCGGGCACGTACACGAGGCCCGCGCCTGCAGTGTTCGCGGCTGCGAGCGCAGCCTGCAGCGCCACCCGGTTGGCGGCCGCGAGCGCAGCCGGCGAGGCCCCAAAGGCGGAGAGCTTCACGTTGAAGTAGGCGAACAGGTCGCGCACCGCGATGCCGCCGTCCTTCAGTTCCTTGCCGCTCGCGCTCTGGAAGACCGGCACGCGGTCGACCACCGCCGAGGCCGGGCCGAGCACGTCGCCGCCGCCCGGAGGCACCACGTCCACGTCGTCGTTCTGGTTGTCCGCCCAGCCGCCTGCCGAGTACTGCGTGCCCTCGGTCGCGATGATCTTGCGGCGGCCGAGGGCGCTCCGGACGCAGACCAACCGCTCGAACTGGAAGTCCGGGCTGGGCCGGTCGTTCCGATCGAGGCCTCCGTTGACCAGGCAGCGCACCACCCACGAGGCCGCGCCGGTAGCGGGAACGTTGAGCGTGACCGCCGTCGCCGGCGTCGCCGCGTCCACCTTCTGGCCCGTGGTCGCGCCGACCAGCGAGAGGAGAGCCGCGCCCTTGCTGGCCCTCGGCGACTTGTCGTCGCTGGCGCTGCACACCTCGTAGGTCACCCGGCGCACGACGCCCGTCAGCGCCTCGAGCTGCAGGACGAGCGACGCGCCGCTCACCGTGTCGTAGCCACGTGCCGAGCTCGGGCTACCTTGGATGGTGAAACGGGCGAGGTTCACGGGCTCGGTATGCGAGCGCCCGCGTCACCTGACCCACCTCGCTACCCGGAGCTCTTGGAGCGACTTTGCCCAAGGAGGAATCCGAGACCAGTGCCAATGACCGGCAGAATCGTCGATGCCTCGTCCTCGCGCCAGATAAGAGCTGCGACGTAGGCCAGGCAGAGAGCGATGAGCACGCCTCCTCCAAACCACGTTCGCAAGAGCGCGTTGCGTGCTTTTCCACTTTCGCGGATGAGGTTCGGCGTGGGCCGCGTCGGCTGGGCGCCTCCCGACTGGAGCTTCACCTCGGGATCGGTTCCCATCAGAACTTCCGCAATACGTAGAGGTTGAAGATGTTCACGACGCCGATCCGATGCACTGCGACCTGGACGCAGAGCGTAGCCCCGGCGACCGAGCCGAATTCTCCCGGCTCCTGCAGCGCTACCCCCAGAGGACCGATGCCACCGCTGACGGTGATGACCAGCACGCCTCCTTGCGCAACCCACGCGATGTTGTGCGGGAGGTCGGCCCCGGATCGCACCCTCAGCTCGAAGTTCACTGAGTGGCCAAGCGTATTGATCGTGACGCGAGCAGCACCTGGCTCGTCGGGCACCATCACGGACACGTGCTCGAGCTGTTGATACGTACCTGAGTTGAAGGTGACCTGAATCACGGCCGCGCAACGTACGACTTGCGCGGTTCCGACGTCTAGTACCCGCCTGTCGCGGCCGCTTTCCTGCCGCCCCGCGCCGGCACCTTGGGCTTGCTCGCCGGCTGCTTGTCGGCAAAATCCCAGTTGTGCACGGTCGAGTCCACCTGGTCGTCCTCGGCGCCGTCGATGCCGGTGAAGCGCTCGTGCTCCTTCACGTAGTCGCCGATCCACTTGCCCTCGTCCCAGCACTCCAGCTCGCGTAGTAGTTTCTGCAGCGCGACGGAGTCCAGGCTCGGGTCGTGGTCGAGCGGGACCTGCAGGCGACCTTGGCCCCACGCCGCGGCGCAAGGCTGCGCGGCGCTGAACTTGTCGACGGTGCGCGGCACCTCGATGAGCCGGAGCCTGGGGTGGAGCCGGCGGAGGTTCTGGGCAACGCTCTGCCCCTGCCCGCCCTGGGTCTCGACAACGATGGGCACGCCCGGCCAGCTCGCTTGGAGGCACGCCAGTACGCGCACGACGTCGGGCGTCTCGAGCTGCATCCGGTAGCAGCGCAGCACCTGGCCGTAGAGCATGCCGGTCAGCAGGACGCCCTCGGGGCTCTCCCACGGAGCGCGCCAGTAGCAGCAGATGGTGATGGCGGTGTGGTCGGCGCTCGTCTTGGCCGTACCCGCGGCATCCACCGCGATGACGATTTGCCGCCCTTGCCGGATCGCCTGCCCCATGTACCGGCGCGGCTCGCCGAAGACGCTGCCGCCCTTGGGGCGCGGCCGCTGCATGTACTGCGACCACCAGTTGTACTCCCCCACCACCGCGCGGATTTGGAGCAGCGCCTTCAGGTCGTAGCGCGCAGCCCACAGCGGTTGCCCGTGCTCGTCGATGGCCGGCAGCGACACGAGCTCGAACGGAGGCATGTTCTCCGGGTCCTGCTCGCAGAGCTTCATGATGCGCGCGATGAGGTCGTCGTCGTTCCACCGCTGGTGAAAGGCGATGACCGAGGCGCCTGGCTCGCGGCGGGTGAACTGGTCGCCGATGAACGACTGCCAGACGGCTTCGCGAACGGTCTCGCTCTCGGCCTCCCCGCGGTTCTTGAACGCGTCGTCGTTGAGCAGCAGGTCGAGGCCCTTGGACACCAGGCCGCCGTCTCGGCCCACGGCGACGAAGCCGCCGCCGGCGGCGGTCTGCCAGTGCCGCACGCTCGCGCTCGGGTCCCACTTCTTACCCGGCCCCGAGCGCTGGAAGTCCACGCCGGCGTCGACCGCCCGCTGCCGCGCGATGCGGCTCTGGTCGTCGGCGACGTCTTGGCTGTAGGTGGCGTAGACGACGCGCTTGGTGGGGTTGTACTTCAGAAACCGCGCTGCGCCGTGGAAGACGATCTCCGACTTGCCGTGGCGCGGCGGCGCCTCCACGCAGCCGTACACCTCCTCGCCTTGCTGGATTCGGTCGAAGAGGTCGCACATGCGCGAGAGCGCGATCGGAGCCGTGTAGCGCGGCGACGCCCACGGGATGAACTCCAGCAGCTCGGTGCGGCCGCGAATCTCCTGGGTCCGGCGCCGCGCTAGCGCCCGCTGGTAGGCCTCACTTTTTTGCTGCTGGGGGTCCAAAGCGCTCGGGTTTCGTGCCCGTCTCGCCGAAGCGTTCCACCTCTTCCGGTGTCCAACCCTCGAAGGGGTCCGGCGGCTTCACCACGATGTTCTGGCGCAGCTCGCCCATGTGCTCGAGCAGGGTGCGCGCCGCCGGCACGCGGTCGCCTTCGTTCTCTTGGAGCACCTGCAGGAGACGAAGCCGCGCGATGGCCACCAGCTTCTCCCTCTGCCCGGTCGTGTAGTCGACCAGGCGCGAGGCCTCGGCGGAGTAGTGCTGGACGGTCTTGACGCTCATGGTCCAGGCCGGCGAGCTCCACCGCTTCGCCAGCACCTTCGCCATGCTGGCCCGCCACTCTCCGGAGGCCATCAGCTGCGCGATTTCGAAGATGCGGCCGCGCTTGATCTCCTGCGGCGTGAGCATCGGCGCGGTGGGGTCGGTCGGGACGTCCGCTGCCGAGAGCGGCGGGAGCTCGTCGGGGTCCTGCTCCGGCTCGCGCTCGGCCTTTGGTGGGCGCTTGGCACCCTTTGGCTTCGGCTTCTTCGCCGCCTTGCGCTTGGACGATGGAGCAACGGATCCATTCGGCGCCGTATCTGAGGGTCCAGCTGTCACGCCCCGCAGCTCCCGCTTGACGGCGCGACGGAGGCGCTCTCTCCTGGACGTTTATGACCAGAGCGGTTTGTACAATCTTGGTACTTCTTACAGTCGGGTGCAGCTCCGACGACGACGCGCAGGCGTGCGCCCTCGAGCACCGGGACGGCACTTACCTGCTGCAAATGACCGAGAGCTCTGGGACTTGCGGCCCCGTCCCCGACGGCGTCACCCGACAGAACCCCACGCTCAACTCGATCGGCAACGGGTGTGCTCTGGATGCCGACGACGACCTGAGCGCCGACAAATGTTCCCTCTCTCGTTCGGCCACCTGCCCCACCGACGACGGCGGCACGATCAGCTTGGTTGGGGTCGTCAAGGAGCAGGACGGCGGAGCGAAGCTTACCGGCCTGCTCACGGTGACCTTGCGAAACGAGGCCGGCAGCGCGGTCTGCATGGGCACCTACGACGCCACGTACACGCGGCAGTAGCCTCGCGCGCGCGCCGCGCGCGTGACCTGGGGGGTATTGGGTGTTCAACCGACGCTCCGTTTCCGGTAGTGGTTCTCGGGCTTGCAGAGGTGGAACAGCGAGCAATGTGGGCATGTGTAAGGCGTGAGCTTGTTGCGGCCCTGCCCGCGCATGACGCGCGCGGCGTGCTTGGCGGCGGCCCGGCTCGCGTAGGTGCGCTTGTCCATGCAGCCGCGAGCCTCGAAGCTGGAGACGCCTCGGGCCTCCATGTCGAGCCGGCGCTGGGCCGCGCGCGCCGTGGGCAGCTGAGCCACTAGCTTCGCCCCGGGAGCTGCTTCGAAGGGCATGAGCTGGTGCAGAGACCCACGCCGTGCGGGCACTCCGGACGCCGCTCCGCAGTGGTCTCGACGGGGTCGTCCGAACGCCAGCAGTGGACCACCAGCGACGCCACGCCGGGCTTTTCCTGCACCGCGGACGCCGCCTGGTGGTAGCGGCCCGGTGGCAGCAGCTTGTGCTTGGTCAGGTAGTCGGAGATGGCTTGGCCGTACTGCTCCGAGGTGAGCGAAACCGTGTGGTCAGGCGGCCCAAGCACAGCGTCGGCGGCGCTGGCGAAAGCCATGAATGGGTCCCGGCCCCACATCAGCCCGTCGCTCCCAGCTCCAGCTGCTTTTCGTCGGTCCGGAGCGCCCGCGCCTCGATGATTTCGCCGGTGTCGAGCCGTGTGACCTCGACCACCCCGAGCTTGTAGTTCGTCTTCTGCTCACACTCCACGGCTCGCTCCTCGATGGCCTGGCCGGAGGCGACCACCAGCCGGATGAACTCTTTCTGGCATTCCGCAATTTGGGCGCGCTTTTCGCGGAGCAGGTTCTTCAGCTCGCTCTCCAGCCGTTCGCGCTCGAGCAGCTTGCCGGCGGCGGCCTGGGCTGCCTTATGGGACTGTTCCGGCGTGAGGGCGCAGGGCAGCGTGCGTTCGATTCGGATCTTCTTGATGGCTTGCTTGGTCACGGCGTCGCTCCTCGCCCAGCAAAGGGCCTCGTAGGTCAGCAGCCCGGCGTCCTCGGCGGCGGCCAGGGTTTGGATGGTGAAGTTGCGGGACCAGCCGAGGCGCTTGCTGGCGATGGTCAGCAGCTCGTCTGGTGAGCTGCACTCGATGACGGCGGCGAGCTGCGCGGCGCGGGGTCCCCAGCAGGGGTCCGAGCAGGCCTCCCTGCCCTTCGTGGGAGCGCGGGGCTCGGTGGTGAAGTCCTCGTCCGGAGCGTGGTGGCGGAGCCAGTGCAGCGTCGCGCGGAGCTCGTCCTCGGTGGCTGCCGGGAACTGGCGGCGGAGCGAGCCGAAAAGGTAGGCCTGGCTCTTCGTGCGCTTCGCCACCTCTCGGACGGTGCCGCCGATGTTCCGGGCCGCCTTCGTGCAGACGTCGAGCGCGAAGTCTCGGATGCTCGCCATTCAGCGCTTCCGCCCCCGCTTGAGCAGGCCCGCGCGCGCCAGCGCTTCGCGAAGCCCGACCTGCATGTAGTAGTCCCGCTTGCCGTCCGGCCCCGCCGGGAAGCGGGCGGCGATGTCCTGCCCGGCCTTGCCGTACACCTTGTTGTCGGCGCCGTCGCAGATCTCCTTGAGCAGCTGCGCCTCCTGCTGGCGCTTGTGGTGGTCGAGGCGCTCCGCCTCCGCGCGCGCGGCCGCCTGCTGCTCGGGCGAGCTGTAGATGGCCGAGATGCTCGCCGACAGCTCCTCGCCGAACAGCGCTCGGAACTCCGGGTCCTCGGCCGTGATGAGCCGGGGCGCGTGGCGGAAGGCCATCAAGAGGCCTCCGGCGGCGGTGCTTCGGGCGATTTCGCGGGCGGTTTTTGCCACTCCGGCTTTGCCAGGAAGTCCGTGATCTCCGCGTGGAGCTCGCGCGGCCCCATGATTTTGCCGGAGTACTTCGGGCCCAGGTAGCGGCCGTGCGGCTCGGTCTCCGGCCGGGGGCGCTGCGCCTCGTAGGCCGTCACCACCTCGGCGATGGTCGGGAAGAACTTGCTGGTCCGGACGATGCCCGCCACGGCCTGCTGCGCCTGCTCGTGGTCGAGCTCGAGCAGGAAGTTTTCGTACATCACCACCGTGCCGTCGGGGACGCGAGCGTTCGGGTAGCAGGCCATCAGGATGGCCACGAGCTGGGCGACTTGAGCTTTGGTCACGAGGTCAGGGCCTTTCGTTCGGGTTGCTGCTCGGCTTCTCGGAGGGCGGTGGCGCGCGCCAGCTGGCGACCGAGACCGTCGGCGGCACGCGCCCCGGCGCCGTCGGGGCGCGTGGGAATCACCGGCGCCACCGTGAGCAGGCGCGCGAAGCGGTCGACCTGCGCAGCGTCGCGCAGCACCGTGGTCAGCGTCTGGAGCTGCGGGTTGCGCAGCAGGTGCTCGTCGAGCCCCGCCCCGCGGATGGCCTGCTCGAGCTCGTCGGTCGTGCGGCCGTCCGCCCACTGCCGGAACATCGCCGCCATGCGCGGGTCCCCCGAGCCGCGCACCGGCTGGCGCTTTCCGCCGAAGACTTCGGCCAACGTGTCCACGAGCCGGACGGTCTCCGGCCAGGCCTGCGGGTTCGGGTCGGTGAGCGCAGCGAGCTGCGGATCGCGCAGCCAGCTCTCGGCGCGGGCTTTCAAGTCGGTCGGCAGCTGGCTCGTGCGCGCGCTAGGTCCTGGTCCGATCCCTTCCTGGTCGTTGGTCGTAGGTCGTAGGTCAGGCGCGAGACTCTCCGGAATCGCTCCGGATGTCGTCGCGAGGGGTTCGCGAGGCTTTCCGGAATCTGTCGGATTCTCGAGCTTTGCTGGCGAGAACAGGTCCGCGGGCGGTTTGGGCACAAGCGGCTTGCCGGGTTTGTCGACGCGCTGGTGCCGCGCCCAGTTCCGGATCGCGAAGTACCGCTGGCCACCCACGGACCAGGTCCCGATGAAACCGAGGTCGAGAAGCTCGCGAAAGGCTCGCGAGGCTTTCGCGAGCACCTCCGGAGCCTTCGCGCCGTCGTCGCGCTCGAGCGCGTACCGCCAGACGGAAGCGGCGATGGTGGCGATGCTGGCTCGCCCGTTGCCGTAGTCGTCGGCCAGCAGGATGAGCCCGACCGACAGCACGCGCGCCTCGTCGCTGGCGGCGGCGAGCAGCTCGTCCTCGAGCCACTCGGGTTTCACCGTCCTGATACGTCCACTCAAGTCCAAGCCTCCACGGCCGCAAGGGCCTCCCGAACCGACCGCACGACCGCGTAACGAACACCGTGACGCTTGGCCTTCGCTTGCCAGAGCTTCTGGCTCGGACGCTGCTTGCCCTCTTCCGTCTTCACCTCGAGGCCGCAGAGCGAGCCGGCGAACCAGTCGCCATCGGGCAGCCGCCCCGCCCCGACGACACGCACCGGCAGCACCACCAAGATGTCCGGCGTGCCGGCAGGCGCCCCCTTGATCACACGCCGTCGCGTGCGCACGGTGGCCTTGATGACCTGCGTCCCGCTGTTCGCGCGCCAAGCCCAGAAGCCGCGGAGCGTGAGCGCCTTGACGATGGCCGTGACGCGCGGCGACTCCTTGCTCCGCCGGCGACGACGCTTAAGCACCGGCCACCTGCCTTCGGGCCGTCTTGGCCTGGTAGGTCGGGCGGCGCTCGAGCGCGTCACGCAGCGCTTTGCAGGTCTCGGCGCGCTTGTAGATCGTCAGGAAGCTGATCTGCAGGGCGCGCGCGGCTCCCGTGATCGTCCCCTCCGCCAGCACCGCGGCGGCCATCTCCTCGCTGGTGATGCCGCGAGCCTTGTACTGGTACGGGGGACGGCACTCCGGGCAGGCCGCGACCGAACGGAGGAAGCCGTGCGCGCAGCGCTGCTCAGCCATGGGTCACCTGCTTCCGCGGACGGCCCACGGGGCGACCGGTGGGGACGTACGCCTGGCGCCTGAGGTCCCGCTCGCGCCGCTCCGTCTCCCGGCCTACGAGGGTAACGCTGCCTAGCGGCTGCGGCGGCGCGACAGGCCCGGTGCCGAGGCAGTCCAGGCAGTCGCAGCAGAGAGGGTGCTCAGCCACGGCTGGCCTCCTGCGCTTCGGCGCGCGCCTGCGCGGCCTTGCCCTTGGCGTAGCGCTCCGCCTGGCACGCCTCGCAGAGCCCGAGCACGGCGTGGATGCCGTCGAGCATGTCCGTGCACTTCTTTGAGCAGCGCTCGCAGAGGTAGGTGACCGTGGACGGGCGATTAGCCACGCCGCCTCCGAGCTGCCGCGAGGGTCGCGACGGAGAGGACGGAGAGCAAACTGACGTCCGCGCCGCTGCTCACCGAGACGGGCGCCGGACCGGTCACGCCAGCAAAGCGCGAAGGGGTCTCGTAGAACGCTCCGCGCTGCGGGAAGCGGAAGCCGCCGGGGTTGTAGCCCCGAGGCGCAGGCGCTTTGCGCTTACCCACCGCGCACCTCCGAGGTCAGCTCCCGGGCGAGCCGGAGCACGTCGGTCGCGCGCTTGTCCCCGCGGTCCATGGCGGCGAGCTCCCTGCCGATCAGGTCGAGGCGGGCGCGGAGCTCGGCGGCGCAGAGGGGGGCGGGCGCGGCGCCCCTAGCGTCGCCCGACAGCTCTTGGAGGTCCGTCCCCAGCTCGTGGGCCTGGTCGGCGGACATCTCGACCTCGGTCCCGTCCACCACCATGACGACCGAGTCGCCCTGGACCTGGAGGACAACGGCGAGACCCTGGCGGGCCGGCGGGACGACAGCGAGGCTCGGCATCCGGCGCCGCGGCCGGAACGGAATGACGTCCGCACTCATGACGCCTCCGAGCGCGCGCGGCGCGTGATAGCCGTGACCGCTACCTCGCGCGGTGGTGCCGCGCCGAGGTGCTCACGAAGCGCTACGTCAAAGGCTTCCGATTCTGTACGCGCGTCCAACGCTGCATCGGACTCCAGAATCCCCGGGGATAATGGGGGTTCCGAGTCATCGCTAGACTCGTCCCCTTTCCCGGAATCGCCTGAGCTTTCCTCAGTTACGCGTGGTTCGAGTCCTTGAGTCGGAGCCCAGTTACTCGCAGATTTCGAAGACGCGTGCAACGCCGCGTCTAACGGTTGGACGGGGGTCGCTGCTGGTACCGGCAGGCACAGGACCACCGCGCAGAACTCCGACCAGTCGCGCGTCGTGTAGACGTCGATGATCTCCTGCTTCGGGTTGTGCGTGATCAGCTCCACGATGCGACGGTCCGCGCCGCCGCGCTGGGTGAGCGTGATGAACGTGTGCCGGGTGCTGTGCACCGAGCGGTTGTCGACGCCGGCCGCCTTGCAGGACCGCAGCCACATCTTGTAGGCGCTCGATCGCGTCATCGGCGAACCGTCTGCCACGGGGACGATGGCGTCGTCGGGACCGGGCTGGCGCAGGAAGTGGAGCGACCAGCGGGCGCGCCAAGCCCTCAGGACCTCGGCGAGGAATGGGTGGACAGGCGCGACACGCGGGCGCTCGGTCTTGAGCACGGAGTCGACGTACTGCCGGACCACGTTCATGGCGCCGAGCGGCTTGGGGAGCAGGTCGTAGTCGCCCCAACGAAGCCCGCAGACCTCCCCGAGCCGGAGGCCCAGGAAGAATGCGAGGGCGTTCCAAACCCGCTCGCGCTCGCCCACCACCTCGCTGACCAGCAACTCGAACTCGGCCGGCGTGTAGGGGGCGCGCTTCTTCCCAGATCGCTTGAGCACGCCGCGCGGGACGACGTACGGGCTTGCTGCCACGACCTCCTCGATCGCCGCGTCGCGGAACATCACCCGCACCAGCGCCATCAGGTTGGTGATGGTTTTGGGGGCCAGGGTGCCTTGGGCCTTGAGCTCCGCGATGAGCTTGAGGACGTGCTTCGGTCGGACATCCGACATCGGCAGGTTCGCGAACCAGGACCGCGAGAGCACGTGGCCGCGCATCGCGACGCGGTCGAGGTCTGCCGCTCGGTTGGTGCGACCTGCTAGCCAGAGCGCCGCGTAGGCGGCCACGCTGGACTCGCCGGTCATCTCACCCGGGCGGAAGGTCCCGTCCTTCACCTCGCGCTTGCGCTGGCGGTCGAGCGCCTCGGCCTCGCGCTTGTTCGGGCCGACCAGCTCCCAGTGCGGCTTGCCGCCCGGCCACGACGTGAGCACCCCATACATGACCTTCCCACCCTTGCGCTTACGCGGCACGACCGCCATGACCGACCTCCTTCTGCTTTGAGAGCCACGCTTCCACGTCCACGCGCGAGAACCGCCAGAAGCGGCCGACTCTCACCGCCGGCAAGCCTTGCCGCTTCACCGCTGCCACCACGCTCGGCTTGCTGACGCGCAGCAGCTTCGCCACCTCGGCGGCGGTGAGGTAGTCGTTCACGACGCTTCCCTCCAGCTGTGCCCGCACGCGCAGGTGACGACGGCCAGGCCGCCCACGGAGCGGGTGCTCGTGATGCGCGCGTGCTCGCAGGTGAGGAACGGGCCGCGCAGCTTGAACGGCTTGCGCCTCGGCCGGGCCGCAAGGCCGAGCTGGGCGTCTAGGCGCCGCTCCACTTCGGCATGGTCGATGAAGTCCAAGGGCGCAACGTCTCTCACGAGGTAGCCTCCTGCTCTGAGCGCTCGAGCCGTTCCTTGGCTTCGCGCTGGTAGTTCGCCATCGCCTGGTCGAGGTGGATGCGCCCGCTCTTGGTCCAGTAAGCCCAGAGCTCGCGGCACACCGCCACCCGTTGCTCGTCCGTAGGAGGCGTCATGCAGCCTCCTGCAACGCGGCCCCGGACAGTTCGGCCGCGCTGCAGCATGCGCAGCCCCAAGCCGCCTCGCAGCACGAGTTTATGTGGGCGTGTTCAGTACACGGGCGCAGCGGGGCAGGTTGCGGCGCGCAGCGAAATGCCACTCGCGTGGGCAAAAAAAAGGGCGGCGGCGGCGCTGTTTCATGACCGATCCCGGGCGTCGCAGGTTCTCCCTGCGCACCATGGCGATGCTGCCGAGCGCGGCCGGCAGGGCTCGAACCTGCACCTCCCTGATTTGGAATCAGGTGCTCTGCCACTAGAGCTTCGTCCGCAAGACGTCCCGTGGTTGCAGCCGGGACCACGCTGCTCGCGGCGCCACCCGCGACTTGCTGGCTTGGTATTCCTAGGCGCGCGGGGGCCAGTTCCAGTGGCCCGGCTTCGGCTCGGCGCTGTACGGCACCGACTGGTTGAAGAACTGCCCCGTCGGGTTGAGGATGCAGAGGCCGACGCTGCCCGCTTCCCCGTTCACCTGCGTCACCACCGCAGCCCTCGGCGCCGGAAGGTACTCGCCGCCGGGCGTCCCGAAGCTTTGGTAGTGCACGATCCGTCCCACGCTCGGTTTCTGTTCCATTGGTTTCTCCGTTCAGCTCGAGCACGCACAGCGCCTCGAGAGCAGTCATGCGCGCGCGACCCAGCTCGAGGTCGCGCAGGGTGCGCACGCCGATGCAGAGCTCGTGGGCGGCGCGCTCCTGCGTCCAGCCGCGCGCGACCCGAGCGCGCCTGAGGCGACCGGCAGCCAACCGCCTCGCGTAAACCGCCAGGGTGACGAGCTTGGGGCTAGACATGGTCACCCTGAAGCAAGCGCTCGCGGACCTGCTCCAAAGCTGCTCCGAATCGCTCGTCCTCGAGCCGTGCCCGAGCAGCGCGCAGCATGGCGGTAGCCGCCCCAGCCGTCCGACCGAGAGCGACCGCCACCTCGGCGTCGCTCATGAGCGTGTGGTCGTGGAGCAGGACCGCGGCGACGTGGCGGGCGAACCCGAGGCTCCGGGCGATGCGGGGGCCCCGGAGATCGACTACGGCAACCCCGAAATGCTCGGCCACCCGCTCGATGATGATGGGTGCGGGGAGCAGGCGGAGGGCCGGAGCGGCGCCCATTCAGCCCTCCCCGCGGTTGCTGAAGCCCTTGAAGGTCGACGGCTTGACCGTCACGTGCTCGACCAGCTGCTGCTCGAGCACGCGCGCGCCGCGCTGTCGGGCAGCAAACGCCGTCCGGGCGAAGACCAGTGCGAAGCGATGCTCGCCAGCGACCTCGGTCTCGACGAGCCAAGAGACGGCCATGGCGGGCGGGGCCTCGACGTCCGGACGAGGTTGAGCCTGGTTCGTGTGCGGCATCTACGCCGCCTCCTTCAGGTCGCAGACGCGCAGGTAGCGGATGAATTCGCGCCGCAAACGTCCGCTGCGCAGCACCGCGCGCAGGTTGATCGGCGCGCGCTCGGCCAGCCAGTCGCGGATGGTTCGCTCGCTTACGTGGCACCAGCGTGCAGCAGCGGCCTGCGTGCCACCGGCCTTCTCGATGGCGTAGCGGAGAGCACCGGCAGAATGCTGCCGGACTTGTTGCTCGGACCAGGTTACGGCCCGGAGCGGGACGACCGTACGCTTGCCAGCCATGTTTCTACGCAGCCCCCTTGTCCGGCTTGGACTCAGGAAGCGCTGGCTCCATCCACCACGCTGGGTCGATGGGCAGCTCCGGGTCGTCCTTCAGCCTCTGACTTGTGTCCGTGTTCGGCAGCGAGCCACCCCGCGCCAGGCGCGAAAGCCGCGGCTGAGACACGCCCGTGCGCTTTGCGTGCAGCTTCTGAACGCCCCGCGTCCGGTAGGCTTCGGCCAAAAACTGCGAGGCGCGCGAATGCATCACCTTCGCAAGTATTCTCTCGCGCATACATTCGTCAAGGAAAAAACGTCCGCGTTGCTTGAGCGCGCAGAACTGCGGACTATCCAAGCCCGTGCCCGCCTACCCCAAACCGCTCTCAGCGAAGCCGCCCAAGACGCGGCCGCCGGGCTTCTCCGAGGGGGCTTGGGCGTTCCCCGCGCGCCTCGCCGACCTGGCGAACAAGCGGGGCTGGTACGCGAAGGACCTCGTCCGTATCGCTGGCGTAAATCAGGGCACGGTATCGAAGTGGTTATCTTACAAGGTCGAGCAGCCCGACGCAGCAAAGGTGCGCCGCATCGAGCTGGAGGCGAAGGTGCCCGTTGGAACTTTGCTCCAAGAGCCGGGCGACGGAATAGTCACCCCCAGGGATGTTGTTCTTACGCAACTGGAGGATTGGGCGGGCCGAGTGGGGCTCAACCAATCGGTGGTGGCCACCTTGAACGACGACAAGCTTGGGGCAGCGATGAATCAGTTCTCTCCTGAAGTACGCGGAGCGATCTTGGGCCTGGTGCACCTGCACCGCGTCCCCCTCCCGCGGGCGATTGACATCGCCAAGAGCGTGGTCAAAGCCGCGCCGCGGTTCCCGAAGAACCGTGAGCCGAACGAGCTGTACTGGTACTCGCAGATGGTTCCGCAGGTCGGCACCAAAAAAGAGAGCGGCGAGTTCCCGTCGTCCGGGCACATAAAAATCGTGGAGTGACGCGGACCTAGCGACCCGCGACGTGGCCTCGGTCACCGCGGGTCGCTTGCGCCAGCTCATTTATTCCCTTGCGCATCTATTCGCTGGGGCATATATCCAATGGGTCCCCGGCTGAAGGGGACGCCGCAGCGGTGCCCCGGCCCACCCCCGACCCGGGGCGCTGCTTCGGCTTCCCACTTCAGCCGAGGACGCAACCAGGAGCTGCAAATCCGTGACCATCAACCTGCACAACTGCCGAATCCTCCTCGCGCTCACGCCCGAGCAGTTCGAGAGGTTCATTGAGGCCTCTCGTGACGGCGCCGCCATCGTGACCACGGCGGAGCCCGTCCCGCCGAACGACCCGCCGTCGAGCACCTTCCCCGCTGCTCCGGCCGCAACCGCCGAGAGCCCCGACACCTCCGTCCGCAACGTTGTCCCCCTCCGTCGGGTGGCAGCGTGAGCACCCGCTACTCGCAGGTGGCCGCGCGCCCGGTGCCCGTGAAGCCCGAGCCCGAAGCCTCTCCGAAAGAGGCGATCATTAAGCTGCTCGACGCGGAGACGCTGGTGACCGAGGCCATCGAGAACCTCGTCCGCAGCCCCGAAAACCTCGAATGCCGGGATGGGGCGGACTCGCTCCTCGGCGACGCGATGCGACGAATCGCGCAGGCTCGTGCCGTCCTTCACGAGCTGCGCCGCGCCGCGAGCGGGCAGCCCACGATCGCGAGCGTCGGCTGATGGCCGGCCGGTGCAACTGCTGCGCGCGACCCGTCTCGATCACGGAGGCGAGCCGCTTCCGAACGGTCGTGTACCGCGACCCGCGCTCGGATGCGCCGTACCTGTATCTCGCGATGTTCGAGTGCCTTTGCCAGAACACGCTCGCCGTTGTGCTGTGGGAGGACGAGGCGACCGCTCTCGAGTCGCACGAGGCAGACGTGGCCGAAGCCGCCCGCGTCGCCGCCTATGAAAGAGACGAGGCGCCGTACGACCGCGCCGTCACTCGCGGCTTCTTTTCGCTGACTCACGAGCTCGCCAGTCGCGGGCTGTAGGGCGCGCCGCGCCCAGAAGGTTGGGGACTCATGCAATCCACTCTTTTGATTCCTGTTGGGCGCGCGAAGGGCGAGCCGATCGCTACGTGCTCGCTCGAGAACCTGGACTGGACCATCAACTTCATCGCGAAGAAGCTGCGGGAGGAGCCTACCGGCAGGTTTGCAGCCGAAAACCGGCGCTGGCTTGACGAGGCGCAGCGCATCTTCTCGGAGCGGAGTGAGGGTGTGGTGGTTGAGGGCCCGACGGCTGGTGCCGCGCCTGCGCCGGCGGCGCGCGCCGCGGCACCGCAGCCCCTCGTCTCGCCGAGCCAAGCGCTCGCCAGAGTGCCCGTCGGCGTGATTCGTGACGCGGCATCCGTCTCGCAGACTCTGATTCAGGCGGCCGAGCTCGGTCACCTCGTCTCGCCTGCGCCGGCCGCCGGCAACCTTCCCGAGGGCTGCTCGATCTTGGTGTCCGCCATCATGATCGACCAAAAGCGCGAGACCTATCCGGTCGGCGGGGACGATGACGACCGCGGTACCGGAGAGCGCGGGCTCAGCAAGGTGGCACTCGACAAGCTCGCCGGCGCGCTCGCGGTCGACTGGGACGACCAGCGCTCTCGAAGGCTCGATGATGGGTCGCACCCGCACTACTGCCGCTACAAGGCGGTCGGTCGCGTCCGAAACTTCGATGGTTCGTGGCGCACGATTCAGGGCGAGAAGGAGCTGGACCTCCGAAAAGGTTCGGCCGTCGTCGAAGTCATCGAGACTCAGGCGCTGCGCAAGCAACGGCGCGACGGCGGCGCGAACCAGATCGCGCAGAAGCGTCAGCACATCCAGAGCCTGTGCGAGACCGAGGCGCGCCTCCGTGCCATCCGCACGCTCGGGCTCCGCACGGCCTACAACGCGGAAGAGCTCGCGAAGCCGTTCATCGTGGCGCAGCTCGTGTTCGACGGACGAAGCGAGGACCCGGAGGCGCGCGCCTACTTCCGCGAGCGCATCGCCGACAGCTTCATGGGGGCGACCAAGTCGCTCTACGGAGGCGCCACGCCGGCTCCGCAGCTGGTGGAGAGCAAGGGCGACGCGCCGCCCCCGCTGAGCGCGTACGGCGAAGCGGAGGACGACGACGGGCCGCCCAACTATGGCTTTGCCGAACAGCCCAAGCGCACGGGGACGGGAGGGCCGTACTGATGCGCCTCCTCGCCTCCGGAGACAACCACTTCGCCGAGCACCAGCGGTTCGACGAATGTCTCAAGGTGCACGCCTGGATGGTCGAGCAGGCGCGCGAGGTGAAGGCCGACGTCTTCTTGGACAGCGGCGACGTCTTCGACGCTGCGAGCACTCCGCGCGAGCGACAGGCCGTCGCTGAGTGGATCGTGGCGATGGCCGAGGTTTGCCCGGTGGTGTTTGCCAAAGGCAACCACGATCGCCCCCTCGACGTTGCGCTCATGCGCCGCCTGTCGACTAAGCACCCGGTCATCGTCGAGGAGGGCGCGCGCGTGCATCACGTCGCCGGCGCCGCGATTGCGGTGATGGCGTGGCCCGAGCGGACGCACCTGCTCGCTGCGCTGGGAAGCGCGGCGGCCGCGGACATCGGCATGCGAGAAGCACTGCAGAGTGTGCTGCGGGGGCTCGGCCAGCAGCTGGGGCAGCACGACGGCCCGCGCCTCCTGCTCGGTCACTTCATGGTGGACGGCTCCATCTCGAGCACCGGGCAACCGCTGCTCGGCATGCCGATCAACGTGGGCCTCGCCGACCTGGCTCTGGCGCGCGCTCACCTGACGGTCATGGGGCACATCCACATGGCCCAGCGGTTCGAGCTGCCGGACGCGGGCCCTGCCTTCTACACGGGCTCACCGTTCCGCACCGACTTCGGTCAGCTCGAGGACAAGAGCGTCCTGTACGCCGAGTTCGAAGGATCCGAGGTCGTCGACCTGATGGCCCTCGCCACACCCGCTCGCGGCATGGTGCACGTGGACGCGCGATGGACTGATACCGCGTTCTACACGGAGGCCTTCGGTGGCCAGCAGCCGGCGCTAAACCCTGTCGCCCATGCGCTCACGCGGGGCGCCGAGGTGCGGTTCCGCTACGAGGTTGCGGCCGAACAGCGGGATGCAGCCAAGGCTGCGCTATCGGCGTACGAGCAGACGCTGCGCAGTCTCGGCGCGCACAGCGTGAAGGTCGAAGAGGTCGTGATCGCGGAGCGCCGCGCGCGCGCTCCGGAAGTCGCACGAGCGACGAGCGTGCAAGACAAGCTCTCTGCGCACTGGGCATCGATCGGCTTCGAGCCAGGCGATGAGCTGCGGGACGCGCTGTATTCGAAGGCTGCTGGGGTCGAAGAGGAGGTCCGGAATGCGTCTTGAAAAAGCGGTTTGGCACAACATGGGTCCGCACTCGGACTACGAGCTGGACCTGACGGCGCTGCCGGATGGCGCGCGCCTGGTGGCGCTCACCGGGCCGAACGGTCGCGGCAAGAGCTTCAGCCTCGAGGCGGCGGTGGCGGGCGCCTGCTACCGCACCATGCCCACGCAGGGGACGCTGGCGAAGCGCGCGACAGCCACGGACAGCTGGCAGGAGTCGACGCTCTGCCACGGCGGCCATCGGTACCGCATCAAGCACCTCGTGAACGGCGGCACAGGCAAGGGCGAGACCCTCTGCCTGGTGGACGACGGCTCCGGCACGTTCGTGCCCGCCTACGGTGGCGGGACCGGCTTCAAGACGTTCGACGGCTGGGCGGCCCGACAGCTCCCCGATCCGGACGTGCTCTTCGCGAGCGTCTTTGCCGCGCAGCAGCAGGAGGGGTTCATCGCCATGACCAGCGGCGAGCGCATCGCCGTCGTCCTGAGGGTGCTCGGCGTGGCGCGCTACGAGCGCATGGCCGAAGCGTTCCGAAAGCGGCGCGCCGCGGCCGCCGACAAGCTGGCCGAGCTCGGGCGCCGCATCACCGACATTCGGGGCGGCAGCAAGCCCGTGGCGCTCTGCGAGGCGGAGCTGGAGGCGGCCATCGGCGCGGTCGCAATGCTGCAGGAGCTGGCAACGGCAGCCGAGCAAGCGCTCGCGGCAGGCAAGGAGAGCGAGGCACATGTCCGCATCGTGGCCACGCAACGGGACGCCGCGGTGCGGGAGCTCGCTGGCCTGCAGGAGCAGCTCGAGCAGGTGCAGCAGAAGCGCGCACCCGTGGCCGAGCGCGTGAGGAACAACCGCGCCGTGCAGGCCGAAGGCGACGCGATCCGTGCCGCCGAGGTCCGCGCTGCGGCGCTCCGCGGCGAGCTGGCCGAGCTCGAGCCGCAGGCGGTGGCCGCCAAGGCCGCCGTCGACGTCGTGCTGGCGCCTTGGGCGGACGTCATGACTCGGCTTGCGACCGAGCAGGAACGCCTCCGTCGTGCGGAAGCGCGGCTCCGCGATGCCGACGCAGTGCAGGCGGCGAAGACGGAGGTGGCCGCCCTGCGCGACGCCGTGCAAGAAGCGGAGGCCGAAGTAAGCCGCGCGGCCGCCAAGCTCGAGGAGCTGCAGGCGACCCATCTAGCTGGCGCGGAGGAGCGCATCGGGCAGCTGCGTGGGGGGCTCGACTCGATTCGAGAGGCAGCGTCGGCCAACGTGAACGTGGAAGCGGGCGACCTCGCGGCGATGGCCGCCGAGAGTCTCGAGGACGACGACACCGCGGTGGCGATGGCGCGCGAGCTGCCGGCCCTCCAGCGCACGGCGCGGGAGCGGCTCACGGCCGCCAAGACCCGCCACGCCGACGCAATGCGCCAGCTGGCAGAGGCGGAACGGCTCGCTGCGCGAGGCCCCGAAGTGGACGCGGCCGAGGGCGAGAAGCGCGAGGCCGACGCGGAGCTGCTGCGCCTGCGCGCCGGACACGCCGGGGCGGACGCTGAGGCCCAAGCGACGGCAAAGGCGCACGTCGCGCTGGCGCTGAAGGCGGACACCGCGCGCGCCGAGCTCGCGACGCTCAAGCCCCTGCTCGACCGCGCCACGCCCCTCGCCAACGCCGAGACCCGGCTGGCGGAGCTGGAGCCGCAGCTAGCGGCGTTCGACGCGGACGCCTCCCGGCTGGAAGCCGCCATCGCGGCGCTGCCGCCGCTGCCAGCGGTGCCCGAACGCCCGGACCTGAACCGCCTCGAGGACGCTGCCGACCGCGCACACAACGCGCTCAGCGCCGGCCAGCAGGGTGTCACCCGCGCGGAGCACGCTCTCGAGCAGGCGCGCGCTGTCGACGCCAAGGTGGCGGGCCTCGAGGTGGAAGCGGCCACCGCGCAGGCCGAGCTCGAGCACTGGTCACGGCTCGCGCTCGACTTCGGCCGTGACGGCATCCAAAGCGCGGAGGTCGACAGCGCCGGCCCCGAGCTGACCGAGCTCATCAACGACTTGCTCCGGACCTGCCATGGCCCCCGCTTCACCGTCTCGGTCGAGACGCAGCGGCTCAACGCCGACGGCAAGAAGACGATCGAGGAGTGCAACATCCGCGTCATCGACACCGTCGCCGGAACGGACAAGGAGGTGCGCGAGCACAGCGGCGGGGAGCGCGTCATCCTCGGCGAAGCCATCAGCCTCGCGCTCACGATGCTGGCTTGTCGGCGCGCCGGCTGGGAGCGCCCTACCCTCATCCGCGACGAGAGCGCCGCCGCGCTCGACCCCGGCAACGCCCGCGCGTGGGTCGCCATGATGCGCCGCGCCGTCGAGCTCACCGGCGCCGACCGCCTGCTCTTCGTGAGCCACAGCCCCGAGGTCATCGAAATGGCCGACCACCGCATCGAAGTGGGCGCGCCGAGCGCGACGGAAGCGAGGGCAGCGTGATGGGCGCGCGCAGCCTCCCGGACCCCGTGACGCGCGTGCCATTCGGGCAGGAATCGCGGAGCAAAGAGGAGTTCGGGCTTTTGCCAGGGCAGCTCGAGGTGGTGGTGGCACTCGTTGCCGCCGACTTCACGCAGGTCGGGCCGACGTCCGTGCAGGAGTTCGACCGCCTCGTGGACTGCGACCCTCACTCCTACATGGCCGCGCTCGAACGCGGCGGCTGGGTTGAGGTCGCGGGCACGCTGCCGCGCACCACCAGCAAGCTCTACCGCTCCACCGCGCGGGCTCGTCGCCTGCTCTGCCTCGAGAGCTGGTCGCTGCTCAAGGAGATCGCGTGAACCGTCCCACGCTCGACCGTCTCGCCGAGCTGGAGACGCTCGCTCCCGAGGAGGACTGCCCGGCAGACGCCCGCTTCTCCGTTCCGGCGTCGGACCTGCGAGACCTGCTGGCGCTCATTCCGATCGTGCTGGCGGCGGAGGCGCTCCGGAACTCGCTCGACGCAGACGAGCAGGAGGACCTGTCCGAGAAAGTTTGCGAAGCATTCGAGGCGTACGACCAAGTTCGCCCCGAGGAGTGGCAGCTGCACCATGGCCGGTGAGGACCCCCGCTACTGCGCCTGGCTCCGTAAGCAGCCCTGCGCGAAGTGCCTCGCGACGTACGGCATCGAGGTGCATCACCCCCTTTGGGCGACCACCTACAGCCCGGAGGAAGCGCGGCCAGCTAAGGCGATTCCCGGCGCAAGGAAGGGCAAGGGCCAGCGCTGCCACGACCACTTCGGGCTGCCGCTCTGCCTCAAGTGCCACGTGCCAGGCATCCACAACGGCGGCGGTCACTTCGCCGGCACCGCCGTGGAAGAGCGCGAGGCGTGGGAGCGCGAGCAGATTCCGGTGCACCGGCAGCGCTACGCCATGCAGGCGCCGGAGCCAGCCACGCCGCCGGCACGCGCCAAGCGTTCAATCGCGCCGAGCTCGTGGACGGTGGGCGCGGTGCTCGACCTGCTCCGCAAGGAAGCGCGGCACCGACCTGCCGACGTAGCTGCAGCTCTTACCGAGGTCGCGGACCTCGTCGAACACGGGAAGGACTTCTGATGCCTAGGCTCTTCAATCGGTTCATCGCCAACTTGCTGCCGAAACTGAAGTGGCGCCACTTCGGCGTCGGCGCGCTCCAGGCCTACCTACACGAGGGCGAGCATGCCGAGCAGCGCCTCCATATCTGGCACCACGGACTGATTCGGCCGGGAATTCTCGGGCACGGCGACTGCCACGACCACCGCTTTTCCTTCGTTTCCGAGGTGCTCTGCGGCGCCATCGACAACGAGGAGTGGTTCGTCGAGGAGCACCCCAAAGGCGACTACGACCTCTACGAGGTGGAGAACGCTCGAGCGGCACACGCAAGGCTCGGCAGCCATGACGGTGACGCCGTTGCGGTCGCCCGCTGTTACGCAGGCCCGCTGCAGCGGACGCTCGTAGTCGACGGCAAGAGCTACGAATTCGCCCGCGGCTCGTTCCACCGTTCAAGCTGCATCGGCCTCACGGTCACGCTGGTCACCAAGTTCGACCAACGCTCCGACGTCCGGGCGCGCATCCTCTGCCCGCACGGCAAGCCGCTCGTGCACGCCTTCGGAGGCCCAGAGCCTGACGTTCAGACCGTGCTTCGTGACGCCCAGGAGGCGCTCTGCCGATGAAGCGCACCTATCCCCGCTGGGCCTGCACCCACGCTCGCTTCGCTTGGGAGGGCTCTCCGTACGAGGCTTGCCCGGGCTGCCGGAACCAGGTCCGCCGCTTCTTCCGCCACTGGTCGGCTTTCACCTTGGCCACGGTGCTCGCGCTGCTGGTGGTGTGCGCCGCGGCAGGTGCCCGGTGAGCAGCCTTCTCGACAAGATCCGGAAGCTGCTCGCGCTGAGCAAGAGTGCCAACGCGAACGAAGCGGCCGCCGCTGCAGCTGCGGCCCAGCGGCTCATGACGGAGCACCAGATCGCCGAGGCGGAGGTCGACGACGGCGAGCTGCACGAACACGCCACGCTTTCGGACGACCCTCTCGACACGTTCGGCAAGCGGTCCGTGGTTTGGAAAGAAGTGCTGAGCTCGCAGCTTTGCCTGCTGCATGGCTGCAAGGTCTGGCGAGAAAGCCTGTACGACGGCCCCACCGTGACCCGGCGTCTGCGCATCGTCGGGCGAGCGAGCGACGTAGGCAACGTGCGTTACCTGTACGCCTGGCTAACCAGCGAAGTCGAGCGTCTCGTCCAGAGCAACGGCAAGGGTCGCGGGCAGCGCTACGCGTACAGCTACCGGGTCGGCGCCGTGAACGGGTGCATCGCAGCCATGTGGGCGGCTCACCGCGAGGTGCGCGCCGCGGCGACTGGTGCCGCCCTGGTTAAGGTCGACTCTCGACGCGCAGAGTCTGAAGCGGAGGCGAAGCGCGCTGTGGGGCACATCAAACCGGCACGACCGGCGTCCTTCACTCGTGACCCAGACGCTTACCAGCGCGGGGAAGCTGCCGGCCGGAGCCTGCACACCGGCGCGAAGCTCGGTGCCGCGGGCGCGCGCCTGCTGGGGAGCCGCTCGTGAACGCCGTCGGCAAGGTCCACGAGCTCGACGCCAGCGGGCTCTACGACCCGCACCACCGCCACCCGGGGCTAGTGGTCGTCACCATCACCTGCACTCACGAGCAGGCCGAAGCGTGGGGACTCCTTTGGGGCCACCACGTGCAGGCCCTCCCCTTCATCCCACCTGCCGAGCCGAGCTCGGAGAAGCGCTGACCATGCCCGAAGAAACCGAGACCGACGAGACGAGAGGAACGACCGTGATGCACAAGGAATCTGGAGCCGTCGCCACGTTCGAGAACAAGACGGACGCCGACGCAGCCGGCTACACCGTGCCGCTCTCGCAGGACCAGTACGACATGGCCCTGCACATGAACCGCAAGCAGCGGCGCGCGTGGGCGGGCCAGCAGCGCGGCGCGAAGAAGAAGCCGGTGGGGGCATGACCGCAGCGCTCGCCGTCTCCGAGACCGTCGTCGACTACCCGCTGGCGGACATCCTCGACCCGACGATCCGCAACTACCGCACCAACTTCCGGGGCATCGAGGAGCTGGAAGCCAGCGTCCGGGAGTCGGGCATCCGAGTCCCGCTCGTGCTGCGCCCCTCCCCCGCGGAGCCCGGCAAGCACGAGCTCGCCATCGGTGCCCGCCGTCGCGAGGCCGCCCGTCGCGCCGGGCTCGAGACCGTGCCCGTCATCGTCCGCGAGCTCTCCGACGAGGACGTGCACACGGAGCGCGCCATCGAGAACCTGCAGCGGGTCGACCCGGACCCCGTCGACGAGGCGGAGGCGTTCCAGCGCATGACCGGGCTCGGCTGGTCGGTGGCGCAGGTCGCCGCGAAGATCGGCAAGCCGCCGCGCTACGTGCTCGAGCGGCTCCAGCTCTGCAACCTCTGCGCGGAGGGCCGCGAGGCGCTCGAGCGAGGGACGCTGCTCGTCGGCGCGGCCATCGAGGTCGCGAAGCTCACGGGCGCGCTTCAGCTCGACGCGCTCTCCGAGATTGATGGGAGCATGGCGTGGCGCGGCGGGCTGGCGACGGCCGCCGACGCGCGCGAGGCCATCTCCAACCGCGTTATGCTCCGCCTTGCTGAGGCGCCATTCAAGCTGGACGACGCGACGCTGGTGCCCGCGGCAGGCGCTTGCACGACCTGCAAGAAGCGCACGGGCAGCCAAGCAGAGCTGTTCGCGGAGTTCGAGGCCGACCGCTGCACTGACGGGGCGTGCCACAAGAGCAAGCTCGACGCGCTCTGGCAGCTGCGCACGAAGCAGGCCAAGACCGACGGCGTCGAGGTGCTCAGCAAGAAGGCCGCCGCTGAGGCGCTCCGCTCAGCGCGCGCGAGCTACGGCACCGGCGCCTACGTGAGGCTCGACGAGAAGGTGCACCTGGGCTCAAGCAAGCCCAAGTCGCTCAAGTCGGCATTCGGCAAGGAGCTGCCGCCCGTCACCCTTGCCCGCGACGAGGAGAGCGGGGCGCCCGTGGAGCTCGTGCCGCGCAAGGCCGTGGAGGCGTTGCTGAAGGCACACGGACCGAAGACCGGCGGGAGCGATTCACCCAAGGCGGACGCGAAAGCCAAAGCCGAGCGCGAAGCCGAGCGCATCAAGGCGGAGGTGAACCGCCGGGCGATGACCGCCATCGTGGAGGCCGCAGACGCCGCCAGCCGCAAGGGCAAGCCGTCCCGCTCGTTGCTGCGCCTGGCCATCCGCGGCGCGCTCGACTCCGTCTGGACGGACGTCACCAAGAAGGTAGCCGACCGCCGGGGCCTGCCCCTCACTGACGAGACGCAGGGCACGACCAAAAAGGGGGCGAAGCGGCAGCTTGAGCGCCTCACGCCGGCCGCGCGAATCGAGCGGCTCCTGGAGAGTCTCGACGAGGGAGGACTCTTCGCGCTGCTGCTCGAGCTCGCGATGGGGCGCTCCGTGCCCGGCAAGTGGAGCGAGGGCTCCGACTGCTACGCCGAGCTTTGTACGGAGCTGGGCGTAAACCCGAAGGGCATTGAGGTCGTCGTGAAGGCGGAGCGCAAAGAGAAGGCCACGGGCAACAAGGCCACGAAGGCCCCAGCTCGCCCAGAGCACCCCGCAACCGGGCAGGTGGTCCACTTCATCGACCCCACCGGCCTCAGCAAGACCGGCGTGGCGTGCGGCGGCAAGGTCGGGGACGGCAAGGGCATCGTCACCGACGACGCAGCGAAGGTCACCTGCAAGAGTTGCCGGCGGACGGCTGGGCTCGGCGCGCTTGGATAGAAGTCTTCACCAGGTGTCCAGCGGCTCGAGCTCGACCCCGCCCCGCTTCGCCGACGCGCCCATGTCAGCGCGGAGCGCCTGGAACTGGTGACGTTGTCGCACTCGCGCGAATCGCGACCGAAACATCTTGAACTCAGAATCGCTCACCGCGAAGGCAAGGACTTCAAGGTCCCGGTGAAACACGCGCCAAATGTGCAAGGATTCGGCCTTCATTGCCAATTCGGTAGTCGTTATGACCGTGAGAATGGCGGAGCTCGCTATCGTGAACCACATGAGCGCACGGACGTTGTTGATCAGCCAGCGACCGGCCTTCTCCTCAAGCGGCGGCCGACTAGCGCGAAGTCGCTTACCTGGCTCTCCGAACGCACCGATCGCTCCCCGGGGGCGGATAGCTCGGAACGCTCGCGCGCACGCGAACCCCATCAAGATCGTGTAGAGGATCCAGAAGATCATCAGCAACTCGAGGCTGGCAATACCGGTCGGATCGAGCGTCGCTTTGGCGTACACCGAATCGCGAACAGCGGACGAGCCTAGGGTGAGCATCGAGAGGCACCCCTTACCAAAAGCCGATAGGCCCGGCTTAAATAGGAAGTCGTAGAGCGCTGACCCGAGGAGTCCTAGGACGATGGCCCCGAAGAGCCCCCTGAAGCTCGTCCTCCAGGCATCGGTCCCCGGCTCCGCCTTTCCCGCCTCACCGTCGTCCAACATGGGCGACGGACTCTACTGCACCGTACCAAAGGTGCGTAAGGCCCATCCGCGCCCCTGCACAGATGGGGGCGTTTGCGGGCCGGGCGCTCGAGAGTCACCTACTTGCCCTGGCCGCCTTCGTCGGCCCTGCGCTCTGGTCGACGGTGTCGAACGCAGAGATAACAAGCCCCTTCACCGGCACGTATGCGTCCAGCATGTAGGCGAGCTTCCGCGTGGCGACCTCCGCCAGCTCCCACGCCTCGTTAAGCTGCCGGCTGTGCTCCTTCGCGCCGCGGGCCATGCGAAGCGCGCTCTGCAGGTCCTTGCCGATCGCCACGAGTTCGGGGAGGCGCTTGTCGCCGGTCACGCCGTGGCCCTTCCAGCTGCGGTACAGCAAGCGAGCGATCCCGATCAGGTCGCGGACGGTCTGGGTGGGAAACGGGCGCGGCACGGACCATGGAACGATCCTGCCGGCGCTCGCGGCGTCAATCGATTCCACTAAACCCGCGAAACCGCAGGCGTACACGAGCTACCTGATGCTGCGCCGAGAGCGATGCGGTACGGGTGGAACCTTGCCACCCTCGTACCGACCACCTCCGCGCTTCGCAGTCCACGAGGTTTGGCGCGTCGAGCGCGTCTTCCAGGACGGTCACCGGGAGCTCGTCACGCTAGCTGGCGAGCCCTGGGAGGGGCCGGAGGCGAAAGCTCGCGAGCGAGCGCGGCTAATGCAGCTGGAAGAGCCCGAAGTACGTTTTGAGGTGCTCTCGGTCATTAAGGGGCAACCGGGCCAGCCTCCGTCCGAGTAGGGGGAGCCAGCCCGCTGCAGGCTCACACCCGACCGTCTTTCCTTGATGGCGGCGGGCTGGCATCTTCGCCGCGTGGCGTTAGTACCCCTGTGCGCTCTTTAGGCATACCTAATATCAACCACTTAGACGTGCCCGGCTTCAGAAACGGAAGATGAAGCCGTTCAACTGTGCCACGACCTTGACCTGCAGCCAGCTGGTCCAATACTCTCGTGAATCACGGGCCACGGAGGTCCGTGGGGCTGGCGTGGTTGCCAGGCTAAGTTTTTAGGAGCAAGACTCAGATGCCTTCGGTGTGTTCATCGATCGACTCGGTGGCGACGCGCGCCAAGAGGGCGATCGTTGCTCACCAGTACGAGGCTCCGTTTTCGGCGGAGTCCTTTGAGTTCACCGTGCTGGCCGAGCGCAACGCTCGACGGAAGAAACCCCTAAGTTTCCTCCCGAAGGCGCCGCGCCGACGTACGCCGCCGATTCAGTTGCCCGCGGCCAACGCGTCGCAGCCTGCCGTGTCGGCCATCATCTCCTCCGTCCGCACATCGCTCGTGCTTCCGGCTCTGCGAGCGGAGACCGTCGAGCAGTTCTACGACATCGTAAGTGGACACTTCGCCGAGTTCGTGAACGCCATGGAGGCGATCAAGACCGTCCGTCGAGCCACGGGTGACGAGCCGAGGTCTGACTACTCCTTCATGGACAAGTATGTCGGCCGCATCGGCAAACTGTTCGGCGAAGACGCTGAAGAAGAATTGCGATTCGATCTCGCCACAATGAAGCGCGCGAGCGCTCTCGTTCGTGCGCTCGCCCCAGGCGAGATGACCTCCGCAGAGTCTGACCTCGCGCGTGACTTTCAAGTGAACGTTGCCATGCACACGATCGGCATCGTGTTGCTGATGGACCTGTGCTGCGAAGCTGAGTATTCGAAGGTGGGTTACCAGCAAGCTTTCGAACTCTCGCGGGGCTGCGCGCTGCGCGCGTATGCTGCTGTGCGGCAGGCGCACGACCTGCGCTCGCCGCCGCCAGTAGTCGAGATGGGCAGCGGCGACGATATCGAGTGAGTTTCTTCTTCGTCGGGGGTACGACACTTGGTCACGCCTGCTCCGTCCGCACAGCCTCAACCTCAACTTGAGCGCCGCCCCAACAGTAACGGCTACGAGCTCATCGTCGGCATAGAGCGGGGGATGGTATTTTGGGGCGAGGTGCTTGAGCGTGAGCACCGGGACGCCGAGCAGTACCACGACAGCTCCAATCCGTGTCCCTGGGTGGTCGTGTCTGCAGACATCCTTCACCGTCGACTGCCGCTGGTCGTCGCCGTGCCTCTCACCAGCAAGCTGCACAAGGACAACGACCCTGTCTTTCGCCGCTACCGCATTCGCGTGCTCTCGGCAGATGTTCAGCGCTACACGCTCCAGCCGGGGGAGCGCGGCCTCAACGGCGATTCCCTCGCCCTGACCGAGCAAGTCCGGTCCATGGCTCATGCCCGCTTACTGGGTAACCCCATCGCTTACTTGGACGGTCGGATCCTGGGGGCGCTGGAAGCCGGCGCGAAAGAAGTACTGGCGTTCAAGTGAGAAAACCCGCGGCAGCGCGGAAGTGGAACGTAACTCAGTCCCGCGAGGGGTGAGCAAACTCGAACGCAACCGACTCCACGATGACGCGGCCGTTCAGGGGACAGGCGTACCAGGCCTCCACCAACCTGGCCAAGCGCTTCCGGTCGAGGGGGCAGAGCTCACCGTGGATCTGAGCGATGACGACCGCCGTGGGGTCCGTGGTGGCGGCGTACGGGTTGGTCGGCTCGTCATCGACATCGACCATCAGAGAACCTCGCTGCGCGCGAGCACGTCCCCCAGGACGACGCTCTCCACGGTCACCGAGACCGTGGAGCCGAGACCGCGCGACCAGCTTGGCGCGTGCGTCGTCGTCGCGCTCCGGCTGAGTCCCAAGAGCCTCCGGAGGAGCAGCGACTGAAGCTGCACCGCGGCCACCTGCCGGGCGAGCAGTCGCCCCACGGAGCTCCCCTGCCCGACGGTCGCCAATCGCTCGAGCCCGACCCGCAGCGCCCGCGCGGGCGCGTGGGCGAGGCTCGTCGCCAGGTTCACGTACTGCCCCTGGCTGTGCCCCTCCGTGCCTGCTTGAGCGACGCTGGTGGCGCGCGACCGACTTAGAACCCGCCCGACCGTCAGGAGTGGCGCGGCGACGACAGACAACACCCGAGACGCGCGGCGCGCCACCGCTCCGGTCTCGGCGAGCGCCACGGTGCGCGCCACCAGGGCGGCCCTCGTTCGCGCCGCGGTGTGGGTGAGGCCGGCGGCAAGCCCCCGCGTGTACGAGCGCCCTGCGGCGACGCTGGGGACGGCGGTGACGCTGGCAGCGAGTGGCGGACGACTGACCGAGCGCGAGCGGCCCGGCACCTGCACCAGCCCCGTGGCCAGCGCCTTAGCCATGGCTCGGCCGAGGCTCACGGTTTGGGCGACGGAAGCGCTCAGCGTCATCGCCTGGGACCCGCCGCCCGCCGGAATGGTCTGGCGGTCCGCCTGCCCAGCTTGGCTGGTGGCAAGTGCCAGGGTGCGCATCGCCGCCCGAGCCCGTGACAGCACGGGCACGGTGACTACGCTCAGCGTCCGCGAGAGAGCTCGGAGACGCGAGCTCGTTTGAACCTGCGCGGTGGCGCGCCGCAGCCCGACCTGCCGCGCCCGCGCCGCTGTCTGCGTGTGCGTCGCGCTGAGAGACCTGCCGTACGACTGCCCCCTCGCGAGGCTGGCAGCTGTCGCCAGGGCACCCGCCACGGCGCGAGCCAACGCCCTCGCCCGCGTCGGACTCTGCGCGGCCGCTGCTGCTCGGGTGACACGTACTCCGCGCTGCCGCGTTGCGGTGTGTGCCTGGCTAGCAGACAGCCCCACCGCCAAGCCGCTCCTCACGGGCGCGCTGCCGGTGCTGTGGAGCACGATCGCGGAGAGCCGGCGGAGCACGGACCGTGCGCGGGTCAATCCTTGCGTCGCGGTCGCGCTCAAGCTGCGCAGCGTCACGCGCTGGCGAGCCACCGAGGGCGACTGCGCGTGCGTCGCCGTGAGCTCCATCAGCGTTGGGCCGCCACCGGCCGGCGGCTGCAGCACGACCAGAATCGCGCCGTGCATGTCGGTGATGCCCGTAGTGGCGAAGCCGATGCTCGTGCCCGTGTTCTGCGCGGCCGTTGACGTATAGGAGCCTGCCTCCGCGCCGTCTTGAGCGCTAGGCGCCCATTGCCGCGTCCAGCCGCTGGGCAGCACCCCTGGCCAAATGCCGAACAGCCAGGAACCCGCGAACACCACGCCGAGCGAGCCGTCGCGGGCGACGGTTGCACCGGGCACCGTGATGCCAGTGCCCGCGTTAGTAGCGGAGGTCACGCCTCCGGTCGGTGACGGAGTTGTCGGGTCTACGCCGCGGAACGCGCGAATTTGACCCACGCCAGCAACCGCGGCGCCGCCGGGTGTAACCGCGTAGCTAGCGGTCGCGTTCTCGGTGGTAGCGTTGGTGACCTTTTTCCGCAACACCGTGAGGCTGAAGATCTGCGCACCGGAGCTGCCGCCGACCTGTCCCACGTGCGTCCAGCCCGCGCACGTCGCGACCGCCGTCGGATCGTCGAACGCCACGTAGCCCATGTAGAGCCAGTCGTCGACAGCGAGGCTGACGCCGGCATTGGGGATGACGTCGTTGTACGCCGTGGCGGCTGCACCTGTGCTGTGGAGAGCGACGGCCATAGTTTAAGGAATCGCGAGGTTGATTCGACCCGCCACGGCGTCTTTGCCAACGGGGTCGGTGAGGTGGACGCCGCCCGCGTCTAGGTACGGGCCGCCGGGGCCACTAGTCGGCACGTCAGCTTGGCCGAAACCGGGAATCGCATCGGTGTCCGCAAGGTGCTCCGCGCCCGCGCGAATCGGTCGCCCGGAGCCGCCGTTGCGCAGCAAGTCGTTGTACGCGATCCGCTCCGGCCGCTTGTAGGGCGAGCTCAGCGGATCGTTGTACTCGGTCGTGGCGGGCACCGATACGACGCAAACTTCCCAGCCGAGCGCCTGCGCGTTGGAGATCAACGTCGCCATGCCGTCGACCACGTCCAACGGCGTTGCGCTGGTGTCCTGCAAGTCGCCATGACTAATGGAAATGAACACGACGACGTTGCGTGCTCCGCCCAAGTAGAACGGCGCATGGCCCTCACCCGGAAACCGTAGGATCGCGCCGTTGCCAGACCCCGCGGTGGTGTGAAGCATGAGCGCCCCGATCGACACTTCATTCCAAGCGTCGCCGGGGCGCGCAGCTTCCAACCGCGCCGCGAGGCCCTCACCAATCGAGTCGCCGAAGACGAGACCGTTGATGGGGCCGCCTGCCATGGGTGGCTCCCACAGCATCTGGTACGTTACGGGCATGCTTTCCTACGTCTCCGAGCAACAGCGGAGAGCGTCGGATCAGGCGAAAGCGACTTTGATCGTGAACTGAATCGCGTCGCCGATGAGCAGCGCTAGACCCGTGAAGTCCGACTTGAACCACAAGGTGCCGACCGTCAACGCTGTGAACAGGCCCACGTTGGTGATGGTCTTGTTGCTCGTCACGACGGTGATCGTGCCGACCACCTGGTAGGTGTCGTTTGTCACGGTGGTGGTGACCTGCGAGCTCGTTCCGTTGGTCCGAGCCTCTTCCGTGCTCTCCGTGAAGAGAGTCGTGTCGGCCGCGGCCGCGGTGCCCGCGCCCGTGCCCCACGCCACGTATTTGGGTTCCGCCCCCGTTCCGAGGATGCGCTGCGCCGAGAGCGCTTTCCCGCCGTTGACGATGAGCGTTGCCCCAAGGGCCGCGCCACTGAGCGCCTGGCCGATGGGCAACAGCGCGTGGTCGTGCCGCTGTACCAGCTCGGCGACCTGCTCAGCCTGGGTCGCCGCGCCGGCCATCAGCACCATCGCCAGCCACGGCAGTACCTTTCGCCCGAGCTTTCGGAGCTTCAGGCTGAAGCTCTCGTACTTGGCGAGCACCTTCCGCTCGGTGCGGCCGTCAGCCGCGTACGTGATGTCCGCGATGACCTCTGCCGAGGTGACCGCCTTCGAGTTCGCGCCGTACGTCCGGATCATTTGCTCACCTCCACGTCACCGCTCGCCGCTTGCACGGCAGACAACTCCAGCTCCGCGGGCACGAGGCCCTGCGCCTTGAGGCGGTCCAGCAGGTCGCTCTCGATGTTCGCGCGCTTCAGCGCTTCGCGTGCTTCGCGCTCGCTCGCCGCGCGCTTCTCCTCGACTACGGCTCGCACGCTCTCGTGCGGCTCGAGCTCGACGCTGAACTCCGAGACCACGCCGGGCTCGAACGACTCGACAATCTTGCCGCCGCCCTTCTTTTCGACCGTGCGTTCCCACGGCTCGAGCGAGCGCACAACGAGGTCGAGCTTCCCGCCTTCCTTGGGGATGACCGCCTCGACCTGGCGTCGCGCGACCTCCACCGCGTGAGTAGCGTCGATGGCGCTGATCTCGAAATCCTGCTCGGGCAACCCGAGAGCGGCTTCGCCGCGGACCTCCACCTGGAACTTCATAGGCTTTCTTCCTTCGCAAACCGCCGCCTGCGGCCCGCCTTGGACGCGCGCCTATGGGGTCGGGTACTGGACGACGTGGAGCTTGAAGAGCCGGCAGCGTCGTGACCCAGGCTCGATCCGCGGCTCGATGAGGTAGGCGCCCGGCTGGGCGGTCTCTTCGCCAGCTGAGTCGAACGTGTGCAAGGCCGCCAGCGAGCGCTCGGTTAGGTCCGCGACCGTGGTCGGCCACGTCGTCGTCGTGCGGTCCGGACGCGTCACGTGCAGCACGACGTCCGTGACGGTGCGCATGTCGAGCCCCGTCGAGCCCGGCGTCAGGATGAGCCGCAGCGACTCCGGTGCCCGCGCCCCCTGGAGCAGCGTGGTCATCGCCTCCCCGGGTTCTCGGCCACGGACTCAGCCGCGACTCGCCCGACGCACGCGCCACGCTCGGCGCCGTCGCGGAGCTCACGGCAGATGTCCAGCCTGCGGTCGAACTCGCTGCGCTGGATCACGGTCTGGGTGGGCGGCGGGGCCGGAGTGGTGATCCGCACCATGAAGCCTGCGAAGCCACCGGAGCCCAACATGCCCAGCAGGACCTTGACCGTCGTGGACGCCGCGAAGGCCTTGGCTTTCTTGGCGAGCAGCTCGAACTCAGTCAGGCGTTGGTCTAGCCCGAGGACGGCCCCCTCGAGCTTGCCGAGGCGCTCACCGAGCTTTTGCTCGACGGCGATCGCGACCCGCTCGGCTTGGTGGGCGGCTCGGACGGCGCGCTCGAAGTCGTCCCCTTGGTCTTCGGAAGCCATGGGAAGGCGCTGGCCTGGGATACCGGGAGCGTTCGGAGGTGCCATGACGTCACTTGGCCGCAGCGGCGATCGCGCAAACGAAGCTCACTAGAGCGGCTGCCACGCCGATCAGGGCCGGCAGCCACCGCTCCTGACGCATGGTCCGCACTTCCTGCTTCAGGGCTTTGTGTTCCTGGAACATCTGCAGACTGATGTCATGGGAGCGCTCGGCGTAGACCTTCGTCTGTCGGGCCTCGTCCTCCGTGCGTGTGCACGACGCCAGAATCAGATCGAGGGTGTCTTTTCGGTCGGTCGGCGTCTTGTCGTCATCGCTCATTGGCGTAGGGCTCCGAATCGGGGGCGAGCTCGCTGGGGTCGGTGTCGCTCGCAGCCTGGGACGCGAGACGCGCGTGCTCGCGCAGGTTCGCGCCAGCCATCCCGACAGCGTTCTGGATGTGCTCCCAGTGGCTCGCCTGGAGGTGCTCCAGCAAGTCCTCCAAACCGTCGTCGCTATCCTTGGACGCAGGCGGAAGCGTGCTGTTGACCACCGGCTCCACGGCGCCGATGAGCGGCAGCTCGCCAAGCAGGCGGTTCTGGTCGAGCACGGGGGCCTTGGAGTCGTAACCGCCGGGGCCGTTCGGGTCGTACGGCGCGACGCGGTGCTGCCAGATGGTGGCTTCCTTGCCGCCTGGGGTCGCGGGCTTGGCCGCGCCCGTGTAGTGCGCAACCCAGAGCGGGCGGTCGAGCAGCCACGCTGGCTTGCCGAGCATCCCGAACTCGCGCTGCGTGATGTACACGAGCGCATCGCCGTACTCCGCCACCAGCTCGTCGAGGATGTGCTTCACGCCGTCCTGCCACGCGGGCGAGACGTGAGCGCCCGGTTTGGGCATCGGGTCGGCCTCAACGTCGAGCGCCGGCACGATGTCCCCTGCCCCGATGTTGGCGAGCCGCAGCTGCTCACGAAAGACGGCGAGCTGGTCAGCGGCGTCCTGGCTTGGGCGGAAGAAGTGGTAGAGGCCGACCTTGAGCCCGACGGCGCGAGCCCGCTTCACGTGCTCGGCCGTGACGCGGTCCTTCATCAGGCCGTAGCTGCCGCGAACGATGCAGAAGCTCGAGCTCTGGGCGAAGGTCCCCCACGCGAGCGAGGCCGGGTGCTGGTGGTGCGACACGTCGACGCCGTAGTTCTTCACGCCGCGGAGTCCTTCCCGGTGAGCTTCTCGATCTGCCCCGCGAGCCAGCGCTCGAAGGATTTCGGGTCTCGCCGGCAGCGCTCGAGCGTGGCCTGGACCTCGACCAGCACAGCGAAGCGGACGCCCGAGTGCTCGTGCTGCTTGCGCTCCTGAAGCGCTGCTCGACGGTCCAGCGGCGCCGGCTCGATGCCCGCCTTACGCACCGTGGCGCGGGCGCTGTAGACCTTCGCGTTGCCGCGGCAGCGCGAGCAGGTCTTGAGCGCGTCGTCGTCGCGCTCGCCGCCGCACTTGCACCGGCCCTCGCGAGCGTACTGCGCACGGCGCTCGGCCAGCTGGAGGCGGGCGTGGGTGCGCGCCGCCAGCTGCGAGGCCGCGGCTGCGGTCTTGGCAGCGAAGAAGAACACGCCTCCCTTGGCGTCGCCCTTGCTCGCCACCGGCCTGCAGTCGGTGACCTTGCCCGCGCCGTCGACGGTGACGCGGAACCAGCTCCTGGTTTTCATCAGACGCCGCTTCCCGGCACCTTGCCGCCGCCCAGATCGGGGCGACGGTAGGCCTGTTTGGACGCCGCCATCACGGTCGCCTTCTCGACTGCGGATGCCGGGTCGCGGTGGCTGAGCAGCGCGTTGATGAGCGCCTCCAGCGCGGACTCGCCTACCCTTTTCGCGAGCTCCACGGTCGCAAGCTCGAGCGGCTCCGGAAGCTTCACTTGCACCGCTCCTCGACCCAACGATCACACTCCGCGACGATGGCCTTGCAGCCGGGAGTCGCGTCGCATTTGTCGTCGGGCAGGTTCGGGAACTTCGACTGCCGGCGCGCCGCGCACTTGGTGTTGTGAAGGGCTAGCGGCCCCGTCGCGTAGTCTTCGGTGGAGCAGGGCTCCGCGTCTGGACGGCAAGCCACCGCGCACAGCGCCGCCAACCCGAACAGCACCAAGCTCAGCATGTGCAGCACCAAGAGCGTCGGAGGCTTCATCCTGCCGACCTCCCCGCGGTAGGGCACCCAAGGCACGGCCTTCAGCACCTCGTGCGCCAGCGCTGCGAGCGCGCCGAAGACGGCGCCCTTGATGGTGGCGCTCACGTCGCCGCCCGTGCTGAGCGCGAGCGTCGTCATGCCGAGGAGCGTGCCCGGCAAGGCCTGCCAGAACTTGCTCAGCACCAGCAGAACCGGCGCGGCATCGATTACCGGCACCGGCACGACGCTGGCGAACGCCTCCCACGCACGGGGGAAGAGCTTCCGGAACGCATAGACCACCACGAGCACAGCCAGCACCAGCAGAGCGCGAGGCACCGCCGGGTCGACGTTTACGGACAGCCACGCGACGGCGGCCTTGAGCTGCGAGAGCATGCGCCAGCGTGGCGGCGCGGCGCCGGCCTGACCCCTAGACGGGCTTCGGCGCCTCGAGCATCTCGCCCTCGACGGTGAGGTTGAGCGAGCCCCACCAGCGGTTGTGCGCCACCTCGCGCAGCGTCACCACGAACGGCCCGCCCTCCTGCGGCGTGAAGATGATCGCGCTCGGCGCTGCCTTCGTGTACTCGCGGCGCACGTAGCTCTGCGCGCTCGGCCCCTGCACCTCGAGCACGAGCGGCAGCATGACGCCCTCCGGCAGAGCCCGCTTGTAGCTCACGGTGAGCAGCAGCGGTCGACCGGCAGCTACCTTGGCGCCGAGCTCCACCGCCAAGTCGAAGCGCTTGTCGCGGACGTAGGCCGGCGACAGCTCGTCGATGGTCCGTTCAGCCATTGCCCACGTCCAGCTCGATGTGCTCGTTTCCGCCGTCGGGGCGGCGGATCCGGATGGTGTGGTGCCCGACGCGGTCGGCAGTAAACGTCACTCGGGACGAGTACCCGAGCGGATGCTCGAGCTTCGCGGCGGGAGCGTTGGGCGCCTCGGTCACCGCGGCCACGAAGAGTCGACCGCCGAGCGCCGCATCCGCGGGCCCTACCACGCCACCCACCACCGCCTGGAGCACCACGGGCACTCCGACGGTCGCGACGTAGCGCTTCATGGGGCGCCCCGCGCGCGCGTTCAGGCGGCTGGGCCGCGCCGAGGTGGCGGGGTCCAGCCAATCGCTAACGATGACGCCGCTGGTCACGCGAACGGTGAAGTCGGCCACCTAGAAGCCCGAGCCGATCGTGAGGTAGGTGGAGACGTCGTCTCCGTACAGCAGCTGCCGACCGTTCGCCGCCAGCATGGCGTCCGCCGAAGCCGGGAAGAATCCCGCAGCGAACTTCCACGACGCGCCCGCGTCCTGGCTGTAGAGCATCATGTTCCCGGACACGAAGCTCGAGCTGACGAAGACGTAGACGGTGCGACCGAACGCGACGGCCATCGTGTCCAAGCCCAAGCTGAAGGTGCCGCTGTTCGGCGGCAGCGTGAAGGCCTGATTGGTCCAAGTGATGCCGTCGGTCGACACCGCCACCGCAACCATTCCCGCACCGCCGCCCTCGCCGATCGCGACGTACTTCTCGAGCTGCGGAATGTAGACGACGTTGGTCCAGGCCTGCGAGGAGGGGAGCGTCCGCTCGAGCCAGTTGATGCCGTCCACGGAGTGGATGAGCTTGTTCGTGGTTGCGCTCGAGGTGATCACGATCCCGCCGCTCGAGCCGTTGACCGGGCCGACGGCCATGCTGATGCGCGGGTTGTTGTTCGGGACCGTCCGCGAGGTGAAGGTGAGCGCGTCCGCTGATGTCTCGACGACGCCGGTACCCTCGTGGCCCGCGACCCAGAGCCCGAGTTGCGCGACCCACTTCAGGCACGCCACGGCCGTCGTGTTCGTCTGCGAGCTCACCGTGGTGGCCATCGTGGACGTGAAGCACGTGGGGAACCGCACATACTTCTTGTTGCTCGAGGCTCCGGGAAGGCCACCGACAAGCCCGACCCCAGCCGTTGGATTGAAGTCGGCTGCGCGTTTCCGCGCTCTGAGCGCGCTGATAGACGCAGTGTTGATGATGGTTAGAGCGCCCGAGCTACCGAGCAGCACCCGAGCGCGTGGGTTGGCGCCGTTTACGTCGACGGTCACCCACACGTCCGAGACGGAGTTGTAGAACGCCGCGAGTCCCGGCGCGGCTTGCGGCGGCCCCCAGTTTTTGAACGCCGCGACGTCGGTCCACACGGCGCCGTCCGCGGCTTGCGCCTGCTGCTCGTCCAGCTTGTTCAGGTCGCTGTGCGTGGGGACCTGGTTGTTCACGACGCCACCCGGCCAAACCAACGAAAACGGCCACTTTGCCATCAGCCTACTCCTCCAAATCCAATCGGGGTGACGCCCACATGCCACCGCCCAGGGGTTGCGTCGGCGCCGCTATCGACGGCGATCGAAAAGTCACTAGTGGTCGGCAGCGCGTCGCGCAGCACGGCTCGCGCGCGTTCCACGATCGCGAGCTCAGCGCTCGTGAGCGGCCCCGTGTGCCCGACAGCGAAAAGCACGCGCACGACCTGGTCCGACGAGTACGCCGGGCACTGCACGTGGCCTCGCTCGAGCACGAAGGGCGGCTCCTCGAGATCCGTCGCGAGCGGACCGAACACCCGCCCGTCTTGCACGGTGGCCGCCTGCTCGTGCGGAGACTCGATGATCGAGAACCGCGGGTCCACAGCGTCCAGGCGCTCTGCGAGGGTGGGCGTGTCGCTCGCAGCGCGCTTCGTCCACGCCTCGGTAACCACCACCCGACGCTGCGCCTCGGTGGCGTTCGTCTCCGGGATGATGCCGAGGATGCGCTCGTAATAGGTCAGCAGGTCCGTCGCGAGGTGCGGGAAGGCCTGCAGTAGAGCGCGCCGGCAGTGGCTCGCTCCTGCAGCCAGCCCCTTCGCCTCGGAGCGCCGCCACAGTCCTTCAATTCCGCGGTCGTTGGGTGCGCTGCCACCCTCCCCGACCGCTTGGCGCAGCGTCTCGTACGCGCGCTGCGTCGGCGTAGGCCCGCCGCCGACGCGAAACGGCAGCGGGTTGTTGCTGCCCAACGGCATCAGAACACCTCGAGCCAGAACGGATGGTCGACGCCCGTGCCCGCGGCGTCCCACAAGCGCACGTTGATCAAGAGCGGGTTGCCGGCATCGCGCCACGCGTGCGCCTCGATGCGCTGCGAGAACGAACTCAGGTCGCGGTGGCAGGTCACCCGCGCCGCGAACAGGACCGTCGCAATGTCGACGCTCTCCTGGTCCTTGTAACTTGCGGCGAAAGTATAGGTGTACGCGCCGGCGCCGCTGCGCGCGAGCTCAGGGTGAAGCTGCGCGTTCTCGGGGTTCCACGCCTCGGCCTGGTGAGCGATCTGGAAGGCGCCTCCCGAGTACGTGGCGATCACCGACGAGCGCGGGACGACAAGGTTCATGCCGGAGACGGCCTGGAAGGCCGCCTCGAACTGCCGCGCACCGATGTCCGTCTCCGGGTTTTCGACCGGGATGGTGTCCACGAACTTGGGACCGAGCAGGCTGCGGAGGAAGCGTCGCGGGAAGCTGGACATCAGATCTCGTAGAGGCCGACGTGCCCGCAGACGAGCATGTTGGGGCCGAGCATGAGGTTGGTCGGATAGGTCGGGATGGTTTGCGAAATGTCCGCGAGCTCGCCGTCCGCGGACGAGCCGCCCAGCGCCTCGATGACCCGCGTGGCGAGCACCGCGCCCGCGCGGAAGGGTTGCTCCTCGACAGCGCCGGGGAAGCGTCCGCCGCGCCCGCCGCGCACGTCCTCGTCGAGGTCGAACAGCTCGCCCGGACCGAGGCCGTCGAAGTAAGCGGTGATAGCGTTCTGCACGAGCGCGGCGCGCGTGTCCTTCAGCGCGGGGCTGATGCGCTGCCCGACCTGGACTCCGCCATCAGGCTGGGCCGTCAGCTGAACGCGAAAGACCGAGCCGCCTAGGTCGGTGACGGTGTCGACGCTAAGCGGAAGGAAGCGGGACTGGTCACGGCTCCACAGCATCATCTGGGGAGCGCTGGCTCCGCTGAGCGCTGCGCCAGGGAGCTGAGCCGGCAGCGTCGCATCCGCTGGGCACGAGATCGTGAAGTCCGTGTGGCTCGTCCAACCGACCACGCGCGGCGTAGTCGCGTGGTACGAGGGGAAGGGACGCGCATCAACGAAGCCCGCCGCGCTGCCCTTCTGCAGGCTCATGCGGAGGGCCACGTCGCAGTACTCGGGGTTCCAGCCGGTGACCACGACGAACGCACGCGAGGGGAAGACCGGCGAGAGCGGCGGCGTGAGGTAAGCGATCGCCGTCGCGAGCGTGCCGGGGCTAGGCTGACGACCGAGCGGCCCCGCCGTCACCCGCTTCTGGGTGATGCTTACCAGCGTCGACCCGGCGTAGAACGCACACGGGTAGACGAAGCCTTCGCTGATTGCGTTCGACGCAGCGCGCGCCCACGCCCGAACGTGGGCGTCGTTGCCGCCACCAGGTCGGTGGCGAATGATGCCGGCGATGCGCGCAGCTTGTTCGGCGTCCGTCTCGCGGTCCGTTCCGCCGGAAAAGTCCTGAGCGACGGTCGCTTGCGGCCCCATGTTTGGGTCGCGCGAGATCCAGGTGAGCTGTGCTCCCGCGTTCGGGTTCGTCCCGATGCCCACGCCAACGCACTGCATCGTCACCTGCAGAACGCCCGTTCCGCCGACGACGCCGCCCGTGATCACCTGGTAGACGTTGCCCGCGCCGTCACGTGCCTTATACGCGCTCGCGTCCCCGAGCGTGGTCGAGCTGAGCACGATGGTCCCCGGCACTGCAGGCACGTTCACCGGCCCGCTGCCGCCGGTGGCGTCCAGCTTCTTCTCGCCCCAAAGGCGAGCGTGGTAGCCCTCGAGCCACTTCGTCGAAGCGCGCTCGAGCCGAATCTGGTCTGCTAACCAGAGCGCTTTGCGCTGCTCGCTCTGCCCGTAATCGTCGATGGCTTGCGCGGCGACGTACCAACGCGAACGCGGCTGCGTTGCTCGCTGGATTTCGTCGAACGTGAAGGGCTGGCCGGTCTCGGGATTGTTGAGAGAACGAAGACCCTCCCGGAAGTTCGCGAGCACCACGCGGTCGCGAATGTGCCCGACTGGCACGATCGCGAATTCCCGGTCGACGGGCGTACCCAACGGCATCAGCTCACCGCCCTTCCGAGCAGCTGATTCAACGCCAGCGGCACCATGCGCGCCTGGCTCCGCGCGACGTTGAAGTAGTGCACTTGGATTTCAACGGTGTCGCCCACCTCGACGTACTCGACGCGCTCAAGCGAGATCTGCTTCGTGCTCGTCAGGTGGTCGAGCGCGAGGCGGACCTCTTCCCGGAAGAACGACTCGAGCTGCGGAGTGATCAGCTTGGCGTCTCGGAAGTTGTGCCCCACGTCCTCGACCGCGCTACCGGACGCCTTAACCGTCCGCAGCGCCGTGAAGACGGCGGCGTCGGTCGGGTCGAACCCGCGCGCAATCGAGAGCAGCTCGCCAGTCGCAAAGTCGACGGGGTCGGCGAGCATGCCGATCGGCTCGCCGGTGGCCACGAAGTTGACCGGCGTGAAGAAGACAGCCGGCGTTACGCCTGCTTGCGGAAGGAGCGACACCTACGGAAGGTAGGCGCGCTCGCCCCGCCTAACCTCCCGAGCGACAGCAACCGTGGTAACCCGCCGTCGCGTCTTCCCAACCGAGTTGCGTTGGGCAGCTGTCCAGGCACTCCAGAAACGTCGGCTTGCTCTCGTTCTTGCAGGCCCCCTGGAGGCTCGACCCGTAGTCGTACGCCGGGTCGAGATAGCAGGAGTCGTAGCAACACCACGCGCTGGCTGCTCCGTCTGGCAGGACTCCAGGAGCTTTCTGGCAGCCGAACGTTGGGGCTGTCGTGCGCGAGGCACACGTAATCAGCTTGTCTCGCGCGGGATTCGAACAGCGGAGATCGGCGGTCCGGTCGTAGTTGCAGTCGTAGCTGACCGGCGACTCCGCGGTGCCTCCCGTGCCCCCGGTACCGGCCGCCCCTGCCTTGCCGCCGCCACCGCTCCCAGCTGCGCCGGCTAAACCGCCGTTGCCGCCGCCGCTCCCGCCGGGCTGTCCGGCTTCACCTCCAGCTCCAGCGCCGCCGCCGCCAACCACCACTTCGCCCGCCGCTCCAGCGTCGCTCGGCGTAGTACCTTTTCCAGCACTGCCGCCTTCGCTCGGTTCACCCGCGCTCGCCATGCCCGCCGCGGAAGGCGCCTCGACGCCCGTGCCGGCTCCGCTCTCGCCGCCATCTTGCGGAGTAGGCGTCTTTTCCTCGCCCGAACATGCGATGCCGAGCGCGACAGCGAGCAGAGTCCAGGCGCATTTGCCCATTCGACACACGCTAGCCACGCGCTCCCATCGCGTCAACGGGCGGTTGACGCTGCCGCCGCTAGGCTTTCTCCTGCCAAGTCATGGCCAAGGGGAAAGGCGGCAGCGTCGGCTGCTTCGGACTTCTCATCTTCACGCTGCCCTTCTGGTGGGCGTACGACAAGTGTACGGGCGGCGACGAGCGGCGCGCTCAAGAGCAGATCGTGGCAGAGACCCAGCAGGTCGCTCGCCAAGCAGCTGCCGCCGCCCAGGTGCGCCGAGTCGCGCAGGCGAAGGCCGAGCAGGAAGCTGCCCTAGCCGCTGCAAAGGTCGAGGTGCGCCGCGGCCAACTCGCCCAGCTTGCGGCCTGGAAGCCCTACCAGCGCTCGCAGGCACTCGCGCAGTGCTTCAAGTCGGAGTGTCCCAACGGCGTTCCGGACGAAGCGGCGCTGCTCGAGTCGGCCAAGAGCGACGCCGAGCGGAAGCAGCTCAGCGCGATGAAGGGCCAACTCGAAAAGGCCCAGGAGCGCGCCGAGAAGGCGGCCGCTCGCTCGAGCGCAGCGCTTCGGTGCTGCGACGGGTCCCTCTCGCCGAAGTGCACCTGCGGCAACGCTCGCGGCGGCTGCTGCTCGAAGCACGGTGGCGTCTGCGGCTGCTCTGCCGACGATTAGGGGTCGAGCGGACAGAACAGCGCCGGCAACCCCGGCAGCGACGGGAGCGCGGGCAGCGCCAGCCCCGGCAGGCCGAATCCCGGCAGAGGCAGCGACGGGAGCCCAGGGAGTGCCGGCAGCGACGGCACCCCAGGGAGACTCGGTAGCGCGGGCAGAGCGAGCCCCGGCAAGCCGAACCCTGGCAGCGGCAGCGACGGGAGCCCCGGGAGCGGCGGCAGCGCTGGCAAGCCCGGCAGCGCCGGGAGCGAGGGTAGCGCCAGCCCCGGCAAGCCGAACCCAGGCAGCGGCAGGGGCGGGAACGCGCAGCGGCTCACGACACCGTGCCCGAAGCGCTACCGGTGGCGGTGGTTGCTCCGGTCTGCGCCGCTGCTGTGCCCGTCGTCGATACCGCGATCCCACTCGCCACCGTGGCCGACACGGACGCGTTGTCCTTGATGTGCGGGATGATCTTTGCGACCGCGCGAGCTAGCACGGCTAACTGCTCCAGCGCATTCGCCTTCGCTACTGGGTTTGCGTCGAGACTTGAGAGGTCGTTGCCCTCCACCAGCACGTCGAAGACCTCGCCTGCGGCACCGGTGCTCGTCGTCACGACTCCGGTCAGCGCGTTGATTACGATCGACCCTTCAACCATTGCCATGGCGAGAACTCCTAGAGAGGGCTCACGAAAACGCTCGGGGAAGGCGGGGACGCGGGCCCAGCAAGTAGGGGGATGCCCGTCTCCGCCGAGGCGCCCAGGTAGACGTTGCCCTTCAGCATGATCTTCGGCGCCTGCAACGTGAACTCCCCCGGCTTCGCGCGGAGGAAGGTGTCGGCATCGAGCAGCGCGACGAGGCCGTCCTCCTTGGTGAGCGAGAGCTGGTAGCCCTCGCCGTGGGTGATGCTGATGCTCTCGTTGCCGTCGGTGGGGTCGACGATGATCGCGTGCGCCTTGGTGGGCACGCCATCGACGAACGCGTAGGGCACGTAGAGCGTCATGACGCTCTCCTCCGCCGCGTTGTCATCGAAGCTTAGGAAGCCGCCGCCGTAGCTGCTCAGCCCAGTGGTGCCGACCTTAGGAGGGAGGGTCCGCTGCAAGCGCAGGTCGCGGGCAACCAGCGGAATCAGGCCCCCACCCTTGCGCACGGCGATGCCTTCGGCGCCTACTTGCTTACCGCCAACGTCGGCCGGCGGCCGCGGGCGCCAGACCACGGGCCCGGTGTACTGCTCCTTGTCGATGAACTTCTCGCCAGGGCCTTCGCCGAGCGGGTCGTCCACGTCGCCGACAGCGCCCTCCCCGCCCCACAGCACCGCGCTGTGCTCGCCCACGACCGTCGAGCCGATCACTCGCACGAAGCTGAGGGCCCAGTCGCTCAGGTAGGAAACCATCAGAGCGCCCAAATCCCCCGACCGCAGCAGGTCAACGTGGTGGTGTGGGAACGGTCAGCGGAGCCGGCTTGCTTGCACTGGTACACGAGGTAGGCGCCGTTCGCCCCTCCCGCGATGTCCACGGACACTGCTGCGACGGTGTCGATGCCGTACGCGACGCGCTGCGAGCCGGTCCAGTAACTCAGCCCGTCGGTCTCGAGCACCCACGAGTCCGAGGCGAGCCGGCGCTTCATGAGCTCCCTTCGCGCTCTCGCCACGGCCTGCGACTGCGTGACGATCGACTCGTCGATGACGATGGCCGTGCGGTCGAGCACGGGATCCACGCCCGCCAGCACCGGGTCGGAGGCCATGAACTTGATGCGGGCCTTCTGCTGGTCTCGCCCGCCGCCCACGCCGAAAACCCACAGCTGGGCCGGCACATCCTCGAAGTCCTCGGTCTTCGTCGCCGCGAGGAGGTTGTTGGTGCGCCCGTCAATGCCCCGGTGGGCGGTCATGAAGTAGCTCGCGCTCTGCTCGTCGTTCGGTGCGCCGATGACGATCCGACCGTCCGGCGCGTCCCACATCATGAGGTGAAAGCGCGAGAGGTGCCGCTCGGCGAACGACCACACGCTCTCCGGAGGATGCGGCCGCGCCTCTTCTTCCTTCATGGCCGCGAGGTCGAGCGTCGCCGTCCCACCCTTCCCCTTGCCCGTCACGAGGTCGCGCGCCAGGTCCGTGGCGAAGATGAAGTCGTCGCGCGTGAGGCCCATGCGCGCGAAAGCCGCGAGCACTACCGCCTCGAGTGTGGTGTTGCTCACGCCGATCTTGGAGTCCACCGCCGTGAACATCGCGTCCGCCAGCTTGGTGCGCACGATGACCTGAACGGTGCCGCCGGCGTCGGCCGAAACAGCCAGGTTCCGCGTGAGCAGCCGTCCCGTTATCCGCGGCGTGTCGTTCACGCTGATCGCGAATTGCCCGCCGATCGCGAGCGCTTCGCGGATCGCCGACCAGGTCCCGTCGTCGCCGAGCTCGAAGCGCGCCGCGCTGGGTCCAGTGAGGTCCGTCAGGATCTCGTACTGCGTGGCGCGGTCGACGACGATGCTGAAGCCGCCGCCGCGCACGCTCTCGATGAGCACCGTATCTCGGAGGCGTCTGGCCATGGCTACTCCGCGAACACCTTCACGCTGGCGCCTTGCTCGATGTACGAGAAGTCCTCGACGTCGCTGTTGATCGACATGAGTTCCCGGGCGTTCTGCCCGAGCTCGGTGGCGATCAGCCAGATGGTGGTGCGACGCCGCGCGGTGTAGCCGCGGGTCTTCGGCAAGGACGCGAGCGCCTCCGCCTCCGCGTTGGCGGCGAGTTCGAGCAGCGCCAGCAGCTTGCCGCGCGCGCTCGCGCCGTCGGGACCGTTCATCTGGTCTCGTCCCTCCTCGCCCGACGAGAACGCGTCCAACAGGAGCCTGCTCGCGCGCCGGAGCCGCTGCGCCTGCACCGCGATCGACTGGGCGAATTCCTCCGGTTGGCTGATCAGCCTGGCCAAGCCCGCCGCCAGCTCGACGATGTTCGCGCCTGGGTCGCCGATGCCCCCGAAGTCAGAGAAGCTCCGGAGGCTGTCGGTCGCGGCGGCGCTCATGCCGTCCTGCTCGAGCGAGAACACCGCTTCCTCAGCGGCGCGCTTCACATTGGCTTTGACGGCCACGGCCTCGAAGGCCTCGCGATCCAGCGCGTCCTCGTTGTCCTGCTTGAACATGACGCTCAGCGACTCGCCGCCGCGGTTGTCATCCGGTGCCGCGCGGCGCTGCCAGGTGAGCGGCTTCACGCGCAGCCCGCGCTTCCACGGCAGGTTAAGCGTCGCCGTGCGCCCAGTCTTGAACTGCCGAACGAGCGCCTCGAGCAGGTCCGGCCAAATCTGAATGCCCTGCGTGTCCAGCTCCGGCTCGCTGACGTCGTTGTTGAAGATGAAGCCGAGCGTGAAGACGTCCGGCATGGCGCCAGTTTCGTCGAGCTTGGCGCCCGGCTGCCAAGGGCGCACGCGCTCTACGACGCGCAGCCCTCCGTCCTCGCCGACCTCGCGCAGCGCCAACAGCAGCGCGCTCTCCCCGTCGGCCTTGTACGACGTCGGGCCGAGCAGGAGCCACGGATCGCCGTCCGTCTCCAGCGCCGTCGTGAGCTTCTCGCGAGCCATTGCCTACTTTGGCGTGCTGCCGCTCTGGTTACCCGGCGCGGGCGGCAGGCCGTTCTTGCCGCCTCCCCCGCCGCCCGGCGGGTGGATCTTGTCCATCGCTTTCGCGAGGCGCTCTGCCGACTGCGCAGCCCGTTCGTGTGCCTGCGCCACCTTGTCTCCGCCCTTGGCGCCCTTCGACATGGCCACCTCGAGCTCGCGCAGCTCCGCCTCGGCCTTGGCGATGACGTTGGCCTGGACGTCCCCCTTCACGTCCCCGCCGCTGACCAGCTGGGCAGCGGCACCGAACGTGTCGTCCATAAAGCCGCCGACGCCCTCGCGGTTCTTCTTGGCGGCGTCGATGCGAGCGCGAAGCGTGTCCGCCTCCTTCGCCATACGCGCCTGGTTGCCGCTCGCCTTCGCGGCAGCAGCCCCGGCGCCGGCCGTGGCGAGGTCGCCCTGGTCCTTGGCCTTGTCCTCGTAGATGCTGTCGATGGCGGCCTTGCCGAGCTCGTAGGCCACGGCCGCCGCGACCGCGATGCCCGCCGCCGCGCCGAGGCTCTTGCCGGCGGTGGACCACGCACCGTTCCTAGCGGCTTCCGCGGCGAGGTTCGCGCCGATGCTCTTGCCGAGCGAGATGGCCTTGTCCTTGCCGAGCCCAGCGACGTCGCCCGCGATCGAGCCCGCCGCCGACATGCCAGCGCCCTTTCCAAGGAAAGCCGCTCCCGCGAGGATCGGATGGTCCGCTGCGAACTCGAGTAAGCTGGTGAAGCCGTTGGTCAGGCGCGGCAGCAGCTGCGCCAGCTTCTCCATCGAGGCCATCATCTCGGGCTTCGTGAAGGCCGTCTTGAACCGGTTCATGACGTCGGCCATCACGCGGTCCGGGTCCTTGGCGGCGCGCTTCTTGGCCTCGGCCTCGAGCTGGGCGGCGGTCAGGCTCGTCTTGCCGGCCGCCTCGAGTGCCTGGTGGAAGGCGTCGAGCGCCGCCGCGGTCTTCTTCTTGGCGGTACCCTCGGTCTCGGCGAACACCTTCTGGTAGGTCTTGCCGAAGTCGCTCACCAGCTTGAGCGTGTCGCCCTGGAACACCTTCGAGAGCGTCTCTTCCTTGCCGCCAGTCTTGGCCAGGATCTTGTCGAGCGCGTCCTTCCGAGCGCCTCCGCCCTTCTCGGTGATCTTGATGCCAAGGTCCTTCTCGATGCTCTTCAGCTTGTCGGCGTTGCCGAAGGTCTCCATCAGGCTGGTGACCGCCGTCAGGTTCTTCTTGAAGCTGCCGGTGACGTTGTCGCCGACGTTCAGCATACCGAGCACCTGCTGAAGGCCGGCCTTTCCCTCGAGGCCCATCTGCTTCGCAGACGCGCCAACGATACCGAGCTTGGCGCCGAGGTCGTCGATGTTCGCGCCGCCCTTGCTCGAGAGCTCGATGACGGAGGCCAGCGCGTCCTGCATCTCGTTGCCGGCGATGCCGAACTTCTCGTTGAGGGTTCCAGCGATCGCGGTCAGCGTGTTGACGCTCTTGCCGCTGGCGTTCGCTGCGATGGCGATGGCGTCGAGCGCGTCGGCAGAGAACTGCGCGTCCCCCGTCTCGTCGTAGAGCGCGGCGTAGGCGCCGGCGAGCTCGTTGACGTCGCGCTTCCAACGCTTCGCCGCGCCCTCCACGTCCTTCTGGACGTCGGTCCACTCGACCGCCTTGCCTGTGCCCGTGCTGATGGCGAAGGCGAGGTCCTTGTAAATGCCGACCAGCTCGGTGCCGCTCTTGGCGCCGGCGGCCACGGAGAGCGCGCCGCCGAGCGTGGCCGCCTGCCCGATGGTGTTCTTCAGCTCCTTGCCGAGGTCCGCAAGCGTGTCCTTGGCCGCGCCGAAGCCCTTCTTGATCGAGCCTAGTGCCGGGTGGAGCTTCCGCTCGGCCTTCTCGCCGGCCTCGCCCACTCCCTCGATTTCGTGGCCGAGCTCGGCCGCTTTCTTCTCGATCTCCTTGAGCATCGAGAGGAAGCCGCCGGCGGCGAGCTCGAGCCGGACCTTGGCGTCTTTCTCAGACATCGTCCTTCCCCAGGTCGTTCAGGATTCTGCGCCACTCGGGGTCGGCGTTGTCGCCGCGCACGATGGCTGCGAGTTCGTTGAACTTCAGGGTTCCGGCGTCGAGGTCTCGGCAGATTGCAACCAGGACGGCGCCGTCGGTGAGCGCAAAGCTTCCCGCGCCATACGTATGATGCAGCTGGGCTGCTCGTGCCCAACGATACCGAGTAAAGGGAGGATGCTGCGTCGCTTCGCCACCTCGCTCAGCATGCGCCAGAAGGCGTCGTCGGTGGTGACGGGCTCGCGCGGATCGATGAGCGCCTTGTACGCGTTGATGCGCTCCTGAATGTCCTTCAGGCCGCCCTCGTCCCATGCCGCCAGCTCGGCGTAGTTCATGAGCTGGCCGTGCGGCGCGTCGAAGGTGCGGATGGCTCGAGCGAGCAGGCACACCTGCTCCATGTCGTCGAACAAGGCCTTGTCGCGGTCGGGGTCTAGCGCCTTTTTCGAGGCGAACCAAAGGCGCGCCTGCGTGCGGGCCTCGACCTCGTCGTCCGGGACGGGCACCCAGACGCGCACCTTTTTCTCCTCGACCTTCCCCAGTTCGTTGCGCCGACGGATCTTGTCTTCGAAGAGCAGCCGGCCCGACTCGTGGCGGACCAGCTCGAGCTCTTCCCATGATGCACCGCCGAACGCAGGGATCGCAGCGCCCGCCATCAGACGGGGTCGCCCTGCGCCTTACCAACGAGGCTCACGCTGAACTCGATGGCGTTATCGACGTTGGCGACGATCTGCGGCTTCGTGAACCGACCGGTGCAGGTGAACACCAGGCCCGGCACCTTGAGGCGAAGGTTCTGGACCTTGCGCTTGCGGTAGCTCGTCATGTAGTCGCGCTCGAAACCTTCGTTCGAGATCAGCGACTTGAAGCTCACGGTGCAGCTGCGCATGCCGTGGGTCGAGCCCGCGGGGTTCATGCGCAGCGTCGCGAGGACTTTTTCCCCGTCTTCGAACGCGAACGTCACGTCCGCACAGTCGACGAGGTCGCCGGCGCCGAGAGCGACCTGGCCTTTTGGGTAGTCGAGAAAGTCGGAATTATCGGCCATTTGCTCAGCCCACCTTCGCCACGACTAGGGAAATCTTAGCGAGAATCTTGAACGCTTTTGCCGGAATGAAGATGTCCAGCTGGTTCTCGTCGGCGCCATCGACCTCGCAAATCAGCGTGCCGTCGTCCACGGTGCTCTGGAACTTCACGCCGTCGATGACGCCCTTCGGCACGTGGAAGTTGAGCGTGCGCCGAATCACCCAGGCTTTGGCGTCGCGCTCCTCGATGACTCCCGCGGGGTTGGGGTCGTCGCCTTCTTTGCGGTTCTTCGCGATCTTTACTTGCCCGTCGGGGCTCATGAACTCCTGCGGGAGGCCGATGCGGAGGTCCTTGCTGTAGTCGTACAGCGCGTCGACCTCGTTCACGTCGAACACCCGACGGTCCTGGTTGCCGAGCGTGTCGATCGAGTGCGTCGTGACCGAGCGCAGGATAATGGGCGCGCCGCTCGCCGAGTAGCCGACGATGGACACGCCGTTGTTGAGCGCGTCGATGACCTCGGGATCCGAGGGCTGATCGCCGTTAACGTCAGCGGAGCCGCGGACCCGCTTGAGCGGCTGAAGAACGCGATTAGCGTTGCTCTCCTTTGCACGCCGACGCATGCGATCGCCGGCCTCTGCGGCCGCGATTTCGCAGGGCAGGGACTCGTCGCTGACGCTAAGAACGTGCTGGAGGTTAGTGTGGTTGCGCGCGATGGCGCCGGTCTTGGCCTGGGCGATGCTGCCGGTTGAACCGTACACCGCTTGCTGCAGCCGGGAGTTGAAGCCCGTCACGTTCGCGTCGATGTGCGTCGCCACCCGCGCCGCGTTCGTGGAGCCGCCGGACGCCTGCGCATCGGCGTTGCTCAGGCAAGGGACGATGAAGTCGTACTCCTTCGAGAGCGCCGCGAGCGCGGCCGTCATATCGACTTCAACCGTGCCGCCCGTGAGAGTGGCGCCGCTGGGCGTGAGAGTAGCGCCGGTGCCGGTGAGCTGCTTTACACGCAAGCGAATGTCGTTGCCGGCCGTCCCCTTGCTCCGCGCGAGCAGGTTCATAGCGCCCGCCGTCCCTGCACTGGCAACGCAGAAGAGGTCCGTTCCCTTCTGATTGATGCGCGGGAAGTTGTTGTCACGCGCTGCCGTCGCAGCCTCGCCCACGTTCCAGAACACGTCGACCGAGACGCCCTGAATCCAAACGCGCCAGGAGCAATTGCTCGTGGGAGTGCCGGCAAAGGTCAACGTGCCGCTCGCGGCGACGCCCGCCGATTCCGTGCAGCACACCAGGTCCACGAGCGCCTGCGGATGGTTCTCGACGAACGACTGGAACGCGAAGTAGCCGAGGCAGCGCCCAGCCGCGACCTCGACGTCCTCCTTCGAGTAGACGGTGCGAGCTTCGTTGACGGGCAGGTCACCACCCGACGTTGCTGGCGGCGAGATGATGACCGCGCGAAGGCCGGCCACGCCGGGGCTTGAGGCGCCGCGCAAGAGCGCAACGGAGAGCGCGAGGCCGGGCCTCGGATTGCTCGGATCTACGGCGAGCGGGGCGACCATTACTTGTTCTTCTTCCTGCCCTCAGGCTTGGGCTCCGCCTCGGCAGGCGGGGTGATTTCGGGCTCGGGCTCGGGAGCTGGCTCGGGCTCGGGCTCGGGCTCGGGCGCGGGCTCGGGAGCTGGCGCGGGCGGAGGGAAACGCTCTGCCTCGCGGGCTTCCTCGAGCTGGAGCCACGCCAGCCAGTCCTCGCGGGTGCGCTCGACCAGGTCGCGGTGCTTCAGCGCATTCCGCAGCTCGCGGTCGTACCGCGCGCAGAAGGCGGCCGTGAGCGGGACGACACACTCGGTGTCCCAAACGATCGCCTCAGCGCCCTCGGCGCGCTCCGCCGCCGTCGCGACGCGAGCGCCAAAGCTGCTGCCGTTGGCGTCCCAGCGCGACACGAGCCGCCCCTCGACGGACGAGACGTAGCGCGCGAATTCGATGGCGGGAGCTTCGTCGGGCATTGAGCCCGACTGGTCTAAACGCCGGGCCCTACGGTGACCCGTTCGGAGGCATCGGGTCGGTCACATCGGGCAGCTTGATGGGCGGCGAAATCGCCGGCCCCTCTCCGTTGGTCCCGGTGAGGTTCTGCATGCGCGTGCGGAGCCAGTCGTTGTACTCGGTGGTCTGCCGTCGGTGCTGGAGCGTGACGGTGCAGCCGATACGCACGAGATCGATGTAGCTGGTGGGCGTGACGCCGAACACACGCGCGTCGAGCACCTCGGCGCCAGGCTCGTTTGCGAGCCGCAGACCGCGCGCGCTCATGGTGTCGAAGAGCGTCTCGATGACGTCGGTGCGCAGCACGTCGCCTTCCATTTGCCGCTGTGCCTGGGTGTCGAGCCTGCCGGTGACGAGGAAGAGCGACCACGTGTGCCGGTAGAGAAACTTGCCGCGGCCGGTGCGCGCGAGACGCGAAACGCCCTGCGCCGCCATCGGGCCGTCGAGCGGGCCGGTGCTTTCCCAGCAAAGGCAGACGCCAGGGAACTGCGACATTTGCGCGCGCAGGAACTGCTCGAAGGTCCCCTGCTCGAAGCGCTTGTAGGTCACGAGCTGCTGGATGGCGCCGACGCCCAGCTTGGCGATGCCACCGGTCAGCCCCGCCGGCGACACGCTTTCGAGCTCGATGCCCAGCTGCGGCAGCGACCAGCTGTACTGCGTCCCCGGACTGGTGTTGCCGACCGAGCCGCCTTGCAGCGACTCAACCGGCACGAGCACGCCGGTATTTGTGACCGGCCAGTCACCCCGCTCGTTAGCGGGGTTTTTCGTGACGAACACGGTGGCCTCTTCCAGCAAACCGCCGCGCACGATCGGAACCGCGCACGCGCCAAAGGGCAAGGTGCCGGTCGGGCCGTCCGACTTCACGAGCAGTTCGCCGGCAGCGACCGTTCCCATCAACGGCGCAAGGGCGGCCTGAATCGCTCGGCCGTTGGCGATGCTGTCACTCATGAGGGCTGGTCGGGATGGTGCCAGGTGCCGGCGGCCTTGGCCCTCGACTCTGGCGCCTCGACCTCGCTCATGCCGCCGCGCCCGTTGCCGACGAGCAGCAGCGTTCGCCCGTCCGGGCCCGGGTCGCCCAGCGTGCGCGCCTGCAGGTGCCGGCCCTCCTTGTCGACGTAGACGACGCGCAGCGGGTGCTTCCCGCTCATGGCGGCATCTGCGACAGGATGAGCTCCGCGGCCTCGTCCAAGATCGGACCCTCGAAGGGACCGAGGTTGTAGAAGTCGCGCAGGGGTATCTTTCGCCGGGGCTCGGGACTCACGTGGTAGACGTCATAGCTAACCAGCGACATGGCTTCTGCAAAGGTGTCGCTCCACGCTGGCGAGACGCTTCCCGCCATCATCCCGGAATCCTGTAGGATTTTTGCGCCGGCTCCGCTCTTCCGGCGGTTGGCCAGCGTCGAATCTTCGAGCCCCCTCCAGCCGGGACCCTCCGCCTCGAAGACGTCCGCGACGCCGGCGACGAGCAGCTCGGCGATGACCGGAAGCATGCCCGGCAACGCCTGCGCCTTGGCCTGCAGCGGCCGGAGCACGGTCGAGAGGTTGTGCTCGACCTTCAGCTCGAAGAACGACACTCAGTAGCCCCCCGGTCGGGGCCGCCTCGCGTTCGGGGCGAACATGAACTGCGGGCAGTCCGCGCTCGCGATGCGGCCGCGCACGTTCGGGTTGCGCCCCGCTTTCGCTTCGCCAACCGAGCGGAGCTGCCCTTGCACGATGAGCTCGAGCATCTTCAGCGCGTCGGTGCGGTGCGACGCGTACGGGGCGCCCTGCCCGCACCACTGCGGCTTGCCCTGCATGCCCTCGTACATGGCGATCGCGCAGAGCTGGCTCTTGACCGCGTCGTCCTCGGCGACGAGCGCTTCTCGCTGCTCGCGCGCCGGCCAAGCCTTCATGAGCACCGCCTCGCCCAGGCGCGTGGCCACGACGCAGGCGACTGCAAGCCGAGGTCCCGGCTCGAGTCGCCCAGCGTCTGAGAACACCTGCGCAACGAATTGCGGCGGGTAGCGCTCCTCCAGGTCGAGCTGCGTAATGAGCGCCGGTGCGGGCACCGGTCACCTCAGGAGTGGAGGAAGCCGCTCTGCTCGAGGTCTGCGAGCGTCTCCTTCGAGACGCGGTACACGACCGCCTGCAGCCCGAGCTCCTGCTGAAGCTCGGCCACGTCGTCGTCCGACTTGGTGACGATGAGCACGTCGCCGGCCTTCGCGTGGAGGCGGCCGCCCTTGCCGACGCCCGCCACACCCGAGGCGATGGTGACGCACTCGTTCAGCTGGCGCGCGTTCTCGGGTAGGCCGGCGATGGCCGTGCCGGCATTCTTGGCAGCCGTGGTCGCCGCGGCCAGCGCGGCGGTCAGCTCCCCGACCTGCTGCTCGAGCGACTTGCGAGCTCCACGCTCGCGGTCGAGCTCGCCCTGCAAGCCGTTGGCGCGAGCCTCCGCCTGCGAGAGCTTCACTGCGAGCTCGCCCGTCTTTTGCTCGAGCTTGGCCTCCGCCTGCTGGCGGATGCGGGTCTCGTCGTTCGGGGGCGGGGCTACGCTCGCGGCCCCTGCGCCGGTCGCGGCCCCGCCCTCGGCAGTCGCGCTCTCGCCCTTCGCCGCGCCGGCACCCGGATCGAGGACCTCGGTACCGCCCGCGGCTTGGTTCTTCGCCTTCGACATTTGCGTCTTTCTCTCGAGCACCCTCTCAGGTGCTGAGCACGTCCTTGATGAGGCCGCCGGCGATGTTCGTCCCGAAGAACGTGGTCTCGCCGAAGCCGGCTTCGAACATGGTGCCGCCGTTGATGCCGCGGCCCTGCGGGATGTACTCGTTCGTCACGACGCCGGTGCCGCTGCGGCCCTTGGCGCGGAACGTCCAGCTGGTGGCGGTGCGCTTGCCGTCGCGCGGTAGACCCGGCGCCGGGTTCGACACCAGGACGACGTCGTCGCCGAGGATGTACTGCAGCGCGCCGCCAGCCGCCGGGATACGGCGGGCCGGGCAGATGTGAATGGTCGGCATGCCGACGATGTTGAGCTGCTGGTACCCCTGCACGTCCGCAGCCTGGGCGATCTCCGGCTTGGGGCCGGCGGTGCCCATCGTGGTGTTGATGTACGCGCGCACGTTGTTGTCGGACAGGAACCAGTACGCGACGTCGGGGTTCATGCCGATGTCGGTGATGGGCTGCGCCGACGCGAGGATGCGGGCGTGGATGTCCGCGCGAGGGTCCTTGGTCGAGCCGTTGTCCCACTTGAAGTTCGTGGTCAGCGACGTGCGGTTGTTGGCGTTCCAGTTGTTGAGGGTCGTGAGCGCACCGAACACGCGGATCTCGCGCGACAGGTACAGCTTGTTCATGACCATCTCGCCGCTGGCCGCGCGCACGTCGTAGGCGTCGACCGCCTCGTTCTGCGCGCCCCACGGGATGAACGTCGCCAGACCGTGCTCGAAGGTCTGGTACTGCGTGGTCGCGCTGGCGTGCGCGATCTCGTTGATGGCGCCTTGCCGGCCCACCTCAGTGGGCACGTACTCGAACATGTTCTCGAGCGCGAAGTCGCGGCGGTTGCCCTTCTCCTTGTCGACCAGCACCACCGGGGAAAACAGGTCCGCGCAGTAGGCGAAGGGGCTGTAGCCGCCGAGGTAGGTGTCGAGCTCGCGCGCCTGGTCCCCGACCTCTGCCGGCGTCACGGCCATGAGCACGCGGGTGCCGGCCGCGCCGACGCCATCCACGTTTTCGGTCAAGGTGAAGAAGCGATGGCCAGGAGGCGCACCGTTCTGATTCGAGAGAGTGTCGATGGCGAGCGGAAGCCCGTTGAAACTGGGCTGTCGGAGGGCTGCGTTCATGATGAGGTGCGTTCCTTCAGAGGGTGACGAGCGAGAGAGCGAAGCGCCTCACGGCGCGATGAAGCGGCCCTTCCAGAGCTCGAGCTCGAAGAGCCCGTCAGCGCCGGCACACGCCGACATGGCGCGACCCCAGATCGCACTCGCCGTGACAGCGGTAGCGAAGCGACCGTCGGTCCCGCATTGAACGAGTGCGTGGAGCGCGATAGCGGCCGAGCCTTTGGCCGTGACCTTGCCCTCGGTTTGCATCGAGCGGGTGCCGTTTTGCGGCAGGTCTTCGGTCGTCACGCCGCCAGGCAAGCTGGTGACCGCGGTGGGCAGGATGACTTCGTCCTGACCAACGCCGGGGATGACGCCAAGGCCCTTGCCGATGGCTGCGTTTACGTTCTTGGCCGTTCGGAAGTACGAGGGGCTGGTGATTTCTCTCGGAGTCGGCATGGCTTTCCTCGGGTCGCTGTCAGTTCAAAATGGGAAGCGGTGGGTGTGGGCGCGGCGCTCAGAGCGCCAGCTGGCCCGTGCGGATGAAGCCGCTCGCGGCGCGGACCTGCGTCTGCAGCGGCAGGTCCTTGAAGCCGGGCGTCTTGTCCTTGTGAAACGCCGCGCACTTCTCGATTTCGTTGCGACCGGGGTAGGCCGCGAACAGCTGAACGTGCGCAGGCGGCGCGCCCGGGGCCCCGACGGCAGGAGCCGACGCCGGCGCGGGAGCGGCGGGCACCACGACGCCGTTGAGCAGCTGGACGCCGTTCTGTCCGGCGACGAGGCTCTGCGAGAGCAGCGCCTTCGCTGCGTCGGGCCTCGGCAGGGGGTACTGCGCGTAGAACGCCGCGAGCTTGGTCTCCCGCTCCTTGGGGTCGTCCACGTTGCAGGCGAGTCGCGAGGTGAGGAGCAGCGGCTTGAACTTCGCCGCGGTGTCGCCGCTCAGGCCCATCGATGCGGCGATCTGCTCGACCTCCACCTCGGCCTCTTTCTTGTCCGCCGCGCCCAAGCGGTCGCGAGCGGCAGTCAAGCCGGCTAGGTACTCGTCGGCCTTCTTGGCCTTCTCGATGGTCTTGGCCGCGTCGCCGAGCAGCGCGGTCATGTCGTCAGACTCGAAGAGCCCGAGCAGCTGATCGAGCGTGTCGCCCTTGACCTTGGCCTTCTCGGCGGCAGCGAGCAGCACCGGCTCGGAGTCGCGGCAGTTGAACAGGTCGGCAAGCTTGCCGAGCAGGGCGGTCGCGAGAGCGGGAGCAGGGGCAGCGGGTGCGGTCATGGTGTTGTCCTCGGGGGCCGTTGGCGGCGAAGTGCTCGGGTCTGCAACGCCCATGACGAGCTGACCCGCCGTCGTGAGAATTTCGTCCGAGCTCGCGAGCACGCGCAGACCGAGCAGGCGGCGCACCGAGTCCACGAGGTAGCCAAAGCCATCGGGGAACGCGGCCGACGTCATGCCGTTCGCGACCGCGTTGCGCAGCGTCTCGATCTCTACGGCGACCTCCGCCGCGGCGGCGTCTCCCGGCAAGCCGAGCAGATCGCGCAGGCCCACGAGCGCCTCCTCAGCGCTGTCGGCCTTGCCGTAAACGCTCACGCTGGCGGCGATCGGCGCCATGCCCTTGATGAAAGGGTGATTGGTGAAGGCGATGCTGGTGAGCAGCGCGCCGATCGGCTTGCCCGTTGCCGCGTCCTTCGCGCTCGGCCACACGGCTACGCTGGTCGACAGGTAGCCGCCCGCGCGAATCTGCTCTCGCGCCTGGTCGCTGAGCAGCGTGAGCGCCCACAGCTCGGCGCCGTTCTCGCCCTCGCGCAGCTGCAGCTCCGTCGCCCACGCCGGAGCCGGAGCGCCCGTGGAAGGCAGCGTACCCTCGGTCGGCGCCATCTCGCTCGCGTGTTCGTAGTCGTACGGCACAACGCGCTGCGTGCCGACGCCGTCGGGCCCCGGGCTGTACCAGGGGTTCGCGTGGAAGTTCGCGATGATTTGTTCGAACGACTTCCGCGTGAATTCGACGACGCGGCCGCTCGGGTGGCCCTCCCACTTGCCCTCGCGGGCGACCTGGATCCAGACGGCGCCGTCGTTCGCGACCTGCTCCGCGCTGAGCTTTACGGGTACGCCGAAGGCGCGGAGATGGAGCTTGGTGTCATTCTTGCGAGCCACGCGGGCAGCTTGGCCCGCACGTGGTCGCCCTGACCCTAGCCGCCGACGAGCTCGTCGGGCTGCCCCGCGCGGCGCCGCACGAGCTTGCCGTCCACGATGGTGACGACCTCGTCGCGGTCTTCACGCGTCAGCGCGTCGTCCACCGCGGCGTCGTTCTCCTTGCCGGCCTTCGTGCGGATGAGCTCGTTCGCGCGAGCCATCACCTCGGTGGGCTTGGCGACCAGGCGGAAGAACAGGCGCACGCCGTCGGGCGTGAGGCCTCCGGTGCGCTGGTACTCGGCGAGCTGCCGCGCAGCGGCCTCCACGTCATCGCGTGGAGGCGCGCCCTTCGGGAGCAGCGGGGCCGTCATCCGGCCCCCAGCATTCGCGCCTGAACCTTTGCCAACTCCTTAAGCATTTCTTCCTTCTGCTCGGCCGTCAAGCCGAGCTCCCGCACCCACTCCGACACACCCTCCGCCCCGCTACCGCTCGAGCGAAGAAGCGCCGCTCTTTCGTGCGCTTTCGCCATCAGCTCCAGCGCCTCCTCCGAGCCGATGCCCTTCAGCTTTTGGAGCCGGTACCGGATGGCGTTGATCTCTCCGGAGTACGCCATGCCCGCGTCCGAGAGCTTCAGCTTCGGTACCAGCTGGCGCATCACGCGGCGCGCCGTGAGCTCGGTCCCGATCTCCTCGACCACCACGCTGTGCGGGGTGACGTCGTGGAGGTTGCTGCCCGAGAGGCTGTGCACCTCCTCGTGCACCATGATGCGCAGGCCGTCGAGCTCCTTCCGGATCTCGGGCGTGAGCGTCTTGATGGGTCCGGAAGAGATGCGCTGCATCGCGCGCCGCGCGCGGTCGACGACGTCGGGCGAGTAGGTGACCTTGGCCGTGCCTGGCTCGAACATCGCCTCGAAGCCGTGCACCGCCACGTCCTCGCCCGAGACGGTCATGTCGCCGAGCACCGCGTCGCGCGCCTGCGGCACCGTCTCCCGCACCAGGTCGCGGAGCGCAAGGCGCGCCTCGGCGCCGTTGGCGAGCTGCCCGCTTGCCGTCCGCTCGAGCGCGGCGTTGAAGCGTCCGGGCAGCGCCGCGCGGCGCTCGGCCGTTGCGGCCTGCTGCATCGCAGCGCGCGCAGCCTCGAGCTTGCGCTGCGCCTCGGCCTCCGCGGCGGCCTTCGCGAAGTGGTCGGCAACCCGGTCCCGCTTCGCCGCGCTCTTCTTGAAGTACGCCTTGATTTCCTCGTACTTCGGATCCCCCGGGGCGACGTCGGCAGACATCGGGATGAGCCCGCCGTCCCCGTTCCCTCGCGCTCGCAGGAAGGCCTTGCCGACCTGCTCGCCGTCCACCTCGAGCATCGCCAGGTCGCGCACCCGAGGCAGCGCGTCCACCGCCTCGGCGGGGATGTGCGGGAACGCCTTTTTGAACTGGCCCTTGAGGTTCTTGAGCTGGGTTGGGTTCGTGTCGAAGCCAGCGCGCGCCCAGACGTATTGGCCGTCCCACGCGGCCTCGAGCTTGATCTTTTTGACGCCCAGCTTCTCGTACTGCTCGAGCTGGTTGACGAGGATCCGGCTGCCGATGCCCGAGCCTTGGTGCTCCTTCGCCACCCGCAGGTAGCCGTGGTGCACCACCATGTCGCCGTTCTTCTCGAGCTTGTAGTCGCGCTGAACGGTGGCGACGTACTTCCCCTCACGGTCGACGATGCGCGCCTTGAGGTCGATGGCGTTGGACGTCGCGCTGATGCGGAAGTCGTCTAGCCGGTGCCCGTCGTCGAACGTCGCGGGCGAAACGAGGGCTTGGTACTCCTCGGGTGAGAGCGCCCGGCCAAAGCCCTTCTGGCTGACCGCGTGCAGGTGCTTCAGCTCGCTCGCCTCGAGCTCGATGGCGGCCGCCGTGAATTGGGCGTGGGTCGCTGGCGCAGCGGCGACCGGCAGCGGCACTGGAGGCAGCCGGATGGGCGGCGCCGGCGGCGCTGTGGACGGCGTGGGCAGCTCGATTGCGGGCGGCGGCACGGGGCGCGGGGGCGGAGCACGCACCGGCACAGGCGGGCGCTGCGGTGCCGGCGGCGGGGCGAGCGCGGCGGCCGGCACGCTGATGAGCTGGCTGGTGCCGGACTCGAAGCCGGGGTCCGGCAAGCCTTTGGGGACCGGGCCCACCTCGATGCCCATGCGCTTGAGCCACGCCAGCGTGCGCGCGATGACGCGGCAGCGGCAGTTGAAGCCGAAAGGCGGGTAGGCCAGCTTCCAGAACGGGTGATTCGCCGGGAGCACGATGCCGTGCGCGCGCTTGTGCGTCTCGCGCTGGCGCGCGTCGGTGACGCCTCGGATCTGCCAGTACGGCAGCGCGGCCAGCACGGCGGGTTGGCTCATCTCGGCGCGCCGCCCGCTCGCCACGGCGCTCATGCTGTTCGTGCGGAAGATGGTCTCGACGTGGCTCGGGTTGTCTGGCGTCCAGCCCGCCGTCTTCAGGCGCTCCTTGGCGAACTTGCGGAAGTCTCGGAGGTTGGCGCCCTTCGGTGTGCTGCCGGGGGTGCCGGGCCGCCTGCCCTGCCCGTCGCGCAGCTGGCGGACGAGCTCGGCCTTGGTGGCGTTGAGCAGCTCCTCCTTGGCCATGCCGGCGACGGTGAAGGCCTGCTTCCGCGCACCCTCCTGCATCGCGCGAAACGCCGCCGGCGGCACGACCTTGCGCTGCTCGAACTGCGCGATCGCGGTCTCGCCCGGGAGGTGCACCAGGCCCGGCCGGCGCCGCACCGCGAACGTTGCCGGCGCCAGCTCCACGTCGTGCTCGCGCTCCCACTGCGAGTCGAGCGCACCGAGCATCAAGCCCCGCAGAATGGTCTGCTCTATCTCCTTCGCGAACGCGCCCACGTCGATGCGCGCGCGCTCGAGCGCGCTTCGAATTTCGAACTCCGTTTCGCTGTCGCCGATAGCCTCGAGGACGGCCTCTCCCCAGGCGGCCGTGATCCGAGTTGCCGCAGCCACGCCGTCTTCGACGAGCGCCTCCGGAGAACCGTTCGGGCTGTCGGGTTGCTCGGCGCAGCAGACGTGCTCGCCCAGCAAGTCCTGAGCGTTGAGCGAGGCGTAGAACCGCTCGAGCTCGAGGAGCTCCGCGCGCGCCTGCTCCGCGTTCATCGCCCGCCGATGGTCGTGAGCAGCTTCAGCACGTGCGCGGCGCGAACGAGCTGCAGGGGGTCCCGGTCGGTGAACGTGTCTTGGTCAGGCAGGCCTTGGCCGTCATCGCCAAGGGGCGACGCGCCGCCGGCCCCGCTCTGCTGTCCGAATCCACCACCACCGCCGCCGCCGCCGGGCGACCCGAAGCCGCCCGCGGGCTGCGGCGCCTGCTGCACCACCAGGTCCTCGGGTTGCGGCTCGGCAAAGCCCACGCGCTCGTACACCTCCGAACGCTTGAGCGGGATGCCCAGGCCGAACACCTTCGCGGTGCGCTCGATCTCCTGCCCACGCGTCGGCGTCACTTCGTACTTGAGCTCGATGCGGGGCGCGTGATCGAGCGCCTCCGCGCCGAAGTTCAGGACGATGATGTCCGCGCCGAGCTGCTCGGTGAGCAGGTCGGAGATGTCCCAGCCGTCCGCCGCGTACACGCTAGACTGCTCGTCCTGCCCGACCTCGTCGCCGGCGGAGCCGAGCGCGCCCGGCTTAGCGTCGTTCGTGCGCGTGGTCCCGGAGACCAGCTTGCTGATCTCGTCGTTGCATTCCGCCGCGACTTCCTTGTGGATGGTGCCGGAGTTGTGGTCGGGAGTCTCGAGCTGCAGCTTGACGCCGGGCGGCATCACGCCGGTGGCGTTCGCTCCGAGCGCGTCGGCGGAGATGGCCGCCTCGTCCAGCGTCTCCTGCTGGATCTGACCGTCCTCAGCCCAGACGATGCGCCAAGGCTTGCCGAACACCTCCAGCAGAATCAGGCGTTCTCGCCACGAGAAGCGCTTGAAGAAGCTGAAGTACATGCCGCGCGGACCGAAGCCCTCGCGCTCTGGGTAGTCGTTGAACTGCTGCGGCGTGAAGCTGATGAACTTGAACGGGATCTGCCGCAGCTCGAGCCCGCGCCGCTCGAAGGCGCCACCGGCGAAGCTGTCGTCACGCACGCGCAGCTCGCGCTCGGGGCCGAAGCTCAGCCGCCGCGGATGAATCCAGTTCAGGCTGTCGATGCGCCACTTGACCGTGCTGCCGGCGGGGTTCTCGCGCCAGACCTTCTCGAGCGCGGCGCGCCCGTGGCACTGCGCCCAGTTGAGCCTGCGCACCTGCTGGCGCCAATTTGGGATCCAGGCGAGCTGCTGGCGGACGACGTCGGCGTAGAGCTTGGCCTTGCTTGGGTCGATGCCGTCGCCGGAGGCCGCGATCACGTTGGGCTTGATGCTGGCGAGGGCTCGCACCCGCTTGCCCACCGCCGACGTGAAGTGCGGGTCGATGGCCAGCGTCTCGTACTGGAGGTCGGTGAGGTCCCGCATGTAACCGAGCTCCGCCGAGCGGACGGCTTGCTCGATGAACTCGGGGGTGAGGGAGCGGCCGTAGTACCGGCGGTTTTGCTCGGTGAGGGGGAGCTCCCCGCCGAACATCGATTCCTGCAGGTTTTGCCGGGCGACGAACTGATTGCCCGCAGCGTCGAAGCGGAGGCGGATGCCCTGGCGGGCAGCGCGCTCGATGGCGGCGATGCGCTGGCGTTCCTCGAGCGGGGCTCGCTGGAGGATACCCTGCCGGGTGTGCAACGGCGCCAGCTTCACGAGCCGCGCCTCCACCACCGACGCGCAGGCGCCGGCGGCGGCGCGGCCTGCGCCGCTCGCGCCGCCTGCTCGTACTGCGCTCGCGCCCCGAGCTCCGCCGTGCGCAGCTGCGCGAGCTCGCTCTCGACCTGGGCCGCAAGCACCTCGATGCGTGAACACCACCGCTCAGTCAGCGCCCAAAGGAAGGCCGAGCGAACGGCGCCCAGCGGGCCGCCTGCCTTCGCTTCCGCCGCCCGCCACGTCGCTGCAGTCCGGCGCAGCTCGCCCACGAGGCGCTCGGCAAGCTCTCGCCTACCGGTTGCCAAGCCAAGGGAATGAGCCAGCTGGGTCGCGTCCACGCTGGACGATGTCAGCCCAGGCGCGACCTGGCCCCGCGTCAGGAGTCTTCCACGGTCGGGTCGCGCTCGAGCTCGGTCACCCGGACGGTGAGATGGGCGTCGGCGCCGAGCGTGTTTGTGACGCTGAGGCGCAGGTTGTTGCCGCTAATCGAGGCGTTAACGGTCAGGTTCACGGAGTCGCCCGAGGTGAACAAGCTGGACTGCACGGGCGTGCTCGCGGCGCCGCTTCCGGAGCGCTGGGTCTCAACGTGCACGATCTTCGTGCCTCGGTCGCCGGACGCATCCTCGGCCAGGACCTTCACGCGGAAGAGGTAGCGGGTGGACGGCAGGAGCGGCACGTCGATGTTGGCCGTGGTGCCGGCGCTCGCCACGTCCACGCTCGACAGCGAGCCGACCAAGCCGCCGATTCCGTCGTTCTCGATGGCCGCGGCTCCGATCTTGGTGTTCGTGCCGCCGTCGCTGAACGGCGAGCCGTTCCCCGAGATTCGCGTCTCCGCGATGCGCGTGCCGTCAGCGGAGCCTTCGATCTCGATGCCGTTCTGGGTGTTGCCGGTGACGACGCTGCCGCCGCCGATGAAGGCTCGGTCTCCGCGGATCTGGATGCCGTCGTCGGTGTTGTCGCGTGCCGTGACGCCGAGGAGGGAGGCGTCGTCGGCGCCGGCCGCAATGAGGAAGCCGTCGGCGTTGCCGTAGCTCGTGGTGCCGACGACCTTGTTTCGCAGCCCGTTCAGGATGACGCCGCGCGAGCAAGCGGTGAGCGAGCCACCTTGCACGACCGCGTCCGGCGCGTTCAGGTCGATGCCGCTCGAGAGGCCCGCGGACCCCGTCCCTGTCGCGTCGAAGCCCTTTACCTCGCAGAACACGGCCGTCGGCTCAGTGGTCAGCCCGGCCACGGCGCAGGCCTCCGCCGTGCAGTCGGTGACCTTCGTGCGGGGCCCGCGGATGCGGAAGCCGGAGCCCACCGCGGTGAAGGCGTTGCAGTCCGTCAGCCGCGTGAGGTCCGCCTCGCTGTCGACCAGGAAGGCCTCGTCGCCGGTGTCCTCGACGTCGACCCCGATCACCTTGTTGCGCTTACCGTAGACGGTCACGCCGAGGAGCATGTCCTTCACGTAGCCGCCCTCGACCGTGACGTGGTCGGCCGCGATGTAGACGCCTAGCGAGGTGGCGCCGTCGTTGCCGCGGCAGTTGAAGTTGCTGAGGTGCGCCCTGTGCCCGCCGAAGCCGACGCCGGGGTCGCCCATCACACCCTCGCGGAAGCGGATGTAGTGCCCGTCGGGCGGCCCGTCGCTGGTCCAGACGTTCGTCACTTCGCACGGTCCCCGGATGTCCAAGCCGGCTTGCTCGGTCAGCGTCGTGTCGAGGCCCCAATGGCGCAGGTCGAGGTGCGCCAGGGACATCGAGCCGTTGCCGTTGCCGACGTTTTTCATGTCGATGCAGTCGGCGCCGGTGTGGTGGATGTACAGGTGGGAGAGGTCCACGCGCTTCTTGTCGCCGCCCTGCAGCCCCAGGCCGTAGCCGTAGCAGTTCTTGATCTCGACGCGGTGGATGCGCAGACCGTCGCAGCCGCCCGTCCCCGTACGGAGACCGTGGACGGACGAGGTGTTGCCCGAGCCCGGGTTCACGAGCTGGCTGTTGCCGTCGAGAGTGAGGTCGCTGATCTCGATCTCGGTCGCGCCGTCGATGTTGAACAGGTTGGCGTTCGCGCCGTTCGCCGCGCGGATGATGGTCTTTCCCCGCCCTGCTCCGCGAAGCGTGACGTTGGCCAACCCGGTTAGCGAGAGGCACACGTCATCGATCGCGGACTCGTTCACCAGGTACGCGGCGCCGAGCCCGTCGGGCACGTAGACCAGGCCCGCTCCAGCGGTGTTTGCGGCCGCGAGCGCCGCCTGAAGGGCCACGCGGTTGGCCGCCGCGAGCGCCGCCGGCGACGCTCCGTACGTGCCGAGCTTCACGTTGAAGTAGGCGAATAGGTCGCGCACCGCGATGCCGCCGTCCTTCAGCTCCTTGCCGTTGGCGCTCTGGAAGACCGGCACGCGGTCGACCACGGCCGAGGCCGGCCCGAGCACGTCACCACCGCCCGGAGGCACCACGTCCACGTCGTCGTTCTGGTTGTCAGCCCAGCCGCCCGCCGAGTACTGCGTGCCCTCGGTGGCGATAATCTTGCGGCGGCCGAGCGCGCTCCGAACGCACACCAGGCGCTCGAACACGAAGTCCGCGCTCGGTCGGTCGTTCCGGTCGAGGCCTCCGTTCACGAGGCAGCGCACCACCCAGGAGGCCGCACCGGTGGCGGGAACGTTGAGCGAGACCGCCGTCGCCGGCGTCGCCGCGTCCACCTTCTGCCCCGTGCTCGAGCCGACCAGCGTGAGCAGCGCGGCCCCCTTGCTGGCCCTCGGCGACTTGTCGTCGCTGGCGCTGTACACCTCGTACGTCACCCGCCGCACTACGCCGGTGAGCGCCTCGAGCTGGAGCACGAGCGACGCGCCGCTCACCGTGTCGTAGCCACGCGCCGAGCTCGGGCTACCTTGGATGGTGAAACGGGCGAGGTTCACGGGCTCGGTATGCGAGCCGGGGGCCGCTCTGACCCTCGCTAGTAGCCGCCGGTCGCGACGCCCTTCCGCGCCCCCCGCGCCGGCACCTTGGGCTTGCTCGCCGGCTGCTTGTCCGCGAAGTCCCAGTTGTGCACGGTCGAGTCCACCTGGTCGTCCTCGGCGCCGTCCACGCCCGTAAACCGCTCGTGCTCCTTGAGGTACGGGCCGATCCACTTGCCCTCATCCCAGCACTCGAGTTCGCGTAGCAGTTTCTGCAACGCCACCGAGTCCAGGGTGGGGTCGTGGTCGAGCGGGACCTGGAAGCGCCCTTGCCCCCAAGCGGCAGCGGCGGCTTGCGCGGCTGAGAACTTGTCGACGGTGCGCGGCACTTCCACGAGCCGGAGCTTCGGATTCAGGCGGCGGAGGTTCTGTGCGACGCTCTGCCCCTGCCCGCCCTGGGTCTCGATGACGATGGGCACGCCCGGCCAGCTCGCCTGCAGCACCGCCAGCACGCGCACGACGTCCGGCGTCTCGAGCTGCATGCGGTAGCAGCGCAGCACCTGGCCGTAGAGCATGCCGGTCAGCACCACGCCCTCGGGGCTTTCCCAGGGCGCTCGCCAGTAGCAGCAGATGGTGATGGCTGTGTGGTCGGCGCTCGTCTTGGCGGTGCCGGCGGCGTCCACGGCGATGACGATTTGCCGGCCCTGCCGGATGGCCTGCCCCATGTAGCGGCGCGGCTCGCCGAAGACCGAGCCCCCCTTGGGCCGCGGCCGCTGCATGTACTGCGACCACCAGTTGTACTCCCCGACGACAGCGCGGATTTGAAGCAGCGCCTTCAGGTCGTAGCGCGCCTCCCAGAGCGGCTTGCCGTGCTCGTCGATGGCCGGCAGCGAGACGAACTCGAACGCCGGCATGTTCTCCGGGTCCTCCTCGCAGCGCTTCCGGATGCGCGCGAGCAGGTCGTCGTCGTTCCACCTCTGATGAAAGACGATGACGGATGCGCCCGGCTCGCGACGGGTGAACTGGTCGCCGATGAAGCTCTGCCAGACGGCTTCGCGCACCGTCTCGCTCTCGGCCTCCGCGCGGTTCTTAAAGGCGTCGTCGTTGAGCAGGAGGTCGAGGCCCTTGGAAACCAGGCCGCCGTCGCGCCCCACAGCGACGAACCCCCCGCCGCCCGCCGTCTGCCAGTGCCGCACGCTCGCGCTCGGGTCCCACTTCTTGCCGGGGCCGGAGCGCTGGAAGTCCACGCCCGCGTCGACCGCGCGCTGCCGCGCGATGCGGCTCTGGTCGTCCGCTACGTCCTGGCTGTAGGTCGAGTAGACGACGCGCTTGGAGGGCTTGTACTTGAGAAACCGCGCGGCCCCGTGGAAGACGATCTCGGACTTGCCGTGCCGCGGCGGCGCCTCCACCCCGGCGTAAACCTCCTCGCCCGCTTGGATGCGGTCGAAGAGGTCACACATGCGCGAGAGCGCGATGGGCGATGCGTAGCGCGGCGAAGCCCACGGGATGAACTCGAGCAGCTCCGTGCGGCCGCGAATCTCTTGGGTCCGGCGCCGCGCCAGCGCCCGCTGGTACGCCTCACTTTTTTGGTGCTGCTGGAGGTCCAAACCGCTCGGGCCTCTGACCCGTATCTCCGTAGGCTATGACCTCTTCCTCGGTCCAACCCTCGAAGGGGTCCGGTGCCTTGACCACGATGTTTTGGCGGAGCTCGCCCATGTGCTCGAGCAGCGTGCGCGCCGCCTGCACGCGGTCGCTCTCGTTCTCCTGGAGCACCTGGAGCAGTCGGAGCCTCGCAATGCTCACCAGCTTCTCCCGCTGCCCGGTGGTGTAGTCCACCAGCCTCGAGGCCTCGGCCGAGTAGTGCTGGACGGTCTTGACGCTCATCATCCACGCCGGCGAGCTCCACCGCTTCGCTAGCACCTTCGCCATGCTGGCCCGCCACTCTCCGGAGGCCATCAGCTGCGCGATTTCGAAGATGCGACCGCGCTTGATCTCTTGGGGCGTGAGCACCGGGGCGTTGGGGTCGGTCGGGATGTCCGCGGGCGTGAGAGGCGGCAAGTCGTCGGGGTCCTGCTCCTGCTCGCGCTCTGCCTTGGCGGCCTTGCGCTTCGACTTCTTCGCAGCCTTGCGCTTGGACGATGGAGCACGAGATCCATTCGGCGCCGTATCTGAGGGTCCAGCCGTCACGCCCAACAGCCCCCGCTTGACGCCGTGACAGAGGGGCCCTCTGCTGGGCGGTTATGATCCGAGCGATTTGTACAATCTTGGTACTTCTTACAGTCGCCTGCAGCTCTGACGACGACGCGCAAGCGTGCGCCCTCGAGCATCGGGACGGCACGTACCTGCTTAAGATGACCGAGCGCTCTGGAAACTGCGGCGCCGTCCCCGACTCGGTCACCCGCCAGAATCCCACGCTCAACTCGATCGGTAACGGTTGCGCCCTCGATGCCGACGACGACCTGAGCGCCGACAAATGTTCTCTCTCTCGTTCGGCCACTTGCCCCACCGAGGACGGCGGCACAATTAGCTTGGTGGGGGTCGTCAAGGAGCAGGATGGCGGAGCGAAGCTTACCGGTCTGCTCACCGTGACCTTGCGCGATGACGCCGGCAGCACGCTCTGCATGGGCACCTACGACGCCACGTACACGCGGCAGTAGCGACCTCCCGCGCGCGTCGCGCGCGTGACCTGGGGGGCATTGGGTGTTCAACCGACGCTCCGTCTCCGGTAGTCGTTCTGGGGCTTGCAGAGGTGAAACAGCGTGCAGTGTGGGCATTTGTAGGGCGTGACCTTGTTCCGGCCCTGGCCGCGCATGACGCGGGCGGCGTGCTTCGCGTTGGCCCGGGTCGAGTACGTGCGCTTGTCGGTGCAGGCGCGGGCCTCGAAGCTGGAGACGCCGCGGGCTTGCATGTCGAGCCGGCGTTGAGCCGCGCGCGCCGTGGGGAGCTGAGCCACTAGCGGGTACCCGCTAGTGGCGGTTCGAAGCCGCATGCGGGGCAACGGGGGTTGCCCTTGAAGTCGTGGCTTCGTGTGCCGTCAGCGCAGCGTGGCCACACTCCGAACGCCAGGTAGCGGTCCCTGTCGGCGAATCGCCTCAGGAGCCCCTGCATGAGCAACCCGCGAAGCGAGCCCGGCTCCGACATGGCGAACCGCGGCGGCACCTGAACAACCGGCGAGAGAAAGATGGCGCGCGCTTTCTGCCGGAAGCGGCGCAGCTTGGAGCCCATCAGGCCGTCGCCCCCAGCTCCAGTTGCTTCTCGTCAGCCCGTAGCGCGCGCGCCTCGATGATTTCGCCGGTGTCGAGCCGGGTGACCTCGACCACCCCGAGCTTGTAGTTGGTCTTCTGCTCACACTCGACGGCGCGCTCTTCGATGGCTTGGCCGGAGGCGACCACCAGCCGGATGAACTCCTTTTGGCATTCCGCGATTTGCGCGCGCTTTTCGCGCATCAGGTTCTTGAGCTCCGTCTCGAGCCGCTCGCGCTCGAGCAGCTTGCCGGCGGCGGCTTGCGCGGCCTTGTGGGACTGCTCGGGCGTGAGGGCGCAGGGCAGCGTGCGTTCGATTCGGATCTTCTTGATGGCTTGCTTGGTCACGGCGTCGCTCCTCGCCCAGCAAAGGGCCTCGTAGGTCAGCAGCCCGGCGTCCTCAGCAGCCGCCAGGGTTTGAATGGTGAAGTTGCGGCTCCAGCCGAGGCGCTTCGAGGCGATGGCCAAGAGCTCGTCGGGGGAGCTGCACTCGATGACGGCGGCGAGCTGCGAGGCGCGGGGGGCCCAGCAGGGGTCCGCGCAGGCCTCCCTGCCCTTCGTCGGTGCCCGAGGCTCGGTCGTGAAGTCCTCGTCCGGAGCGTGGTGCCGGAGCCAGTGCAGCGTCGACCGCAGGTCGTCCTCGGTGGCTTCCGGGAACTGGCGGCGTAGCGAGCCGAACAGGTAGGCCTGGCTCTTCTTGCGCTTCGCCACCTCGCGGATGGTCCCGCCGATGTTTCGAGCCGCCTTGGTGCAGACGTCGAGCGCGAAGTCGCGGAGAGCCCTCAGCGGAGCCTCCGCAGGGCGGTCCGGAGTGAGCTGAGGTTGAAGTCGGAGCGCCCCCCGTTCGAGCCGTCCAGGATGTCGAGGGCGAGCTGCTGAGCCTCCGGGCCATGCTTCCCGTCCAGCGCCGCGTCGGCGAGGTCGAGCAGCTCCTGTCGCTCCTTGCGGAGCTTCTCCCGCTCGACGAGCTCTTGCTCGCGCTGGATGGCGGCTTGGCGCTCCGGGCTCAGCGTGGCACCCATCGCGCGCTCGACGTGGGCAAGCGCTTCGGCGTCGTAGCCGGCGCGCTTCATTGCTTCCGCGTTTCGATTCAGGTTCAAGATTCACCTACAGCGGCTAGGGTTGGCAGGACGGCACCGAGCAGCGCGGGGCCGCTCTTGGGGCCGCCCGAACGGTTGGGGTCGGGCTTCAGGCCGCTCTTGGCGCGGGCAATGCGCTCGAGCTGGTGCGGGGAAAGTTGGGTCTCGCGGGCGCCGGCCTGCTCGCGCCGAATGACCTCCACGGACAGCGCGCCCAGGCTCCGAGGCTTGCCTCCGTCCGCGCGCCACCACGGCGACTTGGTCACCCCGCGCACGGCGGTCAGCAGCTCGTCGGGCTCGAAGCCGGCCGCGAGCAGCGCCACGACGGCTCGCACCCCGGAGTCCTTGGCGTACGGCAGCAAGCGCGCCGAGCCGCGCATCCCGTTCGCTTCGTGCACGGCCTGCGCAACCGCTTGGACCTCCGGCCAGGTCTCCGGCGTGAGCCACTCGGCCATATGCCGGTTCCGTTCGGTGTACGCGGCTCGAGCGGCGATCGGCATGCGCATCGCCTCGGCCGGGTTTCGCGGCGTCTCGCCGACGAATGGCTGATCGGCAACCTCGACCGGTGCCGCCGGCGGTGGTGCTTCTTCGCGCGGTCGCGCGATCTCCGGCACGGCTGGCTTTGTACGGCTAGGCACAGCTGAGCTGGAGTGACCAACCGTGACCGGCTGTGACCGGTCGTGACGTTCGGTCACGGGCAGTGACTCGGCGTCACGAATCGTGACGGGTTGTGACGAGGTCTCCAGGACCGTGGCCACGACGGCCACCAGCTCGGCCGGCACGCCGGGCATCTCGGCCGCGCGGAGGGCTGCAGCGCGACGAGCGCGACTCTCGCGCTGGCGCTGCGCGTCGCTCTGCTTCGCCTCCTGCGCCCGAATGAAGTTCGGGACGAAGAGGACGCCGTCCGTCACCGCGACCACCTTGCGCTCGAGCAGCTTCGCCATGCCCGTGCGCGCGTGCTCGAGCGGGAGGTCGGCGAGAGCGGCTAACGCCTCGGCCGGCTCGAGGCCTTCGAGGTCCAGGACGCCGGCGCGGTCGACCTCCAAAAGCAGGGCGTGGAGGCACATGCGGCCGTCCCAGCCGAGCAGCTTCGTGGTGACGGTCTTGCGCGTGTAGACGCGAACGTAGCGTTCGTCTTCGAAGTTCAAACCCAGGACTCCACGGCCGCGAAGGCCTCGACGACGTTGCGAACCACGGCGTAACGAACCCCGAGCCGCTCTGCCTTGGCCTGCCAAAGCTTCTGGCTAGGGAGCTGCCTGCCCTCTGCCGTCTTCACCTCGAGGCCGCCGAGGCGGCCGCCGGGGAGCACCAGGAGGATGTCCGGCGTGCCGGCAGGCGCCCCCTTGATCACGCGTCGCCGCGTGCGCACGGTGGCGCTGATGACCTGCGTCCCGCTGTTCGCCCGCCACGCCCAGATGCCTCGGAGGGCGAGCGCGCGGATGATGGCGGTGACGCGCGGGGACTCCTTGCCCCGTGCCCGGCGCCGATGCCTAAGCACTGGTCACCTGCCGTCGGGCCGTCTTGGCCTGGTAGGTCGGGCGGCTCTCGAGCGCGGCGTGCAGGACCTCGCAGCTCTCGGCGCGCTTGTAGATGGTCAGGATGCTGATCTGCAGGGCGCGCGCGGCTCCCGTGATCGTCCCCTCAGCCAAGACGGCCGCGGCCATCTCCTCGCTGGTGATTCCCCGCGCCTTGTACTGGTACGTGGGCTTGTCGCACTCCGGGCAGGCGGCGACCGAGCGGAGGAAACCGTGTTCGCAGCGGGGCGTCAGGTAGAAGCGCTCCCGACCCACGAGTCGCCCCGACCGGTGCGACGGCTTCGACCGGTCGCGGTAGAAGTCCGACACGGACGTCTTGCACTCGATCAACGTGGACGTGCCGCGCGCCGTCCAGCCAAGCGCGTCCGGTGAGAGATTGGCGCAGAACGCCGAGCACTCGGTGACGACCACGACGCTCTTGCGAGTGTGAGTGAGCCAGCGAGCGGCGCGCTGGACGAGCTCAGCGTGCGTCTCAGCCATGGGTCACCTGCTTGCGCGGACGACCCACGGGGCGCCCGGTGGGGACGTACGCTTGGCGCCTGAGGTCCCGCTCGCGCCGCTCCGTCTCCCGACCGACGAGGGTAACGCTGCCTAGCGGCTGCGTCGGCGCGGCCGGGCCGGTGCCGAGGCAGTCCAGGCAGTCGCAGCAGAGAGGGTGCTCAGCCACGGCCGGCCTCCTGCGCTTCCGCCCGCGCCTGCGCGGCCTTGCCCTTGGCGTACCGCTCCGCCTGGCACCCTTCGCACAGGCCGAGCAAGGCGTGGACGCCGTCGACCAGGTCCGTGCACTTCTTCGAGCAGCGCTCGCAGAGGTAGGTGACGGTGGGGCTCCGCTTACCGGCCACGGCCACCTCCGCTCGCGTGCGCGCGCCCGTGCTTCAACCCCTGTTCGTAGGCGAGCAGCTGCCCGGCCTCCGGCTCCCAACCGCAGGCGGTGCAGCGGTAGCGGTGGGACTGCTCGCCCGTCGGGACGAGTTCGTGCAGCAGGCACGCCTGGGTCCTGGCGTGCTGGGCCTTGATGGCCTCGAAGCGAGCCCTGGCCTCGTCGCGGGACATGCCCGTCAGCGCACCGACAATCGCCGCGCCGTCGTACGTGCCGTCTGGGTTTTGGAACCGGCGCGGGTCAGCCACGGCCGCCCTCCCGCTCCAAGGCCTCGGCCACGTCCGCCATGGCCGCCAGGCGCTCGGCCCAGACGCGAGCGTTCGCCGGCGACAGGTCGAGCCCGGCGCCGTTGCTGAACTCGAGGATCACCTTGCCCGGCTCCGCCGACAGGTGGGCTGGCATTACGGACGGCCGAGCGGCCGCGCCTTGCCGATGGGCGGCCAGCTGAATGACCTTACCCATGGCGACGGGCCTCCTCCGCGATCTCCGCGACCGCCCCGTCCACGTCTCCGGCCAGGACCTTCTCGAGTGCGCGCGCTACCGCGAGGCCGGGCCGAAGTGGTAGGCTCGGGTCAACATCGGCCAACCGCTCCAGGCGGTGGACCCGGAGCAGGTTGTCGCGACGAGCCCCAAAAGGATCGTCTAACGAATCGTCTAGACCGCCCGCCGAGGCGACCGAGGGCCGACTCTCGCCCTCCGAATCAGCGCCAGAAACGGCATTTGGGGACCCTGCGCCGCCGGCGGGAGAATTCGAATCCCTCCCTCTCCGCAGCAGTTCCTCCGGTGAAACCGCAGATTCACCGGAGGCGTTAGACGATTCATAGACGAATCGCTGCAGGCTCTCCGGCAGAGGCGCGAACGGATCGCCGATGCTGGCGCCCAGCGCCTGGTGTCCGCGGCGGATGTAGATCTGCGTGGTCTTGAAGTCGGAGTGCCCAGCTCGCTCGCGAATCATGTTGTCCGTGTCTCCCCGCATGGCCATGTAGGTGATGCCCGTTGCTCGCAGGTCGTGGAAGCGCAGCGCGCGCACACCCTTGCGGTTCTTCTTGTGGAGCGCCGGCCGGTCCACGCCGGCCGTAAGTAGGTCCTCACGGAGCACGTCGTACGGTCGCTCGACGATCTCGAACACCGACTCTCGACTGCGCCGCCGGTACATGGCCTCGAGCATGGGCCTTAGGAGCGGCTCGATGCTGAAGTGACGGGAGCGGCCTGTCTTCGTGTACTCGTGAAAGACTTGGGCCTTCGAGTCGAAGGACCGGTTCACGCGGACCATGCCGTGCGCTACGTCCACCCCGAGGCGCCAGAGCAGCGCGAGCACCTCACCCGGCCGGCAGCAGCAGTAGACGGCCACGGCGTAGAGGGCGCGCCGCTCTCGCGGCACCTCCGGGCACGCTAGCAGCTTCTGGAGCTCGACCGGGAAGAGCCACTGCAGCTCCACCTCGCCCGGCGGGTCCGGCGGCACTACGCCCTCGGCAGGGTTTCGGGACAGCAGACGGAGCTCGCGCTTCTTGGAGTGCGCCAGGTCGCGGAACATCTTGGAGGCCACGGCCCAGCAGTTCTGGGCGGTCTTGGCGCTGAACGTGACCTCGCCGTCCTGGGCCTTCTCGTCCAACCACTGCACGAGGTCCCGGAGGTCGTCCGTCGTCACCTCGTCCACGTGCTTCTTGCCGATGATGGGGCTGATGTGGAGCCGGTACCGGTAGAGGTCCGAGCGCAGGGACTTCTTGCTCGAGCGCGACGGGATCCAGAGACGCTCGAAGTATTCGTCGCACGTCGGGCGCGTGCTGATAGGCGTCTTATCCTGCGGGGGCGACCAGACCTTGCCCTTAGCCGCCAGGCTCAGCTTGCGGGCAACCTCGCGCGCGTCGTCGTCCGACAACGCCGGATCGATCGGGATGTACGGCCGGACCGTCTTCCCCTCCGCGTTCTTGGCTGTGATGCGCGCGTACAGCGTGGTCGCGTTGACGCGCCAGATTGTGCCCTTGGTCTTGGTCATCAGACCGCCTCCCGGAAGCCGCGGCGAAGGAGCGCCGCCTCGATGGGGTCGATGGTCGGAGCGGGCGGTGGCGCGGAAGCGGGCGCGACCCGCAGCACTGGCTCGACGCGAGCCTGCTCGATGTAGCGGTGCATGGCCGCGCGCTCCACGAGCACCCGGCCCGCGCGCTTGAACCCCGGCAGCGTGCCCTGGCGGACCAGCCGGCAGTGGGTCTGCTTGGGCAGCGGCGACGTGTCCTGGTCGTAGTACCGGGGCCCGTCATTCTGCTCGAGTCGGTCGGCGACCGCGTCGGCGAGCTGGTGGAGGAGGGCGCGGAGGTCGCTCACCCTTCGACCTCCATGTACTCGAACCCGCACCCAAGGCAGGTCACGTCGGTGATGCCGTCCCTGTAGCAGCGGCTTATCTGCACGTGCTCGCAGGTGACGAACGGGCCGCGCAGCCGGAACGCCTTACGCTTCGGCTTGGCCGCCAGTCCGAGCTGCGCGTCCAGACGCCGCTCCACCTCGGCGTGGTCGACGTAGTCCAACGGCATCGGTTGCATCACGAGGTGCTCTCCTGCTCTGCGCGCTTGAGCCGCTCCTCGGCCTCGCGCTGGTAGTTGCTCATCGCCTGGTCGAGGTGGATGCGGCCGCTCTTGGTCCAGTAGGCCCAGAGCTCCCGGCACACCGCGACGCGCTGCTCGTCGGTCAGCATTGCGGGTCCCCCGTTAGGAGCCAGGCGAGCACGCGCTTCGGCAGCTCTACCCGCTCGCGCTTGTTCTCGGGCCCGTCCCCGACGGTGAGCACGATCGCTGCGGGCCAGCCCGAGCCGTCAGCGCGCCGCACCTCGCGGATGCTTCGGGTCGACGTGTGCCCGAACGGGTTCGCGTCGTCGCAGACCCAGCCGTCCAGCTCGAACGGCCCGGCGCTCGGAGCGGCAGCCGTTGCAGACACGGGAACGACAGCCGGGGTTGGCGAAGTGGTAGTCCGTGAGCGGCCACCACTCGTCGCAGCGGTTGCAGCAACGCTCAATGATGCCGTCTTCGGCGGGTCGATCGGGGACGCGCTCCCAGAGCATGATCGCCTCCGCACTAGGCCGCCCTCCGCGCCACGCCCTCGGCTGCCCCACCCCGAGCGGCATCGTCCCAAGCCTGAACGCAATGACGCCGGAGGGCGTCAGATTCAGTGCAGGGGCGCAGCGGGGCAGGCTGCGGCGCGCAGCGGAATGCCACAGCATCGGGCAAAAAAAAGGGCGCCGCGCGGTCGATTCGAACGACCTCATTCCCCGCTTCACCGGCCGGCATGGCGGGGACCCGGCTCAACAGACCGGTGACCTTCCCACAGGTCGAGCGCGCGTCTTGTGGTGCTAAGTGCGAGGTGGCCAGTTCCAGCAGCCTGGCTTCGGCGTCTCGCTGAAGGGAACGTCCGTGTTGAAGAACTGTCCCGTCGGGTTCAGGATGCAAAGGCCCACGCTGTCGTTGGGCCCGAAATTCACCTGCGTCACCACCGCCGCTCTCGGCGCCGGCAGGTACTCGCCGCCCGGCGTTCCGTAGCTCTGGTAGTGCACGATCCGTCCCACGCTCGGTTTCTGGTCCATTGGTTTCTCCGTTCAGCTCGAGCACGCACAGCGCCTCGAGAGCAGTCATGCGGGCGCGGCCGAGCTCGAGGTCACGCAGCGTCCGGACGCCGATGCCGAGCTCGTGGGCGGCGCGCTCCTGCGACCAGCCGCGGGCAACGCGGGCTCGACGGAGGCGACCGGCAGCCGCCCGCCTCGCCCCACCCCGCAGGGTGAACAGCTTTCCCTCAGACATGGTCACCTTGAAGCAAGCGCTCGCGGACGTGCTCGACCGCTGCCGCGAAGCGCTCGTCCTGGAGCCGAGCCCGAGCGGCGCGCAGCAGGGCGGTAGCCGCCCCGCCCGTCCGACCGAGGGCCACGGCCACCTCGGCATCGCTCATGACGGTGTGGTCGTGGAGCAGCAGAGCGGCGACGTGGCGAGCGAAGCCGAGGCTCCGGGCGATGCGAGGGCCGCGGAGGTCGACGACGGCGATCCCGAAGTGCTCAGCAGCCCGCTCGATGATGAGCGGAGCCGGGAGCAGACGGAGGGCTGGTGCGGCTCCCATTCAGCCCTCCCCGCGGTTGGAGAAGCCCTTGAAGACGGCCGGCTTCACCTCGACCAGCTCCCGGAGCGGCTGCTCGAGCACGCGAGCGCCTTGGGCCTTGGCCACCTGGGCCTCACGGGCGAACACCAGCGCGAAGCGGTGCTCTCCGGCTACCTCGGTTTCGGCGAGCCAGGACTGCATTTAGGCCGCCTCTTTGCGGTCGCAGACCCGGAGGTAGCGGATGAACTCCCGCCGCAAGCGCCCGCTCCGGAGGACGGCTCGGAGGTTCAGCGGGGCGGTGCCGGCCACCCAGGCCTGCATCGTTCGGAGGCTGACGCGGCACCAGCGCGCGGCATCGGACTGCGACGCGCCCGCCTTGGCGATGGCGTAGCGCAGCGCATGCGCAGAATGCTGCGTAACCTGTTGCTCCGACCAGGTTACCCCGATGTGCGGGATGACCGTACGCTTGGCCATGTTAGGCAGCCCCCTTGTCCGGCTCCCGCTCGGAAGCAGCCGGCTCACTCCACCACGCCGGATCGATTGGAACCTCCGGATCGTCCTTCAGCTTTTGACTGTTCTCGGTCGTCGGCGCCGTGCCGCCGCGCGCGAGCCTCGACAGTCTCGGTTGAGAGATACCAGTGCGGCTCGCGAGCCGTTTCTGGACCCCTCGGGTTTGGAAGGCTTTTGCCAACGTTTGAGAGGCCCGCGAATGCATCAGCGTCGCAAGTATGCACTCGCGGATATATCCGTCAACGCAAAAACGGACTACTTGCGTGGAGGCCCCGGAATTTGGAGCATTCGGCGTGCCCGCTCACCCAGGCCCGTTGAAGGCCAAGCCACCGAAGACACGACCCGCGGGGTGGACCGATGGTCAGTGGCAGTTTCCCAAGCGTCTCGAGGCGCTTGGCGTCGAGTGTGGCTGGGACCCGGCGGAGGTGCAGCGAATCGCCCAGGTCTCGCAGGCCACCGTCTCGCGTTGGCTGGCATACAAGTCGAAGCAGCCAGATCCGCTTGCGGTGAAGCGATTGGAGATAGCTGCAAAACGGCCGCCAGGCTGGCTCTTGCGCGAGCCCGACGAGGGAACAACAGCTGCAGCGTCGGGCGTTTCCACGCAACTCGCGCTGCGGCTTGTCCGAGCAGGCCTGAGCAACGACTTGCTAACTCTCTCGGATGAGGAGCTAGGGGCAGTGGAACGGTTTCGACCTGAGTTGAGAAAGGCGATCTTGGGGATCGTCCACGTGTACGACGTGCCGCTTGAGCGCGCCGCCGCTTTGGCGGACATCGCCGTGGGCGCTGAGCCATCGATGGTGGGGCATCCGTCGGGAGACGCGCCTTTCTGGTTTGAGCGAATGGCTAGACGGGTGCCGCCGAGAAAGGAAAGCGGCAGCTTTCCGTCGTCGGGCTCGATAAAAATTCCGAAGCGATAACTTAGCAACTACGAGCGGTTATCCGAGGTCGCGCCGCTGCGCACAGTTCTATGCGCTTGCGCATTCATCCGCGAACGCATATATCCAAGCCATGCACAGCGCGCTCGACCCCGCCGCCCTCAGGAAGCTCGCCACGGTCTACGCCGACCGGAAGAGCACCGCTCACCGCCCGATCCACGCTGCCGTGACAGCGGTGCTCCGGGGCGCCTGCCAGAGCCCGGTGGTCGAGCTCGGCGTGGAGAACCTGCTCGCCCACTACGACGGCAAGGCCGACCTCTGCGACGTCGAGCGCGCTGAGCGGTACCTGGTCGAGTGCTGGGCTGAATGCGCCCCGCCTGCCCCCGCCGCCGCGCTGCCCTCGGTGGCGTGCGGCTCGCTTAACTGAGCTCTCCGGCCTTCGAGGCCTCGAGTGGGTGTCGCTCCGGGGAGTCAACCCTCCCCCCGACCTGACCTCGGAGCGACACCCACTCGAGTCCGCGCAAGCGACTCGACCAACCAGGAGCTGCAATCCCGTGACCATCAACCTGCACAACTGCCGAATCCTCCTCGCGCTCACGCCCGAGCAGTTCGAGAGGCTCATCGAGGCCACTCGTGACGGCGCCGCCATCGTAACCACGGCGGAGCCCGTACCGCCGAACGACCCGCCGTCGAGCACCTTCCCCGCTGCTCCGGCCGCAACCGCCGAGAGCTCGGAGCCCGCCCTCCGCAACGTCGTCCCCCTCCGTCGGGTGGCAGCGTGAGCACCCGCTACTCGCAGGTGCACGCGCGCTCGGTAGCCGTAAAGCCCGAGCCCGCTGCCTCTCCAAAGGAGGCGATCATCAAGCTTCTCGACACGGAGACGCTGGTCACCGAGGCCATCGAGAACCTCGTCCGAGGACCCGAAAGCCTCGAGTGCCGCGACGGCGCCGACGCGCTGCTTGGTGACGCCATGCGCCGCATTGCGCAGGCCCGCGCCATCCTCCACGAGCTGCGCCGCGCCGCGTGCGGGCAGCCCACGATCGCGAGTGTCGGCTGATGGCCGGCCGGTGCAACTGCTGCGCGCGCCCCGTGGCCATCACGGAGGCGAGTCGCTTCCGAACGGTCGTGTACCGGGACCCGCGCTCGGATGCGCCGTACCTGTATCTCGCGATGTTCGAGTGCCTTTGCCAGAACACGCTCGCGGTCGTGCTGTGGGAGGACGAGGCGACTGCTCTCGAGTCGCACGAGGCAGACGTGGCCGAAGCCGCCCGCGCCGCCGCCTACGAACGCGACGAGGCGCCGTACGACCGCGCCGTTTCTCGCGGCTTCTTTTCGCTCACTCACGAGCTCGCCAGTCGCGGGCTGTAGGGCGCGCTGCGCCCAGAAGGTTGGGGACTCATGCAATCGACTCTTTTGATTCCTGTGGGGCGCGCCAAGGGCGAGCCGATCGCTTCGTGCTCGCTCGAGAACCTGGACTGGACCATCAACTTCATCGCGAAGAAGCTGCGGGAAGAGCCGACCGGCAGGTTTGCAGCCGACAACCGGCGCTGGCTCGACGAGGCGCAGCGCGTCTTCGGCGAGCGCAGCGAGGGCGTGGTGGTCGAGGGCCCGACGGCTGGTGCCGCGCCGGCCGCCATAACGCAGCCGCGCCCGCACGCCCCCCTCGCTACGCAGCTGGTAAATGTGCCCGTCGGGGCCATTCGCGAGGCCGCGGCCGCCACCACGGCACTGGTCAAGGCGCGCGAGCTTGGGCACCTCATCTCCCCCGCCCCGGCCGTGGGCAACCTCCCGGAAGGCTGCGCGATCAACGTCTCCGCCGTCGTCGTCGACATCGACCGCGAGACGTACGCGATGAGCGGCACGAGCGAGCGCGGGCTCAGCAAGGTGGCCCTCGACAAGATCGCCAGCGCGCTCGGCGTCGACTGGGACCCGCAACTCTCGCAGCGGCTCGATGACGGCTCGCACCCGCACTACTGCCACTTCCAGGCCGTCGGCCGCGTGCGCAACTTCGACGGCACGTGGCGCACCATCCAGGCTCACAAGGAGCTCGACCTCCGCGACGGCTCCGCGCTTATCGAAGACATCCTGGCGCGGGAGGCGAAGAAGCAGCAGGAGCAGGGCAACAGCTACAAGGGCGACGGCGGCAAGAAGGAGATCGCGGGCAAGCGTCTGCACATCCTGTCGCTGTGCGAGACCGAGGCTCGGCTCCGCGCGGTGCGCTCGATGGGCCTCCGCACCGGCTACACCCGGGAGGAGCTCGCCAAGCCGTTCGTGATCGCGCAGATCTCCTTTGACGGCTACAGCGAGGACCCGGAAGCGCGGGCGCAATTCCGCGAGGGCATCATGGCCAATTTCCTCGGCGGATCGCGGGCCCTCTACGGCAAGCCTCCCGTGAAGGAGCTGCAGCAGCACGCCCCGCCGCCCCCGCTTAGCGCGTACGGCGACGCGGGCGACGAAGACGACGGGCCGCCCAACTACGGCTTCAGCGAGCCCCGGCGCACAGGAACGGGAGGGCCGTACTGATGCGCCTTCTCGCCTCCGGCGACAACCACTTCGCCGAGCACCTGCGCTTCGACGAGTGCATCAAGGTCCACGCCTCGATGGTCGAGCAGGCGCGCGACGTGAAAGCCGACGTCTTCTTGGACAGCGGCGACGTCTTCGACGCTGCGAGCACCCCGCGCGAGCGACAGGCCGTCGCTGAGTGGATCGTGGCGATGGCCGAGGTTTGCCCGGTCGTATTTGCGAAGGGCAACCACGACCGCCCCCTCGACGTCGCGCTCATGCGCCGCTTGTCGACGAAGCACCCGGTGATCGTCGAGGAGGGCGCCGCCGTCCACCACGTCGCCGGGGCTGCAATCGCGGTGATGGCGTGGCCCGAGCGCGCCCACCTGCTCGCGGCGCTGGGTAGCGCGGCGGCTGCGGACCTCGGCATGCGAGAGGCGCTCCAGGGCGTGCTGCGCGGCCTCGGCCAGCAGCTCGAGCAGCACGACGGGCCGCGCGTCCTGCTCGGTCATTTCATGGTCGACGGCTCCGTCGCGAGCACCGGTCAGCCCTTGCTCGGAATGCCGATCAACGTGGGCCTGGCCGACCTGGCGCTGGCGCGCGCTCACCTGACGGTCATGGGCCACATCCACAAGGCCCAGAGCTGGGAGCTCGAGACGGGGCCCGCCATCTACACGGGCTCGCCTTTCCGGACGGACTTCGGCCAGCTCGAGCGCAAGAGCATCCTGTTCGCCGAGTTCGACGGGCAGCGACTGCTCCGCACGGAGGAGCTGGAGACGCCGTGCACGCCGATGGTGCACATGGACGGGTCGCTTGAGCGCGTCGCGGGCAGAGCGTTCTTCGCGGTAGGGCCCCACGCCGACGTGCGTGGCGCCGAGATCCGACTGCGATACAGCGTCGCGCCAGAGGATCGCGACACCGTCCGCCACCTTGCCGACGAGGCGAAGAGCGAGCTGATTGCTCGCGGCGCGCACAGCGTGAAGGTCGAAGAGGTCGTGATCGCAGAGCGCCGCGCGCGCGCTCCGGAGGTCGCGAAGGCGACGAGTGTGCAGGACAAGCTGGACGCGCACTGGCTCTCGCTCGGGTACGACCCGGGGGGGCAGCGCGGGGAGCTGCATGTGATGGCCGCGGAGTTGGAGCAGGAGGTGGCGAATGCGTCTTGAAAAAGCCGTGTGGCACAACATGGGCCCGCACCGGGATTGGACCCTCGACCTGACGGAGCTGGACCCCTCGGCGAAGCTGGTGGCGCTGGTCGGCAAGAACGGCCGCGGCAAGAGCTTCAGCTTGGAGAGCGCGGTGGCCGGCGCCTGCTACGGCAGCATGCCCACGCAAGGCTCTGTGGTGAAGCGCGCCACGGCGGCGGACAGCTACCTCGAAAGCACGCTCGTGCACGCCGGAGCGCGGTACCGCATCCGCCACTTGGCGAACGCCTCCACCGGCAAGGGCGAGGTGCTCTGCCAGGTGGACGACGGCACGGGCCGTTTCGTGCCGGCCTACGAGGGAGGCACCGGCATCAAGCTCTTCAAGGCGGAAGCCGCTCGTCGGCTGCCAGATCCGGACGTGCTCTTCGCGAGCATCTTCGCCGCCCAGCAGAGCGAGGGCTTCGTGAAGATGAGCTCCGGAGACCGCATCGGAGTCATTCTCCGAGTGCTCGGGGTGGCGAAGTTCGAGCGCATGGCTGAGGCCGCGCGGAAGCGGAAGGCCGCCGCCGCTGACCAGCTCGCCGCGCTCGGGCGACGCATCGCCGACATTCGAGGCGGCAGCAAGGGCGTCGCCGCGTGCGAGGCCGACCTCGCTGTAGCGACCGAGGCCGTGGCGGAACTGCGGCGCGCAGCCAGCGAGGCGGAGACCGCGGTGACCGATGGCAAGGAGCGGGACGCCGAGGTCCGCGTGCTCACGGCCCAGCGTGACGCGGCCGTGCGCGAGCTCGCGGCGCTCCAGCAGCAGCTCGGAGAGGCCTCGCGCCAGCTGGCCGACACGGCCGTGAAGGTGCGGAACAACCGCGCCGTTCTCGCCGACGCCGAGAACATCCGCAAGGCCGCGGCATCGGTGGTCCAGCTCGAGCACCAGCTCCAGGGGCACGAGCTGGCGCTGGCGAAGACCCAGGCCGAGCTCGACGGGATGCGTGCTCGGGGTCGCGACGCCGCGACGGCAATCGAAGCCGCGTCGACTCGCGCCAACCGCGCTCGGGCGCGCGCGGCCGACGCACCGAAAGTGCAAGCCGCGAAGGAGGCTCTGCCCGGACTGCGGGACGCGCTCGACGAGGCTGAAGCGGAGGTCACGCGAGCAACCGCCAAGTTCGAAGAGGTGCAGAGCGCTCACGTGGCCGGATCTGGCGAGCGCATCACGGCGCTGCGCCGCCATATCAGCACGGCGCGCACGCTGGCTCACGACCGCGCGGACCACGAGCGGATCCATCAGACCCTGGGTGATGCCATCGAAGGGGACGACGCGGCGGTGCTCGCGGCGCAGCAGACCCCGACGCTTGTGCAGGAAGCGAGCAGCCGCGTGGGGGATGCTCGCGTGAACGCGCAGCACGCGCGAGCGGCCCTCTTCGCGGCGGAGAAGCTCGCCGCCCGAAGCGCTGAGGTCGACTCCGCCGAGCAAGAGCTCCGCGAGGCGACCGCCGAGGTGCAACGGCTTCTCGGCCAGGGGCAGATCGTGACCGAGCGCGCTGAGGACAAGGTCGTAGAGCTGACCAACGCCATCGCCGCGAACCAGCAGATGCAGGCCGCCCTCCGCCCCCTCGCCTCCAAAGTCGCCCCGCTCGACAACGCTGAGGCACGGCTGGCGGCGCTCCTGCCGGTGATCGAGCAGCAGGGCGCAGACGTTGCTCGGCTGGAGGCCGCCATCGCCGCGCTGCCGGCGCTCGACGTCGTGCCCGTGCGCCCGAACCTCCCCGCCCTCCAAGCCTCCCTGGAGAGCGCGCAGCAAGCCCTCCGCGTCGCCGAGGGCACCGTTTCCCGGGCGCAGGCGGCGCTCGATCGCGCCCGCGAGGTGGAAGCGCAGGTGGCTGGCCTCGAGGCGGAGGCGGCCACCACGCAGACCGTCCTGGAGCGCGCCAGCCGGCTCGCCCTCGACCTCGGCCGCGACGGCATTCAGAGCGCCGAGGTCGACTCCGCCGGCCCCGAGCTGACCGAGCTCATCAACGACTTGCTCCACACCTGCCAAGGCCCCCGCTTCACCGTCTCGGTCGAGACGCAGCGAGCCTCGGCCGACGGCAAGAAGACGATCGAAGAATGCAACATCCGCGTCATCGACACCGTCGCCGGTACCGACAAGGAGATCGCGGAGCACTCCGGCGGAGAGCGCGTGATCCTCGGGGAAGCGGTGAGCCTCGCCCTCACCATGCTCGCCTGCCGCCGCGCCGGGTGGGAGCGCCCTACCCTCATCCGCGACGAGAGCGCCGCCGCCCTGGACCCCGGGAACGCCCGGGCGTGGGTAGCCATGATGCGCCGCGCGGTCGAGCTCACAGGCGCCGACCGCCTGCTCTTCGTGAGCCACAGCCCCGACGTGGTGGAGATGGCCGACGCTCAGATCGAAGTGGGCGCGCCGAGCGCGACGGAAGCGAGGGCAGCGTGAGCGCGCTCTCCAATCGCCTTAAGTGCGCCGTCCACCCGGGCCTTCCCAACCCCGTGACCCGCGTGCCGTTCGGGCAGGAGTCCCGGAGCAAGGAAGAGGTGGGCCTCCTCGAGGCAGAGCTGCAGGTGGTCGTGGCCGTCGTGGCTGCCGACTTCACCCAGGTGGGCCCGGTATCTCGTGAGGACATCGACCGCATCGTGGCCTGCGAGGCCACCAACTACATGGCTCGGCTCGAGCGCAGCGGTTGGGTGGAGGTGGTGGGCGTGCTCCCGCGGTCCACCAGCAAGCTCTACCGGGCAACGTCGAAGGCTCGGAGGGTGCTTGGGCTCGAGGGTTGGTCGCTGCTCCGGGAGGTCGCGTGATGCACGAGTCAGAAGAAGACGGCACGGGTCGAAGTCGCCTGCTCACGAACACCTGCAATCGGTGCGGGCGCCACACCGACTCGGTGCGCGTGTTCCCGCCGACGCAGTTCAGCCCAGCTCAAGCCTACACGCCCCGCTTTTGCCGGGGCTGCGAAGACGTTGTTTCGAATCAGCGGGGCGAGGGGTCTCGTGGCTAACCGCCCCTCCCTCGACCGTCTCGCCGAGCTCGAGACGCTAGCGCCCGACGAGGACTGCCCGCCGGACGCTCGCTTCTCGGTACCTGCCTCGGACCTGCGCGACCTGCTGGCGCTGATTCCGATGGTGCGAGCCGCCGACCGCGTCGCGGCTGCTGCGAGCGTAGTCAAAGTTCACGCTGTAACCCTGCGCCAGGAAGAGCTCGCCGCCGAGCTGCTCGGCGCCCTGCTGGAGTACGATCCGCAGATCGTTCTGGGGGCGAGTCGTGGCTGAGAGCACCCCCGACATGTTCGCTATCGGCTCGCTCCGCTGGCCTGGCCTCTCCAAGGTCGCCGAGGAGTCCGGAGAGGTGGTGCAGGTCATCGGGAAGCTCATGGGCACCGGGGGAGAGCCGGCGCACTGGGACGGCTCGGACCTCCGCGTGCGCTTGCAGGAAGAGCTGGGCGACCTGCTCGCGGCCGTCGACTACGTGCTGCGAGTCAACCCGTACGCGCTGAACGAGCTCGAGGTGGCCGTGCGGCGCAGCCAGAAACTGGAGACGTTCTTGCGGTGGCACCGCCAGCAAGGAGGCCCCGATGCCGGGTGACGCTCGCTACTCGCGCTGGATCCACACGCAGCCGTGCGCGGTCTGCGACACGACGTTGCAGGTCGAAGGCCACCACTCGCTCTACGGCACCACGTACAGCCCGGAGGACGCGCGGCCGACGAAGGCCATCGAGGGCGCCCGCAAGGGCATGGCCCAGAAAAGCCACGACTACTTCCTCATCCCGCTGTGCTTGAAGCACCACGAGCCCGGCATCCACCAGCTGGGGAACTACTTCGAGGGCTGGTCCCGCGCGGAGGCCAACGCTTGGGAGGAGGAGCAGGTCGGCATCCACCGGAACCGCTACGCCATGCAAGCCCCCGCACCTGCGGCGGCTCCCGCGCGCGCCACCCGCCCCGTCAAAGCCACCAGCTCCCTCGAGCGGGAGCGCGTGCTCGAGCAGATCGAAACCTGGGCAGGAGCCCGACGCCTGAAAGCCGAGGAGCACCAGCTCATCCACGACTTGGTCAACGACTTGAGGGCGGAGTCGCCCGGGAAGCAATTCTGATGGCTAGCCTCTTCAACCGCCACATCGCGAAGCTCTTGCCGTCGCTGACCTGGCGCCACTTCGGCGTCGGCGCGCTACAGGCCTACCTGTCCGAGGACGGACGGCTCGAGCAGCGGCTCCACATCTGGCACCCGAGCCTGATTCGGTCGGGCATCCAAGGGCGCGGGGACTGCCACAACCACCGCTTTTCGTTCGTTTCGCAGGTGCTTTGCGGCGCCATCGTGAACGAACAGTGGGACCTCCGAGCCTTTGAGGCCGGCGACTACGCACTCTACGAGGTCGAGCACGCTCGTGCCGCGCTGCAGCGCACCGGCGCTTTCGACTGCGACTACCGCCTGGTCGCCCGCTGTCACGCCGCACCCATCGGCCGGACCTGGACCCACGCGGGCGGCTCCTACGAATTCGAGCGTGGCGCCTTTCACCGCACAAGCTGCCTCGGTCTGACCGTCACGCTGGTCACCAAATTCGACCAGCAGGAGGAGCGAGCGCGCATCCTGTGCCCGCACGGTGAGCGCCTCGTGCAGGCCTTCGGCGGTCCCAAGCCTGATGTCCAGGCGGTGCTGCGCGACGCGCAGGAGGCTCTTTGCCGATGAAGCGCACCTATCCTCGCTGGGCCTGCACCCACACTCGCTTCGCTTGGGAGGGCTCTCCGTACGAGGCTTGTCCGGGCTGCCGCAACCAGGTGCGCCGCTTCTTCCGGCATTGGTCGGCCCTCACCCTGGCCGTCGGCATCGCGTTCTTGGTGCTCTGCGCCGCGGCAGGTGCCAGGTGAGCGGCGACCCCAAAAAGGCTGTGATTGAAGAGTCCGGCAAGTGCATCGGCTGGGTCTGCGTGGCCTGCAGCCGGCTGCACACCACGGCCATTTACCTCGCGAAGGACGAGGAAGCAGCGGCCGCGGCGCTTGATGCCGCAACACGATGCTGCGTCACACCGCTGTGCGCGTGCGGAGCGGAGGCCAAGGTCTACGCCAAGCTGTGCTCGAAGTGCTGGCGCGCCGAGCAGGACGCGAAGGACGACGCCCGCTGGGAAGCGGCGCCGAAGAAGACAATCGCGGAGTACCTGGCGGAGCACCCGGACGGCTTCCTCTCGGACGGTGACGAGAAGTTTTGGCCGGTCAGCGACTACATCGACGATGAGGCTTATCTTCGGCACCCACGCGTGTGGTTTTGCGAGCCGAGGCGCGGAATCAAGCTCGACGCCGACGACATCACCGAATCGTGGGCGGACGACCGGCACGAGGACGCCCGAGACGATCTCGACCTGAAGGGCCTCCAAGAGCTGCTCGACAGGTGGTGCGCGGAGCAGGTGACCACCAGCTGGTACGTCGACGGCAGCGCGCTGGACCCCGCGGAGGTCGAGCGACTCCGCGAGGACGCAGCCGCACCGGAGGCCACGTGACCGCCATCGGCAAGGTGCACGAGCTCGACGCCTCGGGCCTCTTCGACAGCAACCACCGCCACGCGGGGCTAGTCGTCGTCACCATCACCTGCACTCACGAGCAGGCCGAAGCGTGGGGGCTCCTTTGGGGCCATCACGTCCAGGCGCTCCCATTCATCCCACCTGCCGAGCGCGGCTCGGAGAAGCGCTGATCATGCCCGACGAAACCGAGACTGACGAGACGAGAGGAACGACCGTGATGCACAAGGAAACCGGAGCCGTGGCCACGTTCGAGACGAAGACCGATGCGGACGCCGCCGGCTACACCGTGCCGCTCTCGCAGGACCAATACGACATGGCCCTGCACATGAACCGCAAGCAGCGCCGCGCGTGGGCGGCGCAGCAGCGGGGCGCGAAGAAGCCGAAAGCGGTGGCGTCTTGAGCTCGGCTCTGGCCGTTTCCGAGGCCGTCGTCGACTACCCCCTGGCCGCAATTCTCGACCCGACGATCAAAAACTACCGCACCAACTTCCGCGGCATCGAAGAGCTGGAGGCCTCCGTCCGAGAGTCGGGCATTCGGGTGCCGCTCGTGCTCCGCCCCTCCCCCCTCACGCCCGACGCGCACGAGCTCGCAATCGGCGCGCGCCGACGCGAGGCTGCCCGACGAGCGGGCCTCGAGACGGTGCCCGTCATCATCCGCGAGCTCACGGACGAGGAGGTGCACACCGAACGCGCGATAGAGAACCTGCAGCGCGTTGACCCCGACCCCTTGGACGAGGCCGACGGCTTCGCTGCGATGGTCAAGCTCGGTTGGTCGGAGGGGTTGATCGCGACCCGGCTCGGCAAGCCGACTCGCTACGTGGTCGAGCGCCTCGCGCTCTGTAACCTCTGCGAGGAGGGCCGCAAGGCACTCACCGAGGGGCACATGCTGGTGGGCGTCGCCATCGAGGTCGCCAAGCTCGCGCCGTCGCTGCAGCCCGAAGCGGTGAAGGAGGTCGGCTCGCACTGGGCAGGCAGCCTCTACACCGTCGCCGACGCTCGAGACGCCATCAGCAAGCGCATCATGCTTCGGCTCGACCGAGCCCCGTTCGCGCTCGACGACCCAGCACTGGTCCCCGAGGTGGGCCCCTGCACCACCTGCCGGAAGCGCACGGGCACCCAGGCGGAGCTGTTCGCCGGCTTCGATGCGGACCTCTGCACCGACAGCGCCTGCCACAAGGGCAAGCTGGATGCGCTCTGGAAGCTCCGCGTGAAGACCGCCAAGGCCGACGGCGTCACGGTGCTGAGCAAGAAGGACGGGGCGGAGGCGCTCAAGAGCGCGCGCGCCAACTACGGCTCGGGAGCTTTCGTGCGCCTCGACGAAGAGGTGTACCTCGGAGCCAAGAGGCCCAAGTCCCTCAAGGCAGCGTTCGGGAAGGAGCTGCCGCCCGTCACGCTCGCTCGCGACGAGGACAGCGGGACACCGGTGGAGCTCGTGCCCCGCAAAGCTGTGGAGGCGCTCCTGAAGGCGCACAGCCCTGCGCGGGGCGGCACGGACCAGTCACCCAAGGCCGACGCGAAAGCCAAAGCCGAGCGCGAGGCCGAGCGCGTCAAAGCCGAGGTAAACCGCCGCGCGATGACCGCGATCGTGGAGGCTGCCGACGCCGCCACCCGCAAGGGTAAGGCGCCCCGCGCGCTGCTCCGCCTGGCCGTCCGTGGCGCCCTGGACTCGGTCTGGACGGACGTCACCAAGAAGGTGGCCGACCGCCGAGGTCTGCCGCTCACCGACGAAGCGCAGGGCACCACCAGGAAAGGGGCGAAGCGCCAGCTCGAGCGCCTAACTCCAGCCGTGCGCATCGAGCGGCTGCTGGAGACGCTCGATGAGGGAGCGCTGTTCGCCCTGCTGCTCGAGCTCGCGATGGGCCGCTCCGTGCCGGGCAAGTGGAGCGAGGGGTCGGACTGCTACGTCGACCTCTGCGCGGAGCTGGGTGTCGACACGAAGGCTCTCGAGAAAGCCGTGAAGGCGGAGCGGAAAGAGAAGGCGCAGGCCAAGACCCCTCCCCGCCCGGAGCACCCCGCCACCGGGCAGGTGGTCCACTACATCGACCCCACCGGCCTCAGAAAGACGGGCGTGGCTTGCGGCGGCAAGGTCGGAGACGGCAAGGGTATCGTTACCGACGACGCCGCGAGGGTCACCTGCAAGAGCTGCGGGCGGACCGCCCGCCTCGAGATCGACTAGGCGCCTTTTCCGCCGTCCCCGCTTATAAATTCCTGGAGGAGTTGTCTCGCGTTCCGCGCGATAGCGAGCGAGCTATTCAGCTGCGCAGACGTAAGGGGGCGCGTGGCGTCGTAGTCCGCGTGCTTCCGAAGCGTCAGCAATTGTCTGCCGTGATTCGCAAGCTTGGGTGCCTTGCCTGGCTGAAAAGCGAGCTCGTTCCACAGCTTCCCATGCGCTGACGACTCCTTCGTCGAGACGTCGAGCCCCTTCGATTGGGCGTAGTCACGAGCGGCGTTGTACGTCGCGTAATACGCTCTGCCGACGGCGGTACGTCTCTTGGCCTCGCTCTGCTCGGTGTCAGCCTGAGTCGCGAGGTCTTCCGCGAGCTGTAAAAAGTCAGCCCACGGGAATGAGCTCACGCCCCACTCCCATGGCGCCTCGAACGTGCGGTGGCAGCTGCAGCCACTCCTGGTCGATAACAGCTTCGACCGACGCCCACGCCTGCGCGTCGTCTTCGCGCATCACGACGTTCACCATAAGGAATGCGTCCTCGGCATCGTCGTCGGGGTTCTTCACCACCTCCAACAATGTTTGGTAGCCGGGCAACGCTGCCTCGACCGCACTCAGGATGTCGTCCACACCTTCACGCACGTCCTGCTTTGCGAGAAAAGACGATACGTCGCCCTTCATCGTCGGCGCTAAAGCACGGGTCTTGATCGTTGTACCACCGGCGTCCGCCGTGAAAGGCTCGGGCCCGCTAGCGCCCGTCTCCGCCCGGCAGATCATCGCGCTCATGGTGGTGCTGTCCGGCCGATAAACGTGCAGGGAGGGCACGTCCGCGCCTGCGGCAGGCCCGAAACGGCGGTCCCTGGCGACGGCCACAACCGCGCCTCCGCTCACCGTAATCGCTGCGCATACCGTGAAAGCCCACATGGTTAGTGCCCCTCGACGAGAACTTGCAAGGAGGCCTCTAGCTCAGCATGCCACGCCTGGGCTTGGCGAACAAAAACGGTCGCGTCATCCGCCAAAAAGCGAACTTGAGGCAGTTGCGGCCGGGTATTGATGTCCGTGCTGATAAAAAGCTTATCGCGAGGCTCCGCTCCGGGTAGCGTCACTTCAACTCTTCGGAGGGCTGCGATAGTGTTCAGTTCCTCGGTGTGTTCGTTGAAGGTGCGGCGGATATGTGTGGCCGCCCTCCAATCCCACTCGAAGAGCGACTGGTCAAACGGGGCGCCGCGCGTCAGAAGCCGGGTGCTCAGCGCATCGAGTTCTTCGGGCGTCTTATTGGCGAACCCCTCGCGCACCAGCGCGATCCGGTGTGCCGGCTGGCCGACGATGGTCAAGCAGGCCCCGATGTAGCGGGATGCCTTTTCGCAGAACTGCGCGAACGGCTCCCCAGGGCTTCCAAGCAGCGGAGAGTACATCACGTCCGCGCTCTCCGAGGTCAGGCTAACCAGCCACTCCCCGCTCAGGGACGCAGCGCCCAAGCGTTGCACGGTTGCCCCCGTCGGCGTCAGTTCCATTATCGGCCGAGGCAGGAAGTCGTCTCCGAGGCGCGTAAGTAAGTCGCCGTAAGCCGCCGCCCGCACTTGTACGTGGCCCGAGTTGGCGAAAGCGCGAGCTAGGTAGCGTACGGGTATCTCGATCAAAGAGCGGTCCTCGCGGGTCCCACTACGAACGGTGCCCGCGGAAGTAAAGAGCAAAGCGCGTGCCGCCGCAGTAACCGCACGGGCGTTCAGTAAAGATTTGAACACGGCGCAGCGAAGCGCAAAGCTCTACGCCCGATGCCCCGTCCGCCCAAGAAGCCGCACTGGCAGACGCTGCTCCCCAAGCCCGAGTGGGCAGGTGGGCCGCCGCACGTGTCGCGGGAGGTCATCACGGACCGGGTCCTCGTCGGGCACAGCACGCCGACGGGCTCGGGGCAGCTTTGGCGCATCCGGCGGGTCGCAGCCGACGGCTCGAGCGAGCTCGTGACGATGGCCGGCGAGCCGTGGGAGGGGACGGGGACACAGGCAGCTCTGCGCGCCCAGGTGCTCGGGCAGGAAGACCCGGACGGTCGCTACATCCCCGAGAAGGTTGAAAGCTAGCGGCGCCTACGAAGCCTTACCGAGGCGGGCGCGCACGGCTGAGGCACTGGGGCCCACCTCGTCGACCACCTCGCGAAGGCGGTCGGTGCTGATGCCGAGGGCCTCCGTCCAGTAGCGAACCTCGTAATCCTCGCTGAGATTGATGCGTGAAGAGTCCTGTGGGCTTCTCTTGGTCTTGTCGTCGGACATGCGACAGCCCCAGCACGACGCATGCCAGACGGCCATTGCGGCGGTTCCTCAACGTGACGAGGACGCAAACGCCACAAGCCCTTCGTTGGTTGTGCCGCGTGTAGCGAAGGCGTACGGCATTGGGCAATGGTCCCCTCCTATCGCCCGCCACCGAAGCCGGTGGTCCTCGCGTTTTGGCGCGTAGAGCGCGTGTTCGGTGACGGGCGCCGCGAACTCGTCACGCTGGGCGGTGAGCCTTGGGAGGGTGCGGAGGAGCAGGCTCTAGAGCGCGCGCGGGTCATGCAGGCTGAGGAGACCGACGTGAAGTTCGAGCTGCTGTCGGTCGTTAGGACGCAACTGGGCAGGCCGGCGTCCGAATAGGGGAAGCCAGCCCGCCGAAGGCTCACACCCAACCGTTTTCCTTGATGGCGGCGGGCTGGCCCTACGTGTCCCGTGAGGGGTGGGCGAACTCGAACGCCACCGACTCAATGAGCACCCGGCCGTTGAGGGAGCACGCGTACCAGGCCTCCACGAGCCTAGCCAATCGCGCGCGATCGAGTTGGCAGAGCTCCCCGTGCAGGCGGGCGATGATGGCTGCCGTGGGGTCAGGCGGCTCGTTCCTGCGCCGGGTCGGCTCGTCGTCGAGGTCGACCATCAGAGCGCCTCGCTGCGAGCGAGCACGTCCCCAAGGACGACGGTCTCGAACGACAGACCACGAATGACACTGGGGAGCGTCGTGGCAGTCGCAAACAGCTGGACGGCCGCGACACCATCGATCACCTGCAGAGCGCGCCCCACGCCGATCGCAGAGACGTAGCCGAAGCTGACGCCCGTCCCGTTGCCGAAGCCGAGGTTGACCGAGGTTCCCACACCGAGGCCGAGCCCAGCGAACGCCGCGAGACCTACCCCCGCCACGGTGGCGCCGCCGACGGCTACAGCGACGCCTCCCAGAGCTCCCACAGCAGGCGCCGACGCGATCGTGAGCCCATTTCCTGGCGCGACGGCACCCGAGTGAGCTGCGCCAACACCGGCCACGCTCTGCAGCGCCCAGGGAATGGCGACGACAACGGCTGCGCCGGCAGCAACACCCGGGGCGCGCTGCGTCATTCGACCATCGGCGACGCCGACAGTCTGCCCGAGTCCCACGCCCGCGGCGGTGGCGAGGGCCACGCCGTTGCCTGGGGCCGCGGCCGCGCTCCCGCCGGCCATCACGCCCGTCTGCTGCTCGAGCATCCGAGCCACCGCGGCAGCGACGACCGAGCCCACGGCCACCCCAAGTGCGCGCTGAGTGGTCGCGCCGGCCGCGACGGCAAAGGCGCTCCCACCGACCGCGACGCCGTCCGCCAGCACGGTGCTCTGGGCTAAGGACGAACCGATGCCGCTCGCCCCGCCGGCAACGAAGCCGACGCCCGAGCACACCTCTCGAGAGGCACCCACGGCCACGCACGCAACGGCGCCCACGCCGACGCGGGCCTGAATGTCGCGGCCCACCCCAACGCCCAGAGCGGCGGTGAGCGCCGCGCCCGGAGCAGATTGAACCGCCACCGGGGCACCCACCGCCACCAGCGCGGCAGGACCGACGCCGGCGGTGCGCTGCAGCGCCGAGCCGGCGCCGATGACCATGAAACCGCCCACGCCCACACCCGTGCCGCTCGCGACGACAGGGGAGGAAGCGGAGGCGAAGAACGCAGCCGACCCGCGCCGAGCCGTCGTGGTGAACGTCTCAATCGGGCGCTCGTCCGTCGCCTGATACAGGCCCAGCACGTCGTTGACGGCAGCGGGAGTACCAGCGAAGAACGTGCGCGGACGGCGCGCTTGCTCGTTCGTAGCGAGCCACTCTTGGTTGAAGACTCGCCGCCGCAAGGCGAAGAATGGAATCGCAGCGGCCACCACGGCGAACGCGAACGGTCGCCTCAGTGTCGTCGTGAACGTCTCGATCGGGCGCCCGTCCACGAGCTCGCGCTTGACCGAGGCTGTGTAGTCCGGCGTCCCGCCGCCGCCACCGCCGCCGCCGTCGTGGGACACGAGCAGCATGCCCCACTGCGCGGCGCCGCCGATGCCCCAGGTCACCGCCTGCGCACCAGCGGTGCCCGCGAGGCGCCAGACAGCACCCCCGTACTCGAAGGCACCAGACGCCACGCTGAACTCCGTCGTCCAGCCAGGGCTCGGAGGGGTGTGCACGGGGCTACCACCGTCGGCGTACACGTAAACCGACGTGATCTCGTCGCCCACTTGCGTCAGCGCGTCCGTCGTCGCCGTCGGAGCGTTCGTGTTCCCCGACGCCGTGACCGGGGTCCCGCGCACCGCGCCTGCGCCAGAAATCTCGACGATCGCTCCCGTCGTGTAGTGGCCGTCCGGGGTCCCCACTCCGCTGTATGTAATGGTGACCGTGTGAGCGGCGCCCGGCGGCACCACGGCTTCCCAAAGCTCAGCCTGGTTCAGGTTGTTGGGCGACTGGGTGCAGCGGCCCACCATCGTCGCTGCTGCACCGTTGATCGTGACCGCGCTGACGAGATGCGTCTGGACCGACGAGTAGTGGACCAGCAGGACGCGAACGGTGTTGCCCGGAGTGAAGTCCGACAGCGTGTTCGCGATTGTGTGCGGGCCAACCGTCGTGACGCCCGAGTGAGGCGCTGCGATGGCTTGGCCTTGGACGCGGGTTGCCATGGCTCCTCAGAGAGACGGCGGGAGCGCCGGGACTATCGCGTCCAGCGCCAGCACGGAGTAGCCCGCGGCGGTCAGGTGGATCTGCGTGCCGTCGTAGTAGGTCGTGTCGCTAGGTGTCTGGAGCCTCGCGTCCGCGGCCGCGTCAGCGATGAGCGGGAATTTCGCGGGGTTGCCTTTGAGGAGCGCGATGAGCGCGAGCCGCGCCGCGTTGTACTGCGTGTTGTTGGACGGCGGGGAGGATGTCGTCTCGTAGAAAGCGGGCGAGGTCACCGCCATCGGCGTAAAGCCCGCTGCGATTACAGCGTCGGCCCACAACGCGCTCTGGTCGTAGCAAGCCTGCGCGGCCGCGGAGGGGTTAGACAGCGTGAGCCCGTCTCCCCATTCGCCGCGGGTGTCCGCGAGGTAGTTGCAGGCCTCGAGCAGGACCGCGATGTTCAGCCGCCCGGGCATGTACTGGCTCGTCACCGTCGAGACGCGGGAGAGCAAGGTGACGATATCGCCGCCCATGAGCCCCTCGGCGACGTTCGCCGTCGGCTTTGCGGCTGCGATGAGGGCTCGCGGCGTCTGGCCTCCCGAGACGCCCGAGCCCTCCAAGATCGAGTTGCCGTGGAGGATGACGTTGAGCAACTGCAGCGGCGCGGGCGGAGCCGCCACACGCCGGTAACCGCCGCGCCCAGAAAAGCGCGCGCCTGGCACGTTATCCGCCGTCGAGCTCGGCGAAGACCAGGGAGCCGGACCAGAGGGTCAGGCCCGTAGGAGCAGCGCGGAGCTTCACGGCTAGCGCAGCGCCGCCGCCCCCTGGGACAATCAAGCGTTTGCGTTCGGTGCGTTGCCAGAGGTAGCCCGTGAGGTTCCAGAACGCGTCGGGGATTTTTTCCGTGAACGCGCCGGCGCCCTCGGCCGAAGCCAGGACGCCCGACGTGCCTGCCGCGCCCGCAGTACCGCCGGTGATGTAGGAGTTGGCGTCGCTCGACTTGGTCTTTTCCGGAGTCGCCGAAACGAGCGTCGGGAATGCCGTCGCCTTGAACCCGATCGACACGCCGACCATCTCACCCGTCGTGGTGCCGCGCTGGTTGAGCTGCACCTCGATGAGCTCGATCACGCCAACGGCGGGAGGGTTCGCGAAGAGCAGCGTTTGTGCACCGCTGAGGGTCTGATCCGTGAACTTAACGATGTATTCGCGTGCCATGGGGCTGTTCCTTCAGCTCAGACGGATGAGCGTCGCGGTGGAAAGTTGGGGGTCCGTGTTCTGGTTCACCTGCAGGGGGACCACCTTGGTGGCGATGCCGCTGCCGAGAGACGAGATCGCGATCGATGCGCCGCCCTGCGTGGCCGAGACGGTGAAGCGGTCCGTGGTGAGGCCGGTCGAGCGCACCCAGTACACGGTGCCTTCGGTGACGCCGCCGGGGAGCGCGCCGCCCGACTCGATGTCGAAGAACGCGATGCGGTCGTCCGCCACGAGGCCGTGAGCGGGGACAAGAATGGTGTCCGCCGTGGCGTCGTCGCACATGAAGGCGCGAGCGCCGAAAGTCGCATCACCGAAGACGCCCCACGCGTGCATCTCGGTTGCGCCGGACGCCGCGAACCCGAGCGACCAGTACGGAATCACCACCGTCGCGCCGTTGTCCGTGCGGATGCCGAGGCTCACCGCGGCCGCGAGGTTGATGACGCCGTTGCTCGCCGCGCCGAAGCCCGCACCGCGCGCACAAGCGCCGCGGGCGTAGCCCGTGTAAGCAGCCTCGCTGACCTGCTGGCTAGCAGGCGCCTCGCCCGGCCACGCCGTGTGGCCCGCGAAGTACAAGCTGCCGGCGGTAGCCGAGGGCTGAAGTCCGGACGCGTCCCCGACGTTGGCGGCCGCCACGTTCCGGAGCCACAGGTTGAGCATCTTGTTTTCGAACGGGGTGACGAGCATTCCCATGGCAGCGATCCTTACGGAGTTGGGTGCGGAACGACGTGGAGCTTGAACAGCCGGCAGCGTCGTGACCCGGGCTCGAGGACTGGCTCGATGATGTAGGCCCCGGCCTGCGCCACCTCCGCTCCGAGAGAGTCGAATTCGTGCCGGGCAACCACCTCGTACTGCGTCGCGCCGGAGAGCACGGTGTCCCACGTGGTGGTCGTGCCGTCGGGCCTCGTGACGTGGAGAGTGCAGGCGACGATGCCGGCCATGTTCAGGCCGGTCGTGCCGGGGAGCAGGGTGACGCGCAACGCCTCTGGCCCCCTTGCGCCCTGCAGCAACGTGGTCATCGCCGCCCCGGGTTCTCTGACACCGACTCCGCCGCGATGCGGCCCACGCAGGCCCCCCGCTCTGCGCCGTCGCGGAGCTCGCGGCAGATGTCTAGCTTGCGGTCGAATTCGCTGCGCTGAATGACGGTCTGCGTGGGGGGCGGCGCCGGCGTCGTGATCCGCACCATGAAGCCAGCGAAGCCGCCGGAGCCCAGCATGCCCAAGAACACCTTGACTGTCGTGGACGCGGCGAAAGCCTTTGCTCTCTTCGCCAGCAGCTCGAACTCCGTGAGGCGCTGGTCGAGCGCCAAAAAGGACCCCTCGAGCTTGCCGAGGCGCTCGCCCAGCCGCTGCTCGACGGCGATCGCCACCTGCTCGGCTTGGTGGGCAGCCCGAACGGCGCGCTCGAACTCGTCCCCATGGTCCTCAGAAGGCATGGGGAGGCGTCGGCCTGGGATTCCGGGAGCGTTCGGTGGTGCCATGACGTCACTTCGCCACGGCAGCGATGGCGCAAACGAAGCTCACGAGGGCGGCAGCTACGCCGATGAGCGCGGGCAGCCACCGCTCTCGGCGCATGCTGACGACCTCCGCCTTCAGTGTCTTGTGCTCCTCGAACATCCGGAGGCTGATGTCGTGCGAGCGCTCGGCGTAGACCTTCGTCTGTCGAGCTTCGTCCTCGGTGCGAGAGCACGACGCGAGTATCAGCTCGAGCGTGTCTTTCCGGTCGGTCGGCGTCTTGTCGTCATCGCTCATTGGCGTACGGCTCCGATTCGGGGGCGAGCTCGCTGGGGTCGGTGTCGCTGGCGGCGTGCGAGGCGAGACGCGCGTGCTCACGCAGGTTCGCCCCCGCCATGCCGACGGCGTTCTGGATGCGCTCCCAGTGGCTGGCCTGGAGCTGCTCGAGCAAGTCCTCCAGCCCCTCGTCGCCGTCTTCTGGCGGCGGCGGAAGCGTGCTGTTCACGAGGTCCCGCGCCGTTGCGATGAGCGGCAGCTCGCCGAGCAGGCGGTTCTGGTCGAGGACAGGCGCCTGGCTGTCGTAGCCGCCCGCGCCGTCCGGGTCGTACGGGGCCACTCGGTGCTGCCAGATCGTTGCGGCCGCCCCGCCCGGCGTCGCGGGCTTCGAGGCGCCCGTGTAGTGAGCCACCCAGAGCGGACGGTCGAGCAGCCACGCGGGCTTGCCCAGCATCCCGAACTCGCGCTGGGTGATGTACACCATGGCGTCGCCGTACTGCTCCACGAGATCGTCGAGGATGTGCTTCACGCCGTCCTGCCAAGCCGGCGAGACGTGGGCACCCGGCTTCGGGAGCGGGTCGGCCTCGACGTCCAGTGTGGGCACGATGTCGCCCGGGCCGATGTGCGCGGCGGCGAGCTGGTCACGAAAGACGGCCAGCTGATCTGCCGCGTCCTGGCTCGGTCTGAAGAAGTGATAGAGCCCCACCTTCAGCCCGGCGGACCGCGCTCGTCGCACGTGCTCGAGCGTGACGCGGTCCTTCATGAGCCCGTAGCTGCCGCGAATGATGGCGAAGCTCGACGTGAGCGCGAACGTCGCCCAGGGAAGCGACGCAGGGTTTTGATGGTGACTGACGTCGATTCCGTACTTCTTCACGCCGCAGAGTCCTTCCGGGTGAGCTTCTCGATCTGCCCTGCGAGCCAGCGCTCGAAGGACTTGGGGTCTTTGCGGCAGCGCTCGAGCGTGGCCTGCACCTCGACGAGCACAGTGAAGCGGACACTCGAGTGCTCGTGCTGCTTTCGCTCCTGCAGCGCTTCGCGGCGGTCGAGCCGCGCTGGCTCGATGCCCACCTTCCGCACGGCCGTGCGCGCGTTGTAGACCTTGGCGTTGTCACGGCAGCGCGAGCACGTCTTGAACGCCTCGTCCTCCCGCTCGCCGCCGCACTTGCATCGGCCCTCGCGCGCATACTGAGCGCGGCGCTCGGCCAGCTGGAGGCGGGCGTGGGTGCGCGCCGCCAGCTGCGAAGCGGCGGCTGCCGTCTTGGCAGCGAAGAAGAACACGCCTCCCTTAGCGTCGCCCTTGCTGGCTACCGGCCTGCAGTCGGTGACCTTGCCCGTGCCGTCCACGGTGACGCGGAACCAGCTCCTCGTTTTCATCAGACGCCGCTTCCCGGCACCTTGCCGACACCGAGGTCAGGCCGGCGATAGGCTTGCTTCGAGAGGGCCACGACCGTCGCCCTCTCGACCGCCGACACCGGGTCACGGTGACCGAGCAGCGCGTTGATGAGCGCCTCCAGCGCCGTCTCCCCCACCTTCGCCGCGAGCTGGACTGCGGCCGTCTCGAGCGGCTCGGGGAGGTTCACTTGCACCGCTCCTCGACCCAACGGTCGCAGCGCTCGACGATGGCCCTGCAGCCCGGCGTCGCGTCGCACTTGTCGTCGGGCGTGTCGGGGAACTTGGCCTGCCGCTCCGCAGCGCAGCTCGCGTTGTGCAAAGCCAACGGGCCCGTCGCGAAGTCCTCGGTCGAGCAAGGCGCGAAGTCCCGGGCGCAGCCGGTCAGGTAGGGCCACGTCGACACCAGTGCCGCGGGCACGAACAGGTAGAGGACCGGCAGCGTCGGCGGCCCCTTGATGCGTCCGACCGCGCCCGTGTACGGCAGCCACGGGGCGGCCTTCGCAAACTCGTGCGCTAGGGCAGCCAACGCTCCGAACAGCGCACCCTTGACCGCGTGCGTGACGTCGGCTCCCGAGACTAAGGCAGCGGCTGCAGCGCCGAGCAGCGCGCCGGGCAATGCCTGCCAGGACTTCGACAGCAGTAAGAGCAGCGGCGCGGGGTCGATCACCGGCACCGGCACGACGCTCGCGAATAGCTCCCAGGCTCGCGGGAAGGCCTTTCGAAGCAGGTAGACGCAGGCAAAAACGAGAGCCACGAGCAGGCCGCGAGGTAGCGCTGGGTCGATGGCGGTAAGCCACGCAAGCGCTTGCTGGAGTTGCGAGAGCATGCGCGCCAGCGTGGCGGCGACCCGGCCTCGTGACCCCTAGACGGGTTTCGGCGGCTCGATCAGCTCGCCCTCGACGGTGAGGTTCAGCGTCCCAAACCAACGATTATGGGCCACCTCCCGCAGAATCACCGTGAACGGCCCACCCTCTCGAGGCGTGAAGATGACCGCGCCCGGCGCCGCCCGGGTGTACTCGCGACGCACGTAGCTCGCTCGGCTGGGTCCCTGCACCTCGAGCAGGAGCGGCAGCATCACGCCTTCCGGCAGCGTCTTCGCGTAGCTCACCGTGAGCAGCAGCGGTCGCCCCGCGCTCACCTTGGCGCCCTGTTCCACCGCCAGCGTGATGCGCTTGTCCCGCACGTAAGCGGGCGACAGCTCGTCGAGAGTCGTCTCAGCCATTGCCCACGTCCAGCTGGATGTGCTCGTTCCCGCCGTCGGGGCGGCGGATACGGACGGTGTGGTGACCGACGCGGTCGGCCGTGAAGGTCACTCGGGACGAGTATCCGAGCGGGGACTCGAGCTTCGCGGCGGGAGCGTTGGGCGCCTCAGTCACCGCGGCCACGAACAGGCGACCTCCGAGCGCGGCATCCGCCGGCCCCACTACGCCGCCCACGACCGCCTGGAGCACCACGGGCACACCGACGGTCGCGACGTAGCGCTTCATGGGGCGCCCGGCGCGCGCGTTCAGCCGGCTGGGCCGCGCCGAGGTGGCGGGGTCCAGCCAATCGCTCACGATGACGCCGCTGGTCACGCGCACGGTGAAGTCTGCCACTCAGAAGCCCGACCCGATCGTGAGGTAGGTGGAGACGTCGTCGCCGTACACCAGCTGCCGACCGTTGGCCGCAAGCATCGCGTCGGCCGATGCCGGGAAGAATCCCGCCGCGAACTTCCACGAAGCGCCCGCGTCCTGGCTGTAGAGCATCATGTTTCCGGACACGAAGCTCGAGCTCACGAAGAGGTAGACGGTGCGGCCGAACGCGACGGCCATCGTGTCCAAGCCCAGGCTGAAGGTGCCGCTGTTCGGCGGCAGCGTGAAGGCCTGATTGGTCCAAGTGATGCCGTCGGTCGACACCGCGACCGCAACCATGCCGGCGCCGCCGCCCTCGCCGATCGCCACGTACTTTTCGAGCTGCGGGACGTAGACCACGTTGGTCCAGGCCTGCGAGGAAGGCAGCGTCCGCTCGATCCAGTTGATGCCATCCACCGAGTGAATGAGCTTGTTCGTGGTCGTGCTCGAGGTGATCACGATCCCGCCGCTCGAGCCGTTGACCGGGCCGACCGCCATGCTGATGCGCGGGTTGTTATTGGGGACCGTCCGCGAGGTGAAGGTGAGCGCGTCCGCCGACGTCTCGACGACGCCGGTGCCCTCGTGGCCCGCGACCCAGAGTCCGAGTTGCGCCACCCATTTCAGGCACGCTACTGCCGTCGTGTTCGTCTGCGAGCTCACCGTGGTGGCCATCGTGGACGTGAAGCAGGTGGGAAACCGGACGTACTTCTTGTTGCTCGATGCTCCGGGCAGGCCGCCGACGAGCCCGACCCCAGCCGTGGGATTGAAGTCCGCTGCGCGTTTGCGCGGACGGAGCGCGCTGATCGATGCCGTGTTGATGATCGTGAGTGCGCCCGAGCTGCCGAGCAGCACCCTGGCGCGCGGGTTGCTGCCGTTCACGTCGACGGTCACCCACACGTCCGAGACGGAGTTGTAGAACGCCGCGAGTCCCGGCGCGGCTTGCGGTGGCCCCCAGTTTTTGAACGCCGCGACGTCCGTCCAGACCGCGCCATCGGCGGCTTGCGCCTGCTGTTCGTCCAGCTTGTTCAGGTCGCTGTGCGTGGGGACCTGATTGTTCACGAGCCCACCCGGCCAAATCAACGAAAACGGCCACTTTGCCATCAGCCTACTCCTCCGAATCCAATCGGGGTGACGCCCACGTGCCACTGGCCGGGGGTTGCGTCGGCGCCGCTGTCGACGGCGATCGAGAAGTCAGTGGTGGACGGCAGCGCGTCGCGCAGCACGGCACGGGCGCGCTCGACGATCGCGAGCTCCGCGCTGGTCAGAGAGCCCGTGTGGCCGACCGCGAACAGTACTCGCACGACTTGGTCGGACGAGTACGCCGGACACTGCACGTGCCCTCGCTCGAGCACAAAGGGTGGCTCCTCGAGGTCGGTAGCGAGCGGCCCGAATACCCGCCCGTCCTGCACGGTGGCCGCCTGGTCGTGGGGCGACTCGATGAGCGAGAAGCGCGCGTCCACCGCTTCAAGACGCTCGGCAAGGGTCGGCGTGTCGCTCGCTGCGCGCTTCGTCCACGCCTCGGTGACCACCAGCCGGCGCTGCGCCTCAGTGGCGTTCGTCTCGGGGATGATGCCGAGGATGCGCTCGTAGTAGGGCAGCAGGTCCGTCGCCAAGTGGGGGAAGGCCTGCAGCAGCGCGCGCCGGCAATGGCTCGCGCCAGCCGCCAGGCCCTTCGCTTCAGAGCGCCGCCACAGGCCCTCAATGCCGCGGTCGTTGGGCGCGCTGCCGCCCTCCCCGACCGCGTTGCGGAGCGTCTCGTACGCGCGCTGCGTCGGCGTCGGGCCGCCGCCCACGCGAAACGGCAGCGGGTTGTAGCTGCCCAACGGCATCAGAACACCTCGAGCCAGAACGGATGGTCGACGCCCGTGCCCGCGGCGTCCCACAAGCGCACGTTGATCACGAGCGGGTTGCCGGCATCGCGCCACGCGTGCGCCTCAATGCGCTGCGAGAACGAACTCAGGTCGCGGTGACAGGTCACCCGCGCCGCGAACAGGACCGTCGCGATGTCGACGGCCTCCTGGTCCTTGTAGTTGGCGGCGAAAGTGTAGGTGTACGCGCCGGCGCCGCTGCGCGCGAGCTCAGGGTGGAGCTGCGCGTTCTCGGGGTTCCACGCCTCGGCCTGGTGCGCGACGGCGAACGCTCCCCCGGTGTAGCTGGCGATCACCGCAGCACGCGGGACGACGAGGTTCATGCCGGCAACCGCGTGGAATGCTGCGTTAAACTGCCGGTCGCCGATGTCGTTCTCCGGCTGCTCCACCGGGATGGTGTTGACGAATTTAGGCCCGAGCAGGCTGCGCAGGAAGCGAGTGGGGAAGCTGGACATCAGATCTCGTAGAGGCCGACGTGCCCGCAGACGAGCATGTTCGGGCCGAGCATGAGGTTGGTCGGATAGGTTGGGATGGTCTGCGAAATGTCGGCCAGCTCGCCGTCGGCGGACGAGCCACCGAGCGCCTCGATGACGCGCGTCGCGAGCAGTGCTCCCGCGCGGAAGGGCTGTTCCTCAACAGCGCTGGGGAACCGCCCGCCGCGTCCGCCGCGAACGTCCTCGTCGAGGTCGAAGAGCTGGCCAGGACCGAGCCCATCGAAGTACGCGGTGATTGCGTCCTGCACGAGTAGGGCGCGCGTGTTCTTCAGAGCCGGGCTTACGCGCTGTCCGACCTGCACCCCGCCGGCGGGCGGCGCGCTGAGTTGTACTCGGTAGACCGAGCCGCCGAGGTCGGTCACGGTTTCAGGCGATAGCTGTACGAAGCGCGACTCCGCTCGATGCCAAAGCATCATCTGCGGCGCTTGCGCTCCGCTCAACGCGGCGCCGGCCAGCTGAGCAGGCAGCGTCGCATCCGCTGGGCACGAGATCGTGAAGTCGGTATGGCTGGTCCAACCAACCACGCGCGGCGTGGTCGCGTGATACGAGGGGAAGGGCCGCGCATCGACGAAGCCAGCCGCGCTGCCCTTCTGCAGACTCAAGCGCAGGGCTACGTCGCAGTACTCGGGGTTCCATCCGGTGACGACCACGAACGCTCGGGACGGGAACACCGGCGAGAGCGGAGGCGTCAGGTAGCCGATCGCCGCCGCAAGCGTGCCGGGACTAGGCTGCCGCCCGAGCGGCCCAGTCGTCACGCGCTTCTGGGTGATGCAGACCAGCGTCGAACCCGCGTAGAACGCACACGGGTAGACGAAGCCTTCGCCGATCGCGTTAGACGCCGCGCGCGCCCAGGCGCGCACGTGGGAGTCGTTGCCGCCACCAGGCCGGTGACGGATGATTCCCGCGATGCGCGCGGCTTGCTCGGCGTCCGTCTCGCGGTCCGTTCCGCCGGAAAAGTCCTGGGCGACCGTCGCCTGCGGTCCCATGTTGGGGTCGCGCGTGATCCAGGTGAGCTGCGCCCCCGCCGTCGGGTTGGTTCCGATGCCAACGCCAACGCACTGCAGGGTCACCTGCAGGACGCCCGTCCCATCGATGACGCCGCCCGTGATCGCCTGGTAGACGTTGCCCGCGCCGTCACGTGCCTTGTACGCGCTCGGGTCGCCGAGCGTCGTCGAGGCCAGGACGATCGTGTCGGGCACGCCCGGGACGTTCACCGCGCCGCTGCCGCCGGTCGCGTCCAGCTTCCTCTCGCCCCAAAGGCGTGCATGGTAGCCCTCGAGCCACTTCGTCGACGCGCGCTCGAGCCGAATCTGGTCAGCCAGCCAGAGCGCTTTGCGCTGCTCGCTCTGCCCGTAATCGTCGATGGCCTGTGCCGCTACGTACCAGCGCGAGCGCGGCTGCGTGGCACGCTGGATTTCGTCGAACGTGAACGGCTGCCCCGTCTCCGGATTCGTGAGCGAGCGGAGGCCTTCGCGGAAGTTCGCGAGCACGACGCGGTCACGGATGTGCCCGACCGGCAGCACAGCGAACTCCCGGTCTACGGGCGTGGCTAACGGCATCAGCCTACCGCCCTTCCCAGCAACTGATTCAGCGCCAGCGGCACCATGCGCGCCTGGTTTCGCGCGACGTTGAAGTAGTGCACCTGGATTTCCACGGTGTCGACGACCTCGACGTACTCGAGGCGATCGAGCGAGATTTGCTTCGTGCTCGTCAGGTGGTCCAGCGCGAGCCGAACCTCTTCGCGGAAGAACGACTCGAGCTGCGGAGTGATGAGCTTCGCTTCTCGGAAGTTGTGCCCCACGTCCTCGACCGCGCTGCCGGAGGCCTTCGCCGTGCGCAGCGCCGTGAAGACGGCCGCATCCGTGGGGTCGAAGCCGCGCTCAATTGAGAGCAGCTCGCCCGTCGCAAAGTCGACGGGGTCGGCGAGCATGCCGATCGGCTCGCCGGTAGCCACGAAGTGGACCGGCGTGAAAAAGACAGCTGGCGTTACACCTGCCTGCGGGAGCGACGTCACCCTGCAGGCTACCTGCGAGGGCTCTTGCTAACCCGGGCAGCACATCCCCGTGTACAGAACGGGAGCGACGCATGCCTGAGGCACCGGGAAGGAGCCGACGCACGACGTGAAGACAGGCTTGTCTTGCGGGCAGGCCGCGTACGGCTTTCCCCAGTCGCGCCCAGCATCCCGCATGCATTGCAGGCAGCACCAGCTGCTTTCCCCGTCGCCAGCGGGCTGGTTCGCGGAGCCAACACAAGGGGGTCGTGGCGGAGCCGCCTCGTTGCGGCAGAGCCAGACCTTGGGCTGAGGAAACGTGGCGCCGCCGCAGAGTTGGGCAGGATTCGCGCCTGTGCGTTCTTCGCAGTTTACGCTCCAAGGAACGGGCTCCGCCCCGCCCGCGCCGCCTCCACCCTTCCCGCCACTGCCTGCCGCGCTCCCCCCGACACCAGCACCGCCTGAGGCGCCGCCTCCTGGGCCGCTGCCACCCCGTCCCCCGGCGCCACCTGGGCGATCCGGCTCGCCGCCGACACCTGCACCACCGTCGACAACCGGCGGAGCGCCCGCATGTCCGGCGTCGCTCGGCGTAGTACCTTTTCCAGCACTGCCGCCGTCGCTCGGCTCGCCCGCGCTCGCGGTGCCCGCTACCGAAGGAGCCTCGCCGCCGGTGCTCGCTCCGCTCTCGCCGCCATCTTGCGGGTTTGGCGTCTTATCCTCACCCGAACATGCGATGCAGAGTGCGAGAGCGAGCAGAGTCCAGGCGTATTTGCCCATTCGACCCACGCTAGCCATGCGCTCCCATCGCGTCAACGGGCGGTTGACGGTGCCGCCACGAACCTATTTCCTGGGTGGTCATGGCCAAGGGGAAAGGCGGCAACGTCGGTTGCCTAGGACTCTTCATCGTGATGCTGCCCTTCTGGTGGGCGTACGACAAGTGCACCGGCGGTGACGAGCGACGCGCTCAGGAGAAGATCGTGGCCGAGACCCAGGAGGTCGCTCGCCAAGCAGCTGCCGCGGCGCAGGTTCGCCGCGTGGCGCAGGCGAGGGCCGAGCAGGAAGCGGCGCTGGCCGCTGCGAAGGTCGAAGTGCGCCGAGGCCAACTCGCCCAGCTTGCAGCGTGGAAGCCCTACCAACGATCGCAGGCGCTCGCGCAGTGCTTCAAGTCGGAGTGCCCTGACGGCGTTCCGGACGAAGCGGCGCTGCTCGAGTCGGCGAAGAGCGACGCCGAGCGGAAGCAGCTCAGCGCGATGAAGGGCCAACTCGAGAAGGCGCAGGAGCGCGCCGAGAAGGCTGCCTCTCGCTCAAGCGCCGCGCTTCGTTGCTGCGACGGTTCGCTCTCGCCCAAATGCACCTGCGGCGGCGGTCGCCGCGGTTGCTGCTCGAGGCACGGTGGCGTCTGCGGTTGCTCTGCCGACGACTAGGGATCGAGTGGACAGAACAGCGCGGGCAGTCCGGGCAACGACGGCAGCGACGGCACCGCGAGCCCGGGCAACCCGAACCCCGGCAGCGGCAGCGAGGGCAGGCCCGGGAGCGACGGGAGAGCCGGCAGCCCCGGGAGCGCCGGAAGGCTCGGCACGGCCAGCGAGGGCAGCGCGAATCCCGGCAGCGGCAGCGCGGGGAGCCCGGGCAGGGGCGGGAGCGCCGGCAGGCCCGGCAGCACTGGCAACACTGGCAGCGCGAGCCCCGGCAGGCCGAACCCCGGCAGCGGCAGCGGCGGGAAAGCGCAGCGGCTCACGACACCGTTCCGGAGGCGCTACCGGTGGCGGTGGTCGTCCCGGTCTGCGCCGTTGCTGAGCCGATCGTCGACACGGCGATCCCGCTCGCCACCGTCGCCGACACGGTCGCGTTGTCCTTAATGTGCGAAATGATTTTCGCGATCGCGCGAGCCATCACCGCGAGCTGCTCGAGCGCTTTCGCCTTCGCCACTGGGTTTGCGTCGAGACTCGAGAGGTCGTTGCCCTCCACCAGCACGTCGAAGACCTCGCCTGCGGCACCGGTGCTCGTCGTCACGACTCCGGTCAGCGCGTTGATCACTATCGACCCTTCGACCATTGCCATAGCGAGAACTCCTAGAGAGGGCTCACGAAAACGCTCGGGGAAGGCGGGGACGCGGGCCCAGCGAGCAGGGGGATGCCCGTCTCCGCCGAGGCACCGAGGTAGACGTTGCCCTTCAGCATGATCTTCGGCGCCTGCAGCGTGAACTCGCCCGGCTTGGCGCGGAGGAAGGTGTCCGAGTCGAGCAGCGCCACGAGGCCATCCTCCTTGGTGAGCGAGAGCTGGTAGCCCTCTCCGTGGGTGATGCTGATGCTCTCGTTCCCCTCGGTGGGGTCCACAATGATCGCGTGCGCCTTGGTCGGAACGCCGCCGACGAACGCGTAGGGTACGTAGAGCGTCATGACGCTCTCCTGTGCCGCGTTGTCGTCGAAGCTCAGGAAGCCCCCGCCGTAGCTGCTGAGCCCCGTCGTGCCGACCTTCGGAGGCAACGTCGTCTGCAGGCGCAGGTCGCGGGCAACCAGCGGAATCAGCCCACCACCCTTGCGCACGGCGATGCCCTCCGCGCCCACCTGCTTTCCGCCAAGGTCGGCCGGCGGCCGTGGGCGCCACACGACGGGTCCGGTGTACTGCTCCTTGTCCGTGAACTTCTCGCCGGCGCCTTCGCCGAGCGGGTCGTCTACGTCGCCGACCGCGCCCTCCCCGCCCCACAGCACGGCGCTGTGCTCGCCCACGACGGTGGAGCCGAGGATCCGCACGAAGCTCAGCGCCCAGTCACTCAGGTGAGAAACCATCAGAGAGCCCAAATCCCGCGACCACAGGCGGTCAGCGTGGTGGCGTGCGAGCGGTCCGCAGAGCCGGATTGCTTGCACTGGTACACGAGGTAGGGACCGTTCGCGCCGCCAGCGATGTCCACGGACACGAAGGCGACGGTGTCGATTCCGTAGGCCACGCGCTGAGAGCCGGTCCAGTAGCTCAAACCGTCGGCCTCTAGCACCCACGAATCGGAGGCCAGTCGGCGCTTCATGAGCTCCCTTCGCGCGCGCGCGACGGCCTGCGACTGCGTGACAATTGACTCGTCGATGACCATCGCCGTGCGGTCGAGGAACGGGTCCACCCCAGCAAGCACCGGGTCCGAGGCCAGGAACTTGATTCGCGCTTTCGACTGGTCGCGCCCGCCCCCCACGCCGTACACCCAGAGCTGCGTCGGCACGTCTTCGAAGTCTTCGGTCTTCGTCGCCGCGAGGAGGTTATTGGTGCGCGCAGCGATGCCTCGGTGCGCGGTCATGAAGTAGCTCGCGCTCTGCTCGTCGTTCGGCGCGCCGATCACGATGCGTCCGTCCGGCGCGTCCCACATCATCAAGTGGAAGCGCGAGAGATGCCGCTCGACGAAGGCCCACACGCTCTCCGGTGGGTGCGGCCGCGCCTCGTCTTCCTTCATGGCCGCGAGGTCGGGCGTGGCGGTGCCGCCCTTCCCCTTGCCCGTCACCAGGTCGCGCGCGAGGTCGGTGGCGAAGATGAAGTCGGCACTTGTGAGGCCCATGCGCGCGAAAGCCGCGAGCACTACTGCCTGCAGCGTTGTGTTGCTCACTCCGATCTTGGGGTCGACCGCGGTGAACATCGCGTCCGCCAGCTTCGTGCGCACCACGACCTGGACGGTCCCGCCGGCGTCGGCCGACACGGCCAGGTTCCGCGTGAGCAGGCGCCCCGTGATGCGCGGCTTGTCGTTCACGCTCACCGAGAATTGCCCGCCGATCGCGAGCGCTTCGCGGATGGCCGACCACGTGCCGTCGTCGCCGAGCTCGAATCGCGCCGCGCTCGGCCCGGTGAGGTCGGTCAGGATCTCGTACTGCGTGGCGCGGTCGACGACGATGCTGAAGCCGCCGCCGCGGACGCTCTCGATGAGCACGGTGTCTCGAAGGCGTCGGGCCATGGGTTACTCCGCGAACACCTTCACGCTGGTCCCCTGCTCGATGTAGGAGAAGTCCTCGACGTCGCTGTTAATCGACATAAGCTCGCGCGCGTTCTGTCGCAGCTCGGTGGCGATGAGCCAGATGGTGGTGCGACGCTGCGCGATGTAGCCGCGCGTCTTCGGGAGGGAGGCCAGCGCTTCCGCTTCCGCGTTGGCCGCGAGCTCAAGCAGGGCGAGGAGCTTGGCTCGAGCGCTCGCGCCCTCGGGGCCGTTCATCTGGTCCCGCCCCTCGTCGCCCGACGAGAAGGCGTTCATCAAAATCTTGCCCGCGCGCCGGAGCCGCTGGGCTTGCGCCGCGATGGCCTGCGCGAATTCGTTCGGCTGGTTGATCAGGTCCGCCAGACTGGCGGCGAGCTCGACGATGTTGGCCCCCGGGTCACCCAGGCCGCCGAAGTTGGAGACGCTCCGGAGGCTATCCGCGGCGGCCGCGCTCATGCCGTCCTGCTCAAGCGCGAACACAGCTTCCTCCGCGGCCCGCTTCACGTTGGCTTTGACGGCCACGGCCTCGAAGGCCTCGCGGTCAAGCGCGTCCTCGTTATCCTGCTTGAACGCGACGCTCAGCGACTCGCCACCGCGGTTTTCGTCCGAAGTGCCGCGGCGCTGCCAGGTGAGCGGCTTCACTCGCAGCCCGCGCTTCCACGGCAGGTGCAGGGTCGCCGTCCTGCCGGTCTTGAACTGGCGCACGAGCGCCTCCAGCAGGTCCGGCCAAATCTGGATGCCCTGCGTGTCCAGCTCCGGCTCGCTGACGTCGTTGTTGAAGATGAAGCCCAGCGTGAAGACGTCCGGCATGGCCCCGGTCTCGTCGAGCTTGGCGCCCGGCTGCCAAGGGCGCACGCGCTCCACCACGCGCAAGCCGCCGTCCTCGCCCACCTCGCGTAGCGCGAGCAGCAGCGCGGTTTCCCCGTCGGCTTGGTACGACGTCGGCCCGAGCAGGAGCCACGGATCGCCGTCCGTCTCCAGCGCGGTCGTGAGTTTCTCGCGAGCCATTGGCTACTTTGGCGTGCTGCCGCTCTGGTTACCCGGCGCCGGCGGCAGACCGTTGTTGCCGCCGCCTCCACCGCCTGGCGGCTTCACCTTGTCCATCGCCTTGGCCAAGCGCTCGGCGGCCTGCGCCGCGCGGTCGTGCGCCTGCGCGACCTTGTCGCCGCCCTTCGCTCCCTTGGACATGGCGACCTCGAGCTCACGGAGCTCCGCCTCAGCCTTCGCCAGCACGTTGGCCTGCACGTCGCCCTTCACCTCTCCGCCGCTGAAGAGGTGCGCGGCAGCGCCGAACGTGTCGTCCATGAAGCCCCCCACTCCCTCGCGGTTCTTCTTGGCGGCGTCGATACGCGCGCGCAGCGAGTCGGCCTCCTTGGCCATTCGCCCCTTGTCGCCGCTCGCTTTCGCAGCAGCGGCGCCAGCGCCGGCAGAGGCGAGGTCGCCCTGGTCCTTGGCCTTGTCCTCGTAGACGCTGTCGATGGCGGCCTTGCCGAGCTCGTACGCGACCGCGGCCGCAACGGCGATGCCGGCAGCAGCGCCGAGGTTCTTGCCAGCCGTCGACCACGCGCCATTCCTTGCCGCTTCGGCCGCCAAGTTTGCACCGATGCTCTTGCCGAGCGAGACGGCCTTGTCCTTGCCAAGGCCCGCGACGTCACCGGCAACCGAGCCGAGCGCCGACATGCCCGCGCCCTTTCCGACGAACGCCGCTCCAGCGAGGATTGGATGGTCTGCCGCGAACTCCAGCAACGTGGTGAAGCCGTTGGTCAGACGCGGGAGCAGCTGCGCCAGCTTCTCCATCGACGCCATCATCTCGGGCTTGGTGAACGCCGTTTTGAACCGGTTCATCACGTCGGCCATGACGCGGTCCGGGTCGGTCGCGGCGCGCTTCTTGGCCTCGGCCTCGAGCTGCGCCGCCGTCAGGCTCGTCTTCCCCGCTTCCTCCAGCGCCTTGTGGAAGGCGTCGAGCGCGGCCGCGGTCTTCTTCTTGGCGTTGCCCTCGGTCTCCGCGAACACCTTCTGATAGGTCTTCCCGAAGTCGCTCACCAGCTTGAGCGTGTCGCCCTGGAACACCTTCGAGAGCGTTTCTTCCTTGCCGCCCGTCTTGGCCAGGATCTTGTCGAGCGCGTCCTTGCGGGCGCCGCCGCCCTTGTCGGTGATTTTGACGCCGAGGTCCTTCTCGATGCTCTTGAGCTTGTCGGCGTTCCCGAAGGTCTCCATCAGGCCGGTAACGGCGGTCAGGTTCTTCTTGAAGCTGCCGGTGACGTTGTCACCGACGTTGAGCATGCCGAGCACCTGCTGCAGGCCGGCCTTGCCCTCGAGACCCATCTGCTTCGCCGAGGCACCGACGATTCCCAGCTTGGCGCCGAGGTCGTCGATGTTGGCGCCGCCCTTGCTCGAGAGCTCAATGACGGACGCCAGCGCGTCCTGCATCTCGTTCCCCGCGATGCCGAACTTCTCGTTCAGCGTGCCGGCGATCGCGGTCAGCGTGTTGACGCTTTTCCCGCTGGCATTGGCCGCGATGGCGATGGCGTCCAGCGCATCGGCCGAAAACTGCACGTCGCCCGTCTCGTCGTAGAGCGCGGCGTACGCGCCCGCGAGTTCATTCACGTCGCGCTTCCAGCGCTTCGCAGCACCCTCCACGTCCTTCTGGACGTCGGTCCACGCTATCGCCTGACCCGTGCCCGTGCTGATGGCGAAGGCCAGGTCCTTGTAGATGGCGACGAGTTCGGTGCCGCTCTTGGCGCCGGCCGCCACGGAGAGGGCGCCGCCGAGCGTGGCGGCCTGCCCGATGGTGTTCTTCAGCTCCTTGCCGAGGTCCGCGAGCGTGTCCTTGGCCGCGCCTAGGCCTTTCTTTATCGAGCCGAGCGCGGGGTGCAGCTTGCGCTCGGCCTTCGCGCCCGACTCGCCGACGCCCTCGAGCTCTTTGCCAAGCGCGCCGGCCTCCTTCTCGATGTTCTTGAGCATCGAGAGAAACCCGCCGGCGGCGAGCTCAAGTCGGACCTTTGCGTCTTTCTCAGACATCGGCGTCCTTCGTCAGCTCAGCCAACGCCTTCCGCCAATCGGGGTCGGCGTTGTCGCCGCGGATGATGGCTGCCAGCTCGGCGAGCTTCAGTGTTCCGGCGTCGAGGTCTCGGCAGATTGCAACCAGGACGGCGCCGTCGGTGAGCGCAAAGCTTCCCGCGCCATACGTATGATGCAGCTGGGCTGCTCGTGCCCAACGATACCGAGTAAAGGGAGGAT